AAAGGACAAGCATAACTAGCAACAGGAATTACAAACTTAATTATAGCATTATCATAATTAGTATTAATAAGATTTACAATTTTATCAAATCCTTTATTTGTAAATCCAAAACCAAATGAACCAAATACAGGAACATTGTCTTCTCTGTATTCAATAAAGTTTTTGATATTTTCATTAGTAATAATGTGATTTTCTAACATAGAGTCAACGTTTTCAAATATTGGTCTAGGTATATTAATTAAATTTTTAGTTTCTTGTTCATTTGGGTCAATTGATAATTTTACATCAAACATTGAACTGTCAGATTCGTGGCTAATATACATATTTAATATACTTGGAACTAATAAACTAGGATTTAACCAAGACATAGTAGAATTATGAAAATTAAATATAATAGAAATAACATCTAAATTATTTCTTAAAAGACTCATGTATTGGTCTGGATGTTCAATTTCAGCATATATATAAGTTATATCTTTTTCATGTTTAAGTATATCATATACACGCAGTCCATACTGGTAAACTCCACATTGTTTTTTTACACTATTCAAAAACAAAACTTTCATTTTTAAATAGTTTATTATATATTTAACCTTATTATTCAAAATCAAAGAAAAACAATTGAAACAATCTTCCATTTGAAGCTGTATGTCCAAAATAACAACTTGCAGCATGAATAAACTGCGCATCAAATAACACTAAACGATTATATACATTACCAACCACATCGACTACATCAAACTCAGTAGAATCTAAAAAACCATTTTGAAAGACAATATTACTTTCTCCGTTATCAACTTTCATCTTCTTTGTATATTTAGAACGATAAAATGTAGTTCCTGACTGAGGTGGTGCATCAGGAGTTAAATAAATTAATCCAGCATATGTTTGAAAATCATTATGATAAACTATTTGGTCACCTCCAATACAATATTGAAAACATCCATTAGTTCCGTGAGTTTCCCAATTTTTAATTTTTCTTCCTAATAACTTTTCAAATTGTTCTTTTAATTCTGGAAATTTAAATAATTTATCAGTTCTCTTCCCTTTATGATAATTTACATGTTCAATAAACTCTTGTTTTAAAGCAAAGTCTCTAACTTCATCTGGATTTTTATAAAAATTATCAACAACAATAAAAGAACAAGTATTATCATTAATTTGAGGAATCATTTCATTATTGTTTACTACTTTTTCAACATTATGTAATTTTAATACCTTTGTCCATTTTCCATCTAATAATGCTTCTAACCAAATTGTTTCTATAGCTGGATAAGTACAACTCCAACCACATAAAATCATGTCATATTTATTATAAAATTGATTCACGTCAAATCTTTCATTTGCGTCAGTAAATTCATTATGACTATCTCCTGAAACTCTTAATTGAAGTAAAGGTAAATCATTATGAAAAGTCCAACCTTTTATATATATTGAAGTTTCATTTATAACACACTCGTCAACCCAAGCCTTTACGTTTTCTAATAATGTATCGTGCATATTGTTTATAAATTATTTATTTGTTTAACTTAATTAACTACTAAAAAATACTTGATATAATGCTTGTTCTACCTTTAATACATAAATCTTTGTTCCACAACACGCATTAAATTTATGCGACAATAAATTATTATCACCATATACGGTTGTTATAAATAATGTACTTTTTCCACAATCATCTGTAACTTCTGTTGCAATTAAATCTCTAAATTTATGAATTATTTTTCGTGGAAATTGATTTTCTACTTCTGTATAACGTAATAAACAATAAGGAGAAGTATCTCCTGGACCGATTACTTTTCTTTTATATAATTCAACAACTTCTCTTGATTCACATCTTATAGGTTCAGATAAAATACGAAAAAGCTGGATATAATTAGGATTATTTTCAAATGGATTAATTGACATTTTTATAATATATAAAAAGATATTATTTATATATTATTAACATTATGACTACTTTATTTTTTTTATTTGATAAATATGGATTAACCCTTGAATTTAACTATAAATTAAAAGTTGATAAAGTTTGTGGATGTACTTTAGAATGGAGACTTGACCGATTTCATAATTTATTTACTCAATTAAAAGTATCAAGAAAACAATTTTATGGTATTCCATTTTGTGATACTTATTTACACGGAATTGGCAAACAACTAGATGACCTTGATATATGGAACTATTCAAGTAAACAAAGATTTAATTGTGAAATTATTTCTTAAAATATAATTTTATTTTTTCTAATATGGTTTTAGATTGTATTTGTGGTTGTTTATTATTTAAATCATATCTATCTTTATAATTTTCTAATTTAGCTTTATCAATATACCATTTTGGTAACTCTCCATTATTCTTTGTTTTTAAATAACCTTCCATTACTTCTATTGTATAAACTAATCGTTTTTCAGCATTAGCTTCTTGTTGAATAATCGTTTTTTCTATATCTCTTTCATACTCTGTAAATAATTTATCAATTGATAATATTAATTCATCATAAGGCATTGTTCCTTGAAAATGATAAAATACTTGTTCAACTTCTGAACATTTTAATAAATAATGAGTATAACCCATATACAATCTTGTTGATTCAGAAGAATAATTTTTAATCGAACTTATCCCACTAACAAGTGCGCATAATAAACTAAATGACGTAATTAAATAACTTTTTATATATTCATCAACTCCAGATATAGCAGATAAATAACTTGAACTTAAACTAAATACAATAACAATTCCTTTTATAATTCTGGTTATTTTATCATATAATTGAGATTTAGACAATAATTTAACAGCATCACGATGAAGTCTTTGAAATCTTTTATCTAGTAAATATACTTGTTCATCTTCATATTGAAAAATCTCTAACTTTTTTTCTTCACAAGATTCAGTATTTGGTAAAACTTTCACTTCTGTTAACTCTGTCATTTTACTTTATATTTAATATTCTTTAACTTTATTAACAAATTAATAAAGTTAACTCTTTAATCACAAATACATATGACTTAATATTTCTTCTTCTTTATGATTTCTTTCTTCTGGAAGTAATTCTTTTACTACCTTTTCTGTTACTTCAAATGGTAACTTTATATCTTTTAATGATTTATACTTCAAACGACTTCCTAAAAATCTTGCTGTATTAATCTTTAACATTATTGTCTCAATACATTTTTTCAACCCTCTCACACCTTTGTCTTTATTACAATATGTTTTAATAATATAACGAACAATTTCATCACTAAATACAATATCGCCATCTTTAAAACCAATGTTTGGACTAATCTCTTTTACTAAATATTTTTTACCAATTATGACTTTGGCTTCCATATCTGGATCTGGAACATTTATTATATTAATTCTATCTTTCAAAATAGGATTTATTAAATTAACATCATTAAAAGCAAACACAAATATCACCTTACTTAAATCTACAGTAACTCCAGAAAAATACTTATCTTGATATGTCATATTTTGAACTGGATCTGTAATATGAATTAATAAATTTTGAATATCTACTCCATCATTTGTTAACGAAATCTTATCCAATTCATCCATAAATATAATCGGATTCATTACTTCTGAATCCATTAAACATTGGGATAACATTCCATATCTTGAACCTGAATATGTATATTCAAAACCAACAAATGTAGAACTATCTCTTATTCCTCCCATTGATATCGTTTTCATTGGACGTTTTAATGCTTCTGCTAATCCTCTTCTAATAATTACTGTTTTACCAATACCCGCATTACCACATAATCCAATAACTCTTGGAGAACTTTTATTATTTGTTGAAATAAATTGAGCAATATAATTGACAATATCTTCTTTTACCTTATCCATACCATATACAGCTTCATCTAATTTTCCATACGTATCATCAAAATATTTATGAATTTGTTCAATTGGATGGTCTACTTTAATTGGATTATCTGCATATTTTCCAAATGGTATTTTTAAAAGTGATTCAAACCATTCTACTGCTTTTTCTTTTTCAACATCAATATTTTCTAATCTTGATAAAACATATTGTTTATCTTTTTCTAACATTCCGCTATCCAATATACGTTGTTTTAATTGATTTTGTTTAGATTGTTTTCCTCCTTTTGGAGTACAACCACCTCCTCCAAATAATAATGGAAAAATGCTCGGAAGTATATCATCTTGTTCTTCATCATCTTGTGGATTTATATGAGGTTTATAAGTTCTTTTTTTCTTTGGTTGGTTTTCATCATCATCTCTTCTATGTTTTGAACGTTTTTTTGATTTTTGTTGATTGTCATCTTCTCCATCTACAGGTTCGCCTGAATTTAAAATAATAGATAATAATGACGGTAAGTTTATAACTTGAACAGGATCATTATTATCATCTTCTGGAAGATTTGACCTTGAACGAGTAAGGGGTTTACCAGATTTAATTTGAGTGCGTGTTTTCATTATATATTATTATAAAAGATTTTTTTAAATGATTGATTAAAAAATTATATTAAAATAATAGTATTTTAGTTTCTTGATATTTTTAACCACACAAAATGATAAAAAAATCATTTTATTTTATCATTTAAAATAAAATAACTATAATATATAAACATGGGTAAACAATGTAAATTTCCTCCTTTATTTAGTAGAAATAAGAAAATAAAAAGACGTCCAAAACATTTTACATTTGACACTATAGACATTTATAAATCTAACTTGTCTCCTCAAACAAAACAATCTTTTCCTCATTGGTCTAAATATCCTCTTAGAACACATAGAATAATTAATGCTAAAGACCTAACTGTTCGTCTAATGAGAAAAGCTTTTATCAATCGTTGGGTTCATAACTTTTACTTTTAAATTAGACACAACATGTTCTCCAACATCTTCTATTAACTTTTCGTAATATTATTTCATCTGGATTATATTGTTCAAAATGGTCTTTTATTGACTTAGTTATAGTTGATGTAACCCACATTCCAATATATTCTTTTGAACATAACATATTATAAATTTCTTCTCCAGTTTTATGCTGCCATTCTCCTTCTTCAATTTGAACATGATAAAGTTTATCTTTTATATTTCTAATATATAACCTTCTTTTCATAATTATATAAATTAACTTATATAATTATAATTTAACTTTAATTTTTATTTAACAAAAAATAATCAACAATACGTAATGACTTAACATCTGCTTTATTATATTTTATTACTTGTTCTTCTAATAACTCTTTTGAATTAATACATCTGTTTTCAAATATATAATTATATATAGAAAGAACTTCTATTCCTGACTTTAGTATACATTCGTCATAAGGATTTTCATCTATTAATCCGCTTGTTTTAAATGATTTTATTATTTCTTTAATCGAAAAACCTGTTAAATTATTTAAATGTTTATTACTCATAAAACTTTTAATAAATGTTTCTCTCAAATCTTCCACTACATTTGTTAAATTTAATTTCTTAAATAATTTAGCCTCTCCTCCACCAAAATGAATTAATGTATAATTTGAAAACTTAGTAATAATATCTTCTTTTAATTCCTTTAATAATACTTCTTCTTTACCAGTATAAGTACAATATTTAAATTCATTATCTTGATTATATCCAACCGTTATCATCACGATAACTTCTCTTTTCTCATCAAACATATAACAACTTTCAATATCAATATACAATCTATTTTCATCTGTGTTGTTATTCAAAGAAATATTAAAACTGTTATTACAAAAACTTTCAATTAAATTTTTTTGTTGTAAATGTTTATTATAATTCTCACTTATGATATCCTCAAAAGTATAATGTTTTTTGTTATGAAAATTATTTCTCAACTTATTTCCAAACCCTGATATTAATGACAATTCTTTATATTGATGAGCGAGTTTTGTTTTATATCCTCTCCAAGGGTAATCCATCGTATTATTCATATTTGGTAATAACTCTACCATATTTGGTTTACAAACTCCCAAGTCAAAGTCTTCCTTATTTATCTTTACATATTGAAACCAATTTAATGCCATATCACAAAGTTCAGCTCTTTCTTTATTATTTATATCTACTGCTAATAATTTAAAGCTGTCTTTAGGTAAAATAAATGCATATTTAGTATTTTGTTTACAGTTTTTATTTATTATTTGTCCATACAACATAACTTGACAAGCTACAAATGTATGATAATTATTTTCGATATGAAACATTCCATTTTTTTCAGTACAAGAACTATACTTTACATCAATACAAATATAATCATCATCATTTCCTTCAATCTCAACTGGAACTTCAAATAATCTTTTGATTATAGATTTTTTTATCAAGATATCAGGAAAGCCAAATAATCCAGTATCCCAATTCTTTATAAAAGGTTGTAAAATAATTTCTGCTTTATCTTTAAAAGCTTGTTTTGTGCCTTGATAAAAACTATCTCTATTAATATGTTTCAAAGAAAATTTAAATTTATTCGATTGTTCAATGATATAATCATACACTTTTTTTTCATATTCATTTCCTTTGTTCATTATAAAGGTTGAAAAATTACATTCTTCAAACTCATAAACGTCTTTTTCCATAGGGTCACCATAAAGATTTAAATAATCTAATAAAGGATCTTGTAAAATCCAATTCTTAATACTTGTAACGCTGATTGAAGTCATTTCTATTTGTTAAATTAACTTTAAAAAATAGAATAAAAATCATTTTATAATGTTCTTTCAAATTCTAATGCCTTCTTATCTGGATATATCTTTGAAGGTAAAAATGTTTTAATATGTAAACTATTTAAATTTCTACATCTAGAAAGAGCGACATACCCTTGTCCTGGACAAAATATATCTTTTCCTAAATCTACATATATATTATCTAATGTAAGACCTTGTGATTTATGTATAGATGTAGCCCAACAAAGTTTTAATGGTAACATCTTTCTTACATATTTTACATCTCCATCTTCTATTCCAAAGGAATGAGATGTTACTGGAAGAATTGCACCATTCATAAATTTAACATGAACAATTACACTACCATCCATAGCTGACCTTGTAATACTTTGAATTACACCTCTAGAACCGTTAACAAATCCCATTTCTATATCATAATTAATAGTAAGCATAACTTGTGCTCTGCTTTTTAAATATAAAGTTTTTTCACAAGTAAATTCATCTTCAATTTCTTTTGGTATAAACTCGCCAATCTTTTTACCTTGTTGATCTAAAACTTCATCTACAGCGGTAATAATATTTGTTTCACCTGGAAGTTTGTCAAGTTCTTTTCTATTTTTTTCATAAACATCTGCATTTTTTGAAAGGAGGATAGTAGGGATGATTTCTCCAATTTCTAATCCAACTCTTTTTTGAAGAATTTCAATATCTTCTTTTGTAAATTTACCTATTCTTGCTCTTTTCAATAGTTCCATATAAACATTATCATTAAATCTATGACATTTAGTTAAATTAAAAGTAGTAAAATTAAGGTCCGACCAGATATTAACTTCAAATGGATAAACATCTTTTACTGGTGGAAGTTGTAAAAAATCTCCAGTGCATACAATTTGAATTCCACCAAATGGTTTATCTGACTTTCTAACCACTTTTGCAATAGCATCTAAAAGAGTTAAATAAGTTCCGCCTAACATTGATACTTCATCAATAAAAAGACATTTAGTAAATTTCCATCGTTTTAATATTCTAACATCTTTCTTAATTTTAAATATACATCTTTTAAAGATTTTTTCTGGGTCATCTTCGTTATTTGGTAAAACAACTCCAGCCCAACTATGTAAAGTTCTCCCTCCGATATTAAAAGCTGAAATTCCTGTAGTTGATGTTAATACTCCTTTTTCATACTTTTCATTTAAATATTTAATAAAATAAGATTTACCAGTTCCTCCTACACCAGAAATATAAATATTTTTACCATCTAAAAAAGCTTGTTCAATTTGTTGTTCAGTATTTAATATAAATCTTGGTTGTGAATCTTCTGACATTTTTATATGATTAATGTTTAATAAATTTGAACAAAAGTCATTTTATAAATTAAAAAATTATTTTCTTATTAACTTTTAATAAGAAAATTAAGATGTCATTTCAAACTCTAAAAGAAAGTTATATGAATGGAACTTTTACCTATCAACGTTATGAAGATGAATTTCCATTTCGTAATTGGTGGAGACAAGACCCCTTCTCCGATAAAGCAAGAATTCGTGCAAATGTCGCTGGTTATTATCCTATTAAAAGTAATATTGTAAAAGAAAAAAAACCAGAGGAACCTTATGAATATTCCTATTACTACCCTTGTAGTACTATTTTTCCAAAAAGTCCTTCCTTAGTAAAATCTAAAGATATTATCCATCAACCTTAATCATCTTCTATCTCAATTTTTGAACGTTTTGTTTTCTTTGATTTTGTAACTTTTCTAACATCTGCTTTCTCTTCAAATTCTGCTTGATTTTTTATTAAAATTTTAATAACATCATAAAAATATTTTTCCATATTATATGGACGAGATGACATGATAATATGTCCACTTGAAAATACAAAAAAGGTTACATATTTAGTTTCCATCTCTGCTTCTTTATCTTTGTCATTTAATACTTGAAAATATTCGTCATAACATATTTCAAATAATTTTTGTTCATCTTTTTTAACATCATATTCCATCTTTAATAATTTTCTTTTATTATTATTTTCATATACAAGTTTAATATTAATACCTGTTGCAGTACTTGCTTCAAATATTGCATGAAAATTTGTCTTCTTATTTATAAACGTATCAAGATTTTGACGATTGATCTTAAATCCCAACTGAAAATCTTTATTCTGCATAACTACATTAAAAATTGCATTAACTTTGTCTCCATTCACTTCGTATAATTTTTCTCCAGTCCATTTTTCAACTTCTGTCATAATTTTACATAATTGAGACACCGCTAACATTGAATGTTCGTCCGTTTTACATCCTGTCATTTGAAGCTTTCCATTAGAAGGAACTTTAATATTTAATGGTTTATTATCTTCAGCCATAATAACACAAGAAACACTATGTCTAAAATAATCTTCACTTTTCTTTCCATTTTCTTTTTGATTTTCATTTGAATTATTCGATTTTTTTGCTTTTTTCTTTTTTAATTCTACTCCTCTTATCAATTTTCCATATTTTAATGTTACAATACTTCCTACTGGAAGTTTCTCTATAGTTTGACGAACTACTACACGAGGTTTTCTACCTCGTTTAGCAATAATAGGAGTATAATTTGTAATTGGCATATATTTAAAAAAATTTTCAATATTAATTGACAAATTAGTTATAGCAATAACCGTTCTAGTTGTTGTCATAACTTCATTGAAATTAACAATTGAACCATCCTGTTTTACAACTAATTTAGAATCTTCAATAGACTTTTGTTTAATATCTAACTTGGTCGCGTCAGGACTTCTATTATCAAAATATGCTATTGACATTTCCTTTAAGTATATATTTGATTATTATTCTTTTAAATTTAAATTTAATTTAAAAGATATTCAAAAAATCATTTTTTATCTTCTTCATCATCTGTATCTACAAAATTTAATTTAATACTCTCTTCTCCATTCTCCTCAACTGATATTTCAAACGTACTGGTCTCGCTACTTGTAGAATCTTCTTGGATTATTATACTCTCTTCTTTCTCATCTTCAACTTTAATATTATCTGTCTGGAAAAAACTATTTAATTTATATTGATTCTTTCCTATCACATTTCCTCTATTGATTTCTACATGATTCTTCTTAGGTTTTGGTTTTATTGATATATCAATATTTTGTGGAAGAATTATATTTTCAACTACCGATGCAAGTTCAGTTACCTGTTTACTTTCTTTATTAGAGTTCTCTAATATAACTAATTCTATCTCATTTGTAAGATTTTTTAACCCGACGTTTAAATCTTTAGAAACTATTTCAATATTTTCATTTTTTACTTCTTCAACGACAGGTTTGTCTACTTTTGATTGTTCTATACTATTTTCTAATGATTCAATAGATATACTATTTTTAACTTTATTAAACCCGTCGTTTAATACTTTATCAGAATTTTCAATAGTTATATTTGTATCTGCTATAACATCGTTTATATTTTGATTTTTATTAACTTTATTACTTATATTTTTTATTTCTTGTAAATTATTTTCTTGTAAAATTATTTTCTCAAGATTTTTATTTTCACCAATTTCTTTCATTTCTTTTATTTCTTCTTTTTTATCTATATTTATACCAGTCACTCTATCCTTTTGAAATTTATTCATTAAATCCTTGAAAGAGAAGTCTCTATCTTTATTTTGATTAATAGCTATATCAGCCATATAACTAGTATTAACACGTGATATAGCTGGTTTTTGTAACTGATCACTCATCCTACGGATATTTAAATTAATTGGCTCTATATGTTTTTGTATTGCTTTTTGTATTGCTTGTTCTGAATCTAATGATAAAGCTTTTGTTCTATATGTTGTATTTTTTCGTTCTAACGCAATCTCTAACTCTTCTGCCGAATATTCTGATAATGATTTAAGTTCAGCTCTTGGAGTTTGTGCTATAGATAATCTTTGTTCTAACATATTTAATCTATCTAATAATACATCTTTAATTTCTGGAATTAACTTACTTTCTTCATTTTCTTTTACATCTAATAATCTATCTAATCTGGTACATTCATTTAATGATTCTTTATAAACACCAGTATGTGTAAGTTCTCCACAAACATCTGGTAATATTAATTTATCATCATCGTTATCCTCGTCGTCGATATCAATGATAGAATCATCACCCTTAGTTGATGATTTTAAATTACTCATTGGTTTTTTTCTCTCTTTTTTATTCTTACGTTGTTCTGAATATTTCTTTTTAAATAAATTAATAATTTCAGTAAGAATTATAGGACTTTGTTCAAGTAAACGATCATATTCCATTCTACATACTTTAATAAATGAATCTGCATCTTTTCTTGATAAACGATCATATGTTAATTCAATTGATATATTTCGTTGAAGTTTACCCCATCCTACACTTGCATTTCTATGAGATTCACTATTTTCAGCATAACGAAAATAATTTTGAAGTGTAGTTAAAATACCTGTAAAAATATTTACACCTCCTATTCCTGCTTGCGCATATGTCATATATTGAGCAGGAACATAACCTTGTAAAGCCAAATTTAACGTTCCAGTTAAAGTAGAAAGAATGATGACAGGAAGAGAGAATTTAAAATTTTTCTTTTGATATTTTCTAAAACTTTTATCATGCATCCAATTATAACAAGAAGAAATATCTCCCCACGACCTTAATAATGTCTCTGTTTGATCATTCCAAGATAATTTAACTTTTTGTTCAATTGTATTATTGTTATTTTGATTAGGACTTCCTATATCAATAGTAACTGACGGTGATTTTGTTGTATCGCTCATTTTAATATTATATATTAAGATGAGATTAAAAAAAATTATAAAAGATTATGACATTTCATTATGCAACTTTCTGCTAATATTCCGTGTTGTAATAATTGAGCATGATCGTAATCAGTTGCACATCTAGCTTCACATAAAGAAGTTGGTTTCATTGGAATATCAAATCTTTCACGACTGGTAACACAAACTTTAGCTAATCCATATTTAGTTTGCATAACTCTACATTTAGTAACAGTTTGTTGTCTATTCATAAAATAAACAATAACTAATAAAAGTAATATCAAGTGTAATAATTGCATTTTTACTATTTAGAAAGATAATATTTATAAAAAACTTTTTACTTCATCAACTGTAAATGTTGTTATATATTTATTATCTATATACTTTGCTAAAGGCTCAAAATGCATATTATCGTTATTTATTAATATTATATTAATCTTTCCATTATCTTTTACATCTGTTGTTCCATATCTTACTAATTTCTTTACACGATTTGTTATAAAATAAACATTTATATTTAACTGCTCCGCTACATACTTATAAAACTCTTCAAATGGCCATTTACTTTCACTCTCTAAATTATTTAAATTACTCAAATAACTATTATAATGACATCCTCTTATTATCTCTCTTGATAACACTCTATCTAACCCTGCTTTTACAAATACTTCTTCTATCGTTTCCATATATCCTTCAAACTTTGATGGATTATATGTTCTAATGACATAATTTAAGAAATTTATTTTTTTATCTTTATCCCACCCTTTAAATAAACTATTAGAACATTCATTATCAAGACTTAACACTTCCATTAATTTTCCTTGTAATTTAATTAAACTTATAAAATGTTTTTCATATTCTTCAACAGTATAATTTGCTGCTAAATGTTTTCTTAAATTAATTACATTATCAGTTGTTGCTAATGTCTGATTTAATGCTATTAATACAGAATTAAAATAACAATTACCATCAGGTTTTGATGGAAGTCTTATTAAATTTTCTCCATTCAATATTAAAGGCGATAATGTGGGATATTCTACGATATTATCATATCTCTTTTTAAATACAAAGAAAGAATAAAAATTAGCTAAATAACTTTCATCTTGTGTAAGCAATGAATAATCAATAACTTCTGGAGATGTTATATATTTTTCTAAATAAATATCATACACAGCTAACTCTTTTTCTAACTCTTCTAAATAAATTAAATATTCTTCTTGAGTTGTCGCAGTCTGACTATCCCTCATATTAAAAATAATCTTTTGACCAAACTTTTTATCAAGTGTTACATCTATATTCTTGATTTCATAACAAGGAGTAATTATATTATTTCCAAATACTAATAAATCTTCTAATTTTCGTCCATCCATAAATCCACCTATAAATACTCCATCATCTTTCAACGACTTTCCAATCGTTTTTGCTAATGCTGATAAATCTTCTTTTGAACGATAGAAGAATGACAATGAAAACATCATTGTGACAACATCTACTTTAGTTTTTTCATTATTATGTTCTGAAATAAAATTTAAAATATTATTAGTGTCTTGACCGCCTGTTTTTAATATAAATATTTGTTTATCAATTAAATCTTTTACTTTATCAGAAGCTCTTTCATTAAATGATGTAATAAATTCTTGGTTAGGTTCAATTCCAAATATTTTTTTAATATTTGCTTTAATATATTTATTAATATCACCTCCACGTCCAAATCCAATATCTAATATAGTCTTTTTATTACAATATTTAGTAATTAAAGTTCTCTTATAGTTGTTATATTCTTTTCTAAAAATTTCCATACAATTTCTTAATATAGTTACTTCTTGAGAAATTTCATAAGGAGATGTAGGGAAAATTGCTACAAAACGAAAATTATTAACTATTTCGCTTATCATATATTCTACATCTCCAAATAACTCTTCAAATCTCTTTTTAGAAGTACTTGAATTAAATCTTATTACTAATAATTTACAATTTCCTGCATAAGATAATATTTTATTTTCAGCAACTTTACTTGTTAATAAATCAATAAAAATAATATCAGCAGAATCTACTGTCAACGTAGCGTTTACATTTGTAATATTATTTTGTTCTAATATATTTTTTGTTTTTTCTAATGATTGTTTACTGTCTACTTTAGTATATATTTGTTTAAAAATAGGAGAAAAGACAATAGAAATTGTTCCTGAAGTATCTCCAATAATAATTACATTACTTTCATTGTCTAAATTAAAATATTCTTGTTTATTTCCATATGCAATACAATTAAAAAATATAAAATTTTTTAAAAGTGTAGCTTCTGAATTATCCAACATAACTCCTTGATTTACACTTTCATCTTCTGGTTTTTCTAATTCTGTAATAATAAATTCACCTCTGACCTTCCTAGCATAATTTTCTTGTACTTGTAATTCATTATCAAGTTCTTCTTCTCTTTTCTTTGAAATCTGTTTATATTTAAAAGTTGTATAAGGTACTCTGAAAATGTTGACATTAGTTTCATCCCATTTTAATCGTTGTTGATCCCAAATATTTGGTTCGTTTTTATTAATGTCTCTTACAGAAAAGACGATAATATCATAAACTGGACTATTATTATGAACATCAACAAAGGTAAATCTATAAGTATATTTAAATCTTTTAAAATTTGGTGTTTTATATTCATATTTATGAGGAACTCTTAAAACTATTAAACTTCTCACAAAATCTTCTTGCTCTACAAGTAAATCAACTATATCATAAAATTTATCATCTTTATAATAACCTACTTTTGGATTTGTTTTATAATCTACTCCACTCCAAGGAGGGTTGGTAAATAAAACATCAACAATAAGTTTTTTCATAACATCAACAGGATTCATATTTAAAAAGTAAATATTATAGCTAGAGATAGCAAACATATTGTTTCTTAATAATTTAAATTGAAGAGGGCTAAGTTCATTTGCGTAAGTAATTAAAAATTTACCAATAAACTTCCAAGTGTTGCCTCCAATACAAGAACTTAAATCTAAAATACTCATTTGTTTTAAGTCTGTGTCTTTATAAAATAATTTCATAACTTCGTATGTGTTTTCAGCTTGATCTACGTTTACAGTGTTAGATACACTTACATTTGAAAAACGAAATGGATTTGGAATAATAGATGGAAAATATTCTGTTGGAGTATTTTTATCATCAAATATAATTTCATAAGTTTCTTCAACATCTTTTTCTACCTTTTGTTCTCTGGCATTATCAATCTCTCTTATAACTGTTCCTAAAGTAAGTTCATTAATAATATCTTTCCAAGTTGCATTAGCTACAGTTATAAAGTTTGCATCAGTTGGATTTTTATCAAAACGAATACGATGTATTAAAAGTCCATTATTATCTTTTCCAACTTCTACTACATACCCATCTAAATTAGAACCTTTAATATTATTAAATAACTTATCATTGTCCACTGTAATTTCAATATCATTTTTTGTTTCAGGATCTTTAAAAGTTAAAAATTGTTCTTTAGGACCAACTACTTTTAATTTATATGTTGTATTTTGTAGAGTTGATGATTTATATTCAAATACAAAATCAATAGTAATTTTCGAGTAAAATTTCCACTTATAAATAGGGTCTTTTGGATTATAAGGACCTATGTTTTGAAAAATAATACCATCATTATTTTCAACAATTTGACTTCCGTATGTCTTTGTTACATCTTGAAATAAAAGTTTAATATCATTTGAAAATACTCCTGTATTATAAAATGTCTTTACATAAAATTTAAATTGTTTTAAGAAAGCATCCTTTTGTATTATTGGACTAATCATATCAATCATACGTTGAGCACCTTCTAATCTTTCTGCTAAATTTTTATTTGTATATTTATGAGTAGGGTCTTTTGAAACAACTACATCAAAGACATAAAGACCATATTTAAAAAACTCGACATCAAAAATAATATTAGAAATTGATGATAAATTTTTTGTTTCTTCTAAGACATGACCAATCTTCCAAACTTCTACTTTATTCTTTAAAAAAAATGAATAATATTTTTTTCCATCAGTTACTTCCTCTAATATAAAAAATTGATATCCTACTCCATCAAGCTTATTTGTAATAGTATAATTTTTGAGTCCAGTTTGTGCTTCTTCTATATAAATATTTTTTGGTCTTACTGCTTTTTCTATATTACGATATAAATTAGTTATTAAAGGTTTTACGCCTCCATAAACATCTGCAGAGTAAAGACTGTGAACATTATCAAAAAATATACCAAAAATTTGTTTAATAACAGTTACTAAATCCTTAAAAGAATCTTTAACTCCTTTATTTAAAAGTTCTTCTACAAAGGTTTGATGAAGTTCGGCTTCGATTTCATATTCTGTATAATTTTTATTTGTTTGTGTGACTTTAGTACAGTCTAGATTAAATTTATTAAAGACAAAAGAAGTGCGTTCTCTTTTTCTTTCAAGAAAAGATTTTGTAGAAGAATCATACTCAGATTTATCTTTAGGTGTTTCAAAAGCATGAGAAAAACGAATAGTAGCATTTTCGTTAGATACAAAATCATTTACCACAGTAATATCATAGTTAGATTTTATTTTTTCTTCATATGTAGTTGTAGTAGAAACTATTTTTCTTAATTCACCTTTATTATATACTATATCTTTATGAATAGAAACTGTATTATATGCTTTATTTGAATATAATTTGTCAATAAAAGTTTGAAAATAATTTTCTCCATTATCACTAGAAAAATTACCACGTTCAGTAATATAACCTAGTCTAAATTCAATTTCAGGGGTTACAGACCCTGTTTTGTAGATAAGTTTCTTTATCTTATCTACTTGTTCTCTTGTAAATAATAAACTATATGACATCGTTTAATAATATATTTAGAAAGTATAAATTTATAAAAAAAATCATTTTGTGATATAAAATAATTATATCATAAAAATTTAAATTAATTAAGACGTTTCCTTTCGTCTGTCATCTTATCTAAATGTAATCTTGAAAATTCTAAAAGAATTTTTCGTAACATAGGACTAAACTTTCTAATATCAAACTTTATATCACATACTCTATCATCACTCTTATTTTCATTTATTTTTTGGCCATTATATGGTATCTCGTCTTCTTGTTTTTCTATAGTTGAATAAGTCTTAATTAAAATAAACAAATATTCAAATCCTTGTTTATCAAGCTTTTTTACATTTTCAATTAATTCTTTACATTCTTCAACAGTAATATCAGGCGGACCTTGATTACATCTTTTAGCTAATAAATCAAATAAAGCAAATGACGAAGAAGTTTGTTCCATTTTATATTTATTTAATAATAACTTTAAATAAATATATTAATATTTTTCTTTACAAATAACTTGGCACACCTCTTTGTTGACCATTTCCTCCTTGCTGTGGATAACCTCCATGCATTCCTGGATGTTGTTGTGGAGGATAACCTCCGCCGTATTGTTGTGGTTGCTGTGGATAACTTGGAGGATATTGTTGCTGTGGTCTTTGTTGTTGTTGACCTTTCTCTTTTACTTGATAAGCAGATTCATAAGATAAATAACAAACTCCTTTTTCTTCATCACATACAACATTATAAGGTAATCCTACACTATAAGCAGGAATATCACTTTCAATTTTATAATTCTTTTGTTCAATAAATTGTTGCTTAGTTTGTAACTTTTGAACAACTTCTTGAACAAACTCAGCCATATCTTGAGTAGTTCTCTCTCCATTATATTTTAAGAATGGTCTACCGTTAACATATAAAATAATAAAAGGAACATATTCAATAGGTGCTTTGCTCATTTTACTCATTTTAATAAGATCAGGATTTGCACTAAGATTTGCTAAAGCAAATTTACAATTTCCAATACGTTGAGGAAGACGCTTAAATTCAGGAATTGCGTCTTCACAATGAGCACATCTGTCTCCATTGACGTGGAAACAAACTAATACAAGTCCTTTTGCGTCAATACATAAAAGTTTCTTTCCATCAGAACCTTGTTCAAGAAAAAAGTCTTCGCCTGTTAAATGATATAAATTGTTCATTTTATATTAATTTTAAGAAAATTTAAACTTATAATTCTTTTTTTTATTAATTAATAAATAAAATGGATAATATACAATTACAAAATAAGACAAAAATTCAAGACTTACTTATAGTCTCATTACTTCAAGAATATGAATTTTTAATTTATGTTCTTGCAACTTTCTTTAGCTATATCACTATTCCTCGAGACGGTTATATCACTGTATCAGATGAAAGTATTGAGGCAAATTTAATAGGTAAGCCAAAGCTAACTGACACTATGGTTAAATATGTTATTCGTAATATTATAGGAGTTGATATGGTTTACGTTTCTACTGACTCTATTAAACCTTCTGAGTTTAATATTAGATTATTTGATAATAAAAATGAAGCAGAAATTAAATTTGCTGAAAAACTTTCAAAAGACACACAAAAAATGTTAAAATCTATTTATAACAATGACATCGAAATTATTACTAATGGTGCTTTTAATGAGATTCAACATTACTTAAATTTTGTTTTTAATCAATTTATATCTGACAAAGATGATTCTTTAGAACAAATTCAAAGTAATATTGAAAACTGGACTCATCGTCAAGGTGATAACGTCTTTGTTCCTATTGATTATAAATTTAATAACTCTGTTTATAATACCATCTTACAAACTTATATTTGGATGTTATGTGGACTTACTGACTGGCTTGAAAAAGATACTATTGATGAAATTGATATTCAAACCGCTAACAAAATATTATTTTATAGTTTCTCTTCTTTTTATAATGATAAATTAAATATTCGTGTTAGTAAAAACACTCCTCAATATACAGTTATTAACGACGTTGTATCTGGAGCTTTATACAATCATGATTTTTTTGTTTCTAAAACTGGTCTTGAAATGCTTGTTAGAAATATCAGTAATTTAATTTCACAATATCATACCGATTTATTAAGATCAGATAAATCAAAAGAACAACAACAACAAACGGAAGAACTTTTAAATAAACTTGAAAAAGAAAACAAGTTAAAGTTCAAAAGAGAAAGCACAGATTATCTTATAAAAGAATTTGATACTTTCATTTCTTCTGATATTTATAATCACCTCATGATATTTAGCAAACAGATTTAAAGAATAAGTTATAATTATATATAAAATGTCTGCTAAATACATCCTCAAGATTCAAACTGATAATGAGTTTTTAAGAAATAAGTATAGAGAACGAGTTAATGTTTATGGAGACGCAGGAGTTGATTTATATTGTCCTAAAGATATGAGAATTGTAAATAGAGATCAATCTGTTAAAATTGACTTTGAAATTAGATGTCAAATGGTTGATGTATTTAGTGACGTCATTGACTTTAGTTATATGTTAGTTCCTAGAAGTAGTATTGTTAAAACTCCATTACGTCTTGCTAATAGCATTGGTATTATTGATAGCGGTTATAGAGGTAATATTATGGCATGTGTTGATAATATTGATACATTAGTCGAAGACGAAGAATTAGAATATTATCAAATTAAACAAGGAGATAGATTATTTCAAATCGTTCATCCATCTTTAGAGGGAATTAAGGTTGAATTAGTTGACGAATTACCTTCTTCAAATAGAGGAACAGGAGGTTTTGGAAGCACCGGAAAGTAAAATAATTTTTATTTTAATGATTAAAAATAAAAATTACATTTTCATAATATAAGCAAGAACATAATAAGGAGGCATATTATTATGTGGTTTACCTTCGCCTGTATCATCTGTTATCATTTTACCACCAGAACCTGGCTGCATTGTTTGTCTATCATCACATCCTCCATTTTTAAAACAAGCATTATTATTTGAAATTTTATGATTATGTTTTGGCATTTCTTCAATTGTCAATGAATGTGATTCTGCCCCTCCTTTTTGTTCTAGTTGATTTACACTTAAAGATGAATCTTTAGCAACTGGCCAATCTGTTGGGTTAGCTCCTAACACAAATCTTCCTCTTAAATCTGGAGTATCTTTTGTTCCATCACATAAAGCCCAGCCTTCAGGAACATTATTTACAGAACCTTTCCAAAGCATAATCATACCTTTTGGAAATTGAATACTTGAAAGATTTCCATCAGCATCTGTCAAAACTAAATTATTAGCACCAGATAAAGAAGCATATCTATTAAATCCTTCTTTTACGTGTGAAATGCAAGTCATAATAATATATACTACTAACGCAATTAATGCAATTTGAATAATTTCTTTAGTTTCCATATTTTAATTTTTACTAAAGATAAAATTAAAATATTTTTTTAAAGCTTCATAATATATGCTAATGCAAAATATGGAGGAATGTTGTCGTGTGGTTCGTCGTTACCTGTATTTTCTACAACTAATTTACCTCCTGACGTAGAAGCTTTTACTACGGCATCATTAGTCCATCTATCTGTTGGCCAAAAAGAACATTGACCAGATTTACAATAACCTCCATCATCTCCTTTACCAATAATATCATGATTATGAGATGGCATATTTTTGATTTCTAATTTAACAGTTTCAGTACCTCCTGTAGTTCCCATTGGTCTTGCTGTTAAATCGTTCTTCTTATCACTTGGATTAACGCCCATAACAAATCTTCCTCTTAAATCAGGGGTGCCATTTGTACCATCGCATAAAGCCCAACCTGATGGAATATTTGCTAAAGCACCAGACCAAATGACAACAATGCCTTTTGGAAAAGGAATACTTGATAAATTTCCATCAGAGTCAGTTAAAACCATACTTGATGCTGATGATACGTTAAATCTAAAATCTTCTTTGGAGTTTCTTAAGAAACAGATTATCATAATTACAATAATAATTAATAAAGCAACACACATTTATTTTATTTTTAATAAAATAAAATAAAAATAAAATTAAATTAAAAATGTCTTTTATAAAATCTTTGAGATGGAGATTTTAACATAAAATAAGCAACTATAATAACTATTAATAAAGCAATTGCAATAATAATATACATAGTATTATCTTTTTGTTTGGGTGGTGCTTGAATCTGAGTAACTTTTGTAGGAGTTGTAGTTTTAGGTTTAGTGGTAGTTGTCGTTGAGCTTGGTGGTACGTCTGAAGTATATGTAGAACCAGTAACTGGCTGAGATGGAGCAGGAGATGGAGCAGGAGATGGAGATGGTTCAGGTGCTGTTTGAGTAGTTTGAGACGAACCACAGTTTTGTTGAAGATTAATGTCTTGAGCTTTAAGGTCTCTTCCGGCGTTGATAGTACTATTACATAACGTAACAACTAAATTTTTAGGACATTCTCCTTTTTCTTTTTTAATAATATATTCAACTACAGGGTGATTTGGTTGACATTTAGAATTAGTACAAAAACATACCCCTGATATAGTATCGTATGCTTTTCTATCGGCTTTTTTAATAGCCCTTCTGACTGTAGGAGTTCCGAATAAATCATTCATGCAAAATTCAGTATCCATTCCAGTATCATCTTCGTCTCTATTAATACAAGAACAAACAGGATCTAAACCATTTGAATCAATACAAGCATTCATAATTAAACCTTTTGCTACAGTTGCATTAGCAGTACTTTGTTTGTATAAATTAATAATTTCTGGCCTTGGTACTGGATTATATCTTAAAGTAACTTCTCTAGGAGATGCTATATATAATACATAAAGACCTAATAATCTACTGAAAACATATTTTTGTGTAGATGGTATTGTTTTAATTTTAAGTTCAATGTTAGTTGAATTTGTTTCTTTATATCCCGTTAAAGAATTTCCAAATGTTTTTTCTGTGGTTTCAGTAACAACATCAATAGAACCGCTGTCAGAAAAATAAACAGATGATTTAGAATCAATTAAAGCATCTGAAATTAGTTTAGAGTCCTCAGGAGAAAATTTTTTAATTACAATATATTTATTTGCTCCTCGTTTTTTAAAAGTATTTATAATAAAATCATAAGATAACATGCTCTTTTTTTAAATATAAAGAATATTTAAAAAAAAATATTTTTATTTTCTACGATAATATCTTTGCGCTGGCATCTTATCAATTTCTTTAGCACCAAGCTTTGAACCTAAGAAATAAAGTGCAATAATAAGAACAATAACAATAACCATAATCATAATATAAGCAATCATTCCTGGGCCTTCTACGTCTGGAAGTTTTAGTGCAAGTTCTTCTGCGCCTTTACTCTCAGCTTTTTGTGCTACTTTAGCTTCATTTTCAACAACAGTTTCACTTAAAGCAGAAAGAGAATTAGTTACAGCATCATTAACAAGTTGGTCAGCAACCATTTGAATAACCATATCTTGAGAAACTTTACATTGTTTACCTCTAATTTTAATATTTCCTTTTGCTTTAATGAGAACTGAATTAGTTCCTGATACAGATGTATTAAGTTCTTTAATTTGTTCATCAATCTTATTCTTTTGATCAATAGTATTAATATTTGTAAGAGTATCATTGATAACTTTTTGACCTTGTGGAGTTGCTCCTATTCCAGTTTTATTTTCTTGAACAGCTTCAGCAACATTTTTAACAATATCATTTACTTCATTTGCAATTGTTGTAACTTCTTCACTTGATAAATTAATCTTACTAATAATATCTAATTTCATTTTTTGCGCAAATTCTAATCCACCATCACCGCAATCAATATCAATATCTCCGTTAGTTGATTCAAATACAATACTATTAATACCACTTGCAGTGGTTCTTGTAACATTTTTAGATGTCTTTAACATACACGCAACATTTTGAACTGTCTTATTATATTTATTAGCAATAACTGTAAGTTGTTCACATCCAATCGCTGAAGTATTTGAATTAGATGCTTTAACACCACCAGCAGCACCTCCTAATAAAGATTGAACTTTAAATTGTGCTTCAAATTGTTGAATTGAAGCGTCAGTTCTACAAGCTTGAGCTCCAGCTGCCTCTAAAATTTTATTAGCTTCAGTTGCAACTCCTGCTAAAGGTAAAGTTGGAACAGGAGGACATTGAGCTGCTTCTATTTCATATCTGCTATTTCTAAAATTACGTCTATCTCTTATAAAATATTGATAATGGTCCATTTATAATTTTATTTATTAAAAAAGAAATAAAATTATTTAACAATTTTTTTATCAAACATATTTAATTTTTATAGTTATATGTTTGTAATTGCTGTCTTTGCTTTATAGATTTGTCAATCTTTTTTACAGATTGTAATATCGTTAAATTTTTTAATTGGTCTAACCAAACATTATTACTAACTTTACTTGAAAACATTATATATTATTAATATATAATGTTATTATTTTTAAATTTAACTTTTAATATTTTTTTACTTTTTCTTTTGCTCTTGTCTATCAGTTTTAGAAACTGTATTCTCTTTCTCCCACTTTACATACTTTTCTAATAATTCATCCAACTCTTCTATCCAAATTGTTTCAATCTTTTTCTTCTTATACTCATCATAAGCTTTATTCAATTTCTTTTCTTTTTCTTTTATTTCTGTTAACTTTTCTCCTGTCATATGTCTCACTTGAATACTTAATAAATATTCATAGCTATCATCAATCTTATCAAACTTTCTCTTTAATAATTCTTCTTCTAAACTTTGCATTGACTTATCTTTTAATGTTATCTTATTGTTTAGCACACATTCTAAAAAGTTAATTTTATTTCTTAAAAATAATAATTCTTTTTCCATATTCTTAATAAGCCCGTCTTTTCTTACTTTATAAAAATCATATCTAATACTATAATATTCTCTTATAATTTCTTCTATATTTTCATATTTTTTAATCTTATCATCTTTATCAAACATCACCATATTATTTAAATAATTTGTATCAACTAATCCTAAACTTTCATGATTTACTTCAAAATCTTCTGAAGCAGTTACTGTAAAATTTACTATCTCACTATCACAATGATTAATGATATCTTTTATCTTACCGGCTTCTTGAAGGTCTTCTAATATCGTCTTATATTTTGAAATACTAATATTTTTCTTTCCTAAAGGTATTTCAGTAATCTTATACTTACGTTTCTTTTCATCAACTATTTCATACACACCTTTAGTAATAACTTTTGAACCTTCAACTTCTACAGTTCCTTGGAAATTTCTATAATAAGGTTTAATCTCAAAGTTAGGGTTATTATTTTCTAATAATTGTTTTAATATATTAATAAGTTCTATAATATTATACGAAGGAATACTACAACTCCAACCAGTTCCAATACCCGCACTAATACCATTAACTAAAATCATAGGAACAATAGGAATATAATTTTTCTTTTCAACTACATCACCGTCATCTTCTGCATTTAGTAAAAACTCATCATCTTCTTCTCTGAAAATTAATCTGGTAAGTTGGTCCATTTTTGTAAAAATATATCTTGGACTGGAGGCGTCTTTACCCATTTCTAAACGAGTTCCAAATTGACCTGCATTAAATAATAATGGAATATTATTAGCACCAACAAAACGTTGAGCAAGTCTTGTAATAGTATCAGATAAATTATCTTCTCCGTGATGATAATTAGTTAATTGAGCAACAATTGCTGCAAATTGTGCAACCTTAATTTTTGTATCTTCATATTTAATATTTTTCTTAAATATAGTATATATTACTTTTCTAATACTTTCTTTGAAACCGTCAATCATAGAAGGAATACTTCTTTTACAATCTTCAATACTAAAGTTAATAAGTTCATTATTAATAAACTCATCAATAGAAAGTTCTTCGACTTTATAATCATCAATATCAGCAAATGGTTTAGCAGGGTCATAAGTCTTCAACCATTCTTTTCTAAAATCAGTATTTTCTTTTGAGAAAATATTATTCATAATATCGGTAGTTTTTTCATCTTCTTTTAATGTAACAACTCTTCTACCAAAATCTTCTTTAACATCTGCGGATTCAGACGTTCCTAATCCCTTAAAGTAATTGACGTGTTCTTTTTTAATATTGTTTTGAGTAATATATTGATTGGCTTGATATTGATTAAAAAAGTTAATAACTTTTTTATTTTTCTTAATCTTTACGATTGGAACTCTCATAAAATTAAAGAAACCATCAACCTTTAATAAAGTAGGGAAGAGAGTATGGAAAAAATTATACAACAGCCCAGTAATATGTGTACCGTCAGGGTCAGCGTCACAAATACACATTAACTTACCATATCGTAATCTTTTAAAGTTTACAGGATTAGTATAATCTAATCCTGTTTCTAATCCCATAACTTGTATAAGAGCTTTTACTTCAGCATTATCAATTAAAGTCTTAATCGAACTATTTCTAACATTTAAAAATTTACCTTTAATAGGAAGAACTCCAAAGTAGTCTCTTCCTTTGACTCCATTAAATCCATACTTCATACCTTCTACAGCGTAAGGTTTAGCAGATAATCCTTCAGTAATACATAAAATACATTTAGAAGCTTCTTTTTTACCAGCAAAATTTGCGTCTTCGAGTTTTTCGATGTGAATATGACCACGTTTTTTTTCAGTTTCATTTTTAAGAGTATTAAGTTCTTTAGCAGAGAGCATTTGTTCAATTTCTTGAATAAAAGACCATTTCATAATTTTAGGAATATCGGTTTTTCTAAGGTGAGTTTTGACAATAGGAGAAACAAGTTTTGATTTAGATTGTTCGTCGAATTCGGGGTTAACAGAGTCAGCATAAACGAATACAAAAAAATGTTTTTTAATATCATTAATATTAATTTTCTTTCTATCTTTGTTAGCTTTTTGGTCGTTTATTTTATTAACGATAGGACGAAATAATTCTTCACACCAAGTATCAATGTGAATACCACCGTTTCTTGTGTAAATACCGTTAACAAAACTCATATGATTAAATTCTTTATCTTTTACAATCATAACTCTTGAGTCATCGCTACTGAATATCATATGTTCTTCTGGTAAAGTATCAAAAAACATAGAAACGTAATCTTTAATTCCAGTGATAGGAATAAGTTCATTGTTAAAATAAGTTTGAACTTTGTTAAGACTTGCGGTCATAGCGGTATCGTAAGCGATTCTTTTTAAGAGATTAAAAACGTCATCAGTAATTTCTGAAAGTCCAAATCTGTCCAAGTCAGGTTTGAAAGTGATACAAGTAAATCCATTTTTACCATCTTCAATAGATTTAGGAAAGTGAGTTTTTACTTTATCAAATTTAGCAGGTTGTCTTTTAAACATATTATCAGACCATTCTTGAGTATAAAGAATAGCTTCTTCTTTGTTATAAACATCAACTTTAAAATAATTACTAAAGATATTACAAAGTTTAACACCATAACCATTTCTGCCGGAGGTTTTACGTTCTTCGTTATCATTATAATTAGAAGAGGTTAAAAGATGACCAAAAATCATTTCGGGGATGGGGATGTTAAGCTGTGAATGATTAGTAGTAGTAATATTTTTGCCGTCATTCCAGATGGAGATGGTATTATTTTCTTTATCAATATTAATTTTAATAAATTTAGGAGTAATTTTTTCAGATAATGAGCGCCAGACGTTATCGATTGCGTTAGATAAAACTTCAACATAGATACGGATTAATACAAGGGGGTAAGAGATTTGTTTTTTTATTATTTTATTTTCGTTCATAATATAGACAGGTTCAGGATCTAACATAGTGCGAATAGATTTGACATAAGTATCAGGGCGTTTAAGAATTTGTTCGTGAAGTTCAAGTTTTTGATATTCAACTTTAGAGTTAGATTGTTTAATTTCAAAGCCTTTAGTGTTTACTTTTTCATTTTCTACTTCATCTTCTTCATCAAAAACAATTTTCTTCTTCTTTTCTTTCTTAGGATCAGAAGATTTATTGATTGCTTTAGTGTATTTTTCAATCTTAGTTTGCTTGGTAGACATAGTAGTTTATGAGATGTTATATAATATGAAAAAATATAATTTTAAATTGTAAAAATCATTTTATTTTTCTTTTTGTTAATAATAATAAATGAGTTTTTTACATATTTCGAATAGACATGATATAAGAAATAGAGAAAATTTTTATAATTTTTCTATGCTGAGACAAGAATTAACTCCAGAAGAAGTTCAACAAAAAGAAAAACAATTAATTTCTTCAGTCGAAAATAGAAAAGCAGTCTCTCAAGAGCCTGTTAAATATCAACGTTTTAGTTCAAGAGATGAAGAGTTTAATACTGCAAGAGATTTTGCTTTATTAAAAAGACAAGTATTAGGTGGTGCTAATGATAGTGTTAGAAACGCATTTACAGCAGATTATGTCGATTTGCCAATTCCATCTGATGCAATATTTAATTTATACAATGCTCCAACTAGAGCAAATCCAATAGGAGATACTGCGTCTATTAATGATCCGTTAAGTATAGCAGAGAAGTTGTCAAGTGATAGAGATTGGGAAACAGGAAAAGATTTTTGTAAGAATAGAAGGACAAAGTATGGATTATTTGATACATATGGAAGACAAGCTAATCAAAATAGCGTTCATTGGAGTGATTGCGCGGGAGATGATCCAATGGTTGCAATAGATAGAGATAGATACATTCAGCGTATGGAGTTTGATAGTTATGCTCCATATCAGGTGAGCATTCCTAAAGGTTTATTACTTTAAAATGTTTTAAAATTAAAATAAATGTCTAAAATAAATTTTTTTTTCTTTTTGTCATAATAAATATATAAAAATGTCTATCTCATCACAATTAGTTCAAACAAAAATTAATTCAGGGGGTATCGCTCAATTTGGTGCTTCTATGTCTACTTTAATTCCTGAGTTATCACCTTGTGGCGACAGATACGGTTTCGATCAGTATGGTCGTGAAGCTCCACCAGATTCTGTTGATTCCTTAACTTGTCCTGGTCTTTTCAGTTCTGAAGTTCGTATTAACGTTGAAAATTCATTACGTCCATTTTTATCACCTCGTTATTTTGATTTACCAGTTGGTATTTCTGGAGGTGCTGATACCTTATTTGGTAATGCTGCTATTGGTGGTCGTGTTTCCATTGCTGGTTATAATCAAAACGTCCCAATTGAAGTCTCTTCTTTAGCTGGTGCTAATAAGAATATTAATGCTAATCTTGCTTTCAGTCGTTTAGCTCAAAACAAGACTGGTACTACTAGTTGGTCTACTGCTTCTCAAAATCCAGAACAAGGAGGTGTGAGTTATAACTCTATGTATTAAATTTTCAAAATCTTTTTTTAAATATTTTATTATATTTAAAAAATTATGACTGACGTTTATTATTATATTGCTTTCTTTTTAGGAATTTTAATTGCTGTTGAAGCAGTTGCTCTATATTCTATCGAAAAATTTGCAAAAGAAAGACAAATCAAGTTTTTTATTACTACTGCTATTTGTTATGGTATTCTCATACCTTATCTATTATATAGAAATTTAATGTATAAAGATATTGGTATGATTAATTTCTTTTGGAATATATTTTCTACTATGTCTGGGTTTGCAATTGGAATTTTAATTTTTAAAGAACAAGTTAATAATTTACAATGGATTGGTATCAGTCTTTCTTTAGTTGGTATTGGACTTGTAATTTTAAATGATTATCAAAAAATAAAATGAGTTTTTAAGAATAATTTAAAGAATTAAATATAATTATTAATAAAATGTCTCATCGTTATAATTTGCGTTCTAAAAAGAATATTAACGTACAAGTTAATACAAGTGAAGAAAATAAACCTTTGAATGTTATTTTGTCATCTAATACATCTGAAAAAAACATTAAACCTTTGAATGTTAATATTATTCAAAGAGATGATATTGTTTATGGAAACTTTAAAGAAGGATTATGTTCAAACCATTTTAAAGAAGATTTACTTACTTTTATAGCAAAGTGGAAAGAATTATTACCAAATATCACGGATATAATGATTGAAAATGTTAAAAAAACAGACTACACAAAAGACCCATATAATTATTTACAAGTAAATAATCAATTATTTGAACAAATAAAATCCCAATCTATCTTTTATTTAAAAACAAATAAACATTTAACAATTTTATCAGATTATGATAGAGTAAAAACTTCATTTAATTTATCTATGTTTAATGAAGAACTTACTGATTTAATAATTAATAATACAGCAAAACATACTCAATTAAATTTTGCAAAAAGTTTAAAAGAAAAACTTAGAAGAGTTGCTCTTACTGAGCTTAGAAAACAATTGTTTTAATTTTGTAAAAGTTAATTATAATTTTTTAATTATAATTAATTAATAAAAATGTTGAATACTTTACTTACGACAGTGTCCTCTTCTCTTATGAGACCCTTTCTTAGAACCCTTTACCCACTTTCTTGGACTTTTACATAAAGACTTTTTAGATCTCCATACTTTTGCTGCTTCCTTGATTGGACTTTTAGAACCTCTAAATGAACGTACAAGACGTTGAAAACCGTTTAATTTTTTATGTGATGGCATTTTAAATTATAATAAAGAAAAAAATTAAAATCCTTGAAATTTGTTAATAGATTTTTCATAAATTTCATTCACTTCTTTTTCTGTTAAAATATTCTTATATTCTTCAATTAATTCATCTTTAATTGTTTCTCCATATAATCCTAAAAATTCTTCAAAAACAGATTTATCATCACCCCATAAACTATTAGTAACATCTTCTTTAAGATATGTAGGAAGATTAGCAATAGCTGTATTAAGTCTTGCAAAAACTGCACTTCTTAATTCATCTCTTGGGTCAATTGTTAAAATATAATCTTCTCCTTCTACAAATCCTGATAATACATTAACTAAACGTGAGACATAACCAGTGTGACAAGTATCATCTGAATCTTTAATTTCTTCAAGTAAACGTTTGTAGCATTCTTTCTTAATTTGTTCATCGAAAGATTTAATTTTATTTAATACAATAACAAGAATATCAGATAAGTTAAGATTTTCAAAACGGGTAGGATCAGTCATAACACGAATAAAGAAATTATCAACTTTTGAATTTGTTTCTTCGTCTTGTTTATCAACGTTAATTTCATTATAAATTAAATTATGTAAAAATTCTAAAGTACAATGACCAAGAAGATTATCTTTTGCTTCTTGAAGATAATCTTTATGTAATTTATTAATAATTTTTCTAACACTTTCATTAATAGTTTTATCATGAACATTTTGTCTATTAGTATAAAATGTAGTCTTTTCAAGGTCTTGATCCATATAACCAATTTCTTGAAGAATCTTCATTCCAAAGATAACTTCTTCTTCTCTTCCAAATGAATATAAAATATCAGCACATTCTCCTCTTACATTTTCTGATTGAGACTTATCTTCTGCAAGATCAAGAATAAAATCAAGAGCGTTATCTCTTTCATCTGTTTCGCAGTCTAATTCATCTGGATAAAATGATAGAATATATCTAGCGCAGATAGATAAGATCTTAAACGGATACTTTTTATGAACTCCTATTCTAAAGAAGAAAGGTTGAAGGTCATAAACAAGCTGGTCTGTTAATTTAAAAAACTTATCGTTATTAGAAAAGAAATAAAAACGTTTATTAACTTCAATATTTTCATCTTCTAAAATAGTTTTACAAGCTTCTAAACAATGTTCATGACAATTAATATATGGAATATGAATCATATAACGTATACATTGAAATCTATCTTCGTAATCTACAGAAAGGTCCATTGCTTGTTTTTTAAGATGTAAGAAAGGATGCATATCATCAAAATGAGAATCACCTCCAAAGAAAGATTTACCAAAGTTACGAGTATCAATTCCTAAAAACTTTGGAGGAAGGTGTTCAAATGAACTCATATTACTGACATAACCACTGGTATCAAGTAAATTATCAAGTTTTTTAGTTTCTTCGTTTTGGTTTACTTTTTCTTCATTTACAGTGCTAGAAAAAGTTGAATATTCGCTATCATCATCATTTTCATATAAACAATAATTAGATTTTGTTTCAAAATTAGTTGATAGTTCATTTACAGAACTATACTCAGAGACATTTTGAGGTCTGACTTCGTAATTAGACATTTCGTTAAAATATAATTAAATAATATAATTATATTTTTAGATTTACTTTTTGCATAAAGAAGTATATACAAGATATAAAGCAATAGCGACGACAATGCCGTATAAAATCATATCTTGTTGAGACATTGCTGAAACTTCTCCTCTAAACCCTTCTTTAATCATTTCTTGAGATTTACCTAAATTAATTGGTAAAGTATTTCTTTCAGGTTCAGTTGTAGTTTTCATTGTTAAAAAATCAGGAATAGTTGAAGCAATTGGAGTTGGTACTGGAACAATAGATTTAAAGTTAGTTTTTCCAAGAACTGCATCAATTTGATTAGGTTGTGAACTTCCAGATTGTTTGATGTATTTATTAATAAAATTTCTTAAACGAGTATTATTAACTTGAATACCTTGTTTAACAATGTTTTGAGCAAGGTTCATAACACCATTTTGAGCAACACCTCTATCAAGAACTTCATTTAATAATCTATTATTTTCTTCAAAGTCATTAAGACTAAGAATATCACAAGTTTTAGGACATTGATGAACAGAGATAGGACTTGAAGAATCTAATTTGGCATCTTGTAAATAAGCTGTAGAAATTGCAGAAAGAGTTTTAACGTCTCTATAAGCGTTATTTCCATAAGTTTTACAAACAACAGCACTATTATCAGCAAGAGGATTTAACATCTCGCATCTGGTGTAACATTTGTTAGTAGGGTCAGAAGTGTCATCTCTGCAATATTTAGCAGTGAAAGCTTCAAATAAAAAGTCATTAACTTTTTTTCCTGTAAAATCTGAGGTGGATTGTTGTTCTATATATAAATCGCAATATTTATCCCAGCCTCTTGCACAACGTTGACCCATAAAATTATGACAAAGACCTTTTTCAAAACGCCAAGGATTTTCAGGACAATTTAAATAAGAACCTTCAAGACAACATTGAACAGGATCTGCATTTTTTTCTGTAATAGGATTTTTTCCTCCATATTTTTCAAAATAGTCAGACATCTTTTATTTTTTATAAAAGATAAAAAAAACTTTTTATTATATTCTTATCCTTTTTTATTAAACGTTAAAGAATTTCATTTCAATATATAATCTTAAGATGTCACTTCGTAAAAAAACTAAATCAAATGATACCATCACTTTTAACCATCCAAACATCGCGGTTGAATTTTTTAGTAAAAAATATTACAAACTTCATTTAAAACAACATAATGACGATTGGGCTCGTATCTTAAATGATACTTTAGATAAAATTGAACATGATAAATTAGAAAATTCTGACAAAAGTATCATTTATTATTACCTTAAAAGAAGTGAATATGATGATTTCATTGAACTTGTTGAAAATGTAGAAAGAAAATTAAAACGTTCTCATTCTCAAGATGATGAAAAAGATGAAGATAACGACGAAAGTGAATCTTCCTCAGAAAGTGACTCTTCTACCGATGATGAATTGATTCAAAAAACTTTAACAAGACGTTTAACAAGTCAATCTAAAGGTCACGAAATTGACCATGATCACGTGTCTGATAGTGAAATGGAAGATGTTATTTCTATTTGTAGACGTTTTAGAGCTGTATATAAGTTAATTACTAATATGGCAATTCGTATTGAAAGATTAGAAAATTTATTATTGCCTCCAAAATAAAATGATTTTTTTACATTTTTTATAAAAATTGATTATAAAAAATGCTCTTAATATCTAATATATTAAATCAATATTCTTTTTTAATACCTATTGCTATCACTAAAGTTATTACTTTTTATACTTTCATTATAACATTAGGATTATCCTTTTTTAATCTCGTCAAAAATATACATGTCTCCGCTATCACTGTCAGTTTAGTCTCTTTTTTATCTATATATACTATAAATAAGACTAAACAATATGTTATAAAAATACATTATTTTTCTGATAAACTTACAAAATTATTAGAACAAAATAAAGTTTGTCAACAACTACTAAAACATCCTAATACTCAAAAAATATTATTTGTCTATAACTATATGAAGACTTATATAAATGATAAAATTAATCGTTGTAAGATGAGTTATGAATGCGGCGTACATACTTTAAATGAACGTGTTGTTTTTACATTTATTCATAAAGGTAAATTAACTCGCATTCCAATTGTATTTAATAATTTCGATATTAGAAATATTACAAAAATTGAATATATGTTATTTAGTAAATCTGTTTATGAATGTAACAAAGACCATATTGAATACATTAAAAGTTTTATTGATAATAAATATAGAAATATTAATATATCTCCATTGATGATGGGTTATGAAAAAGTTAAAATTACTTCATTAGATGAAAATTTTAATATGATTGAGAGTGAATATTTGTCAAATCAATATATAAATTGAAAAAAAGTTAAACATTTTATTTATTTAATATAAATAAAATGAACATTTATACTTTGTCTGTTAACGGAACTCATACTTCTATTTTAAAAACTTTTTATGAAACTGTTAAATCTTCTAATCAAAAAGGTTATTATAATATTCAAGTCTTTTTAGGTTCTCCTTACAATTTAACTCGTAAAATATTTTCATCTGATGATATCAAAAAAACCAAACAATACCTCGACCGTCATAATTTAACTGTCTTTACTCATCTTCCTTATGTTATTAATTTAGCAGGAAGTGCTAAGTTAAATAATTATTGTTGGAATGGAGATAAGACCATTGATACTTATGTTCAAGAATGTATTAAATCAATTGAGTATGAATGTGATTTATTAAGTCATATTCAACCTTCTAATAAAGGAGGATGTGTTCTTCATATCGGAAGTATTGGAAAATTAACAGATAGAGAAAAAGGATTAAGATGTGTAGCAGAATCGATTAATAAAATAAATTTTACAAAAGATTCTTGTAAATTAATTTTAGAGACGATGGTAGGAAGAGGAGGAGTTCTTGGAACATCATTTGAAGATTTATATAAGATATATAATATGTTAAATGAAGATAAAAAATCATATATAGGTATTTGTATAGATACCTGTCATATATTTGCTGAAGGCTTATATAAGCTTGATGGAAAAGAAGATATCGATAAAATGTTTAATGATTTTCAAAAATATTTTAAAATAGAAAAGTTAAGTTTGTTTCATTTGAATGATAGTATATGTGAGCATAATAGTAAGCAAGATAGACATTCAACTTTAATGAATGGATGTATATGGAAAGATAAAGTTAATGGATTAAAATATTTTATAGAGTGTTGTAAAAAGTTAAATATTCCAATGATATTAGAAACAGAAGAAAGTGATTATAATGTTGTTGAAAAATTATAAAAAATTATTTTATTATCATTAATAATAAAATAAATGGATTGTTCAATTCAAGAGTTAATTAAATTTGATAGAGAAAAACCAATGGCTTCATTTGGTCAACAATTATTAATTGCAATGATGTCTGTTATTGCTAATAATATTTTATTTAATGTTATTATTAATTTACTTCCAGACGATCATATGGATGAATATCACGAAGATGTTCGACAAGAATTTTCAAATATTCGTAAAAAAGCAGTTTCACCTTTTATTTTTGGTATTTCTGAACTTGTTAATGGAGGTATTTATGCACCTATTGTAGAAGAATTATTTTTTAGATTTTTACTTTTCAAATTAGTTTTTGTCAAAGTATTTAGAATTCATCCTCAAAGTGCTAATATATTACAAGCTATTGTATTTGGATTAATGCATATGTCTAATGTTGTTGCAAGTGAACAACAATTAAAAAAAACTATGTTACAAACATTAAGTGCTACTATTGGAGGTTTAATTTCAGGTTGGAGTTATATGTATACAAATAGTTTATTAACACCTATTATGTCTCATATGATTAATAATATTATTTCAACTGGTTTAGATTCGATAGAATATTCAATGTATTATACTAAACATTCAGTTTAATTTATATAATTTAAATTATATAAATTAATTAACTTTTTCGACAAAATTTAAGGTATGAAGAGAATACATTTGTATATTAGATAAAGGTGATAATTTACTTTGTAATGCTTCTTCAAATTTCTTTTGATATTTTTCTAATACTTCTGGATTATTTGTTTTTTGAAATATATCTTTTTTTAATTCTTCAACAGTCATTGGTGTTACTCGTCGTTCTATGAATTTTAATTTATTAAATGTACTTCTAAACTCTTCTATTGTCATTTTACCTCCGTATTCTCTTAAATGTTTCCAAGATGGAGCATCAATAATTTTATCAAGTCTAATATCTTTTCCAAATAATGACCTATACATTTGTCCCACTAACATCGGAGAGTCTTTATATTTCATACCTTCTGGAAATGTATGGATATAAGCCATAATACAATTAAAACTACAAAACAATCCATCGCAAGTATATGTATTTTCTTTATCTTTTTTTAAAGGAATTCCAAGAGGATGCCATTCAGAAGGAATAGAATGTCTACACCACCAACAATGACCTTTACAATCTTTATTAAGATATTCATTTGTTCCATATTTAATCATTTTTATGTCTTTACCTACATCATCTTTATAAAATGTTTCTAATGTTAATAGTTCTTTATTTGAAATACCAAGTTTTTCAAGATTTGAGGTAAGGTTAGAAATGTCGCTTATAGATTTTTTATTTGATAAAGATGATTTTTCTTTAAATTTTGAAACTTTTTTTACAGCTTGGTCGTCTACGATGCTAAAATTAGATTGTTTTAATGGTGGTTCTTTTTCTATAATATCATTTTTTAAATTATATTGGTCAGTTAATTCATACAAGTTAATATTTTTAAGAGTGATAGTATGGTCTTCATCCTTTATTTCAATCTTTCTTTTAGGTTTTCTAATAAAACTACTCATTGTTGTTAAATAATTTTTATATTTATGATGTAAAAATTATTATGAAAAATCATTTTAAATTTATTTTTAAAACTAATTATCATCGTTTATTATTGGATTTCTAATATCTTTTTAATAATCGTATAAATTAATCTATCTTTTCTTTTATTTTATTTCGTTTTTTCATAAACGTTTTTCCCTCTAAAAACATTTCAATTTTTTTATTATTATTTAATATAAATTCATAAGGAAGTATTTCTGTTTCTATTTCAATATAGTCTGTCTTTTTTGCTAAATCAATTATTTCTTGTTTTTCTAAAATAACAAGAATAATTTTATTTGCATAATTTAAAAGTCCTTCGTTATGGTCTGTATCTTTTTGTTTAAAATTAATGGTTAATATTTGTTTATATTCTTCTTCTACAAAATGTGTTATTAATGATTTAACAGGAATTGGATCAAATATTGCTCCATCTATATATACATTCTGGTCTATATGAGTTTTTGAAAATAAAAATGGAATACTACAACTACAAATTACAGCATCTGTAGATAACATTGTAGGATGAGTTTTATATGAAAAATATGTTTTATTATTATTACTAACATTATAACTATTACAATAAAAAGTTTTTCTAAATTTCATAAAAAGTTCAAGAAGAGTTGGAATATATCCCGTCTTTTCAATTATCATATTTTCTAAATATTTTTTTAAATTATCTGTATTAATTATCCCATAATCTCGAAGTAAACCGTCAAATGACATTAATTTAAAATGTTCTGAAAAATCATTCTTACATAAATATACAAATATTTCTTTAGGGGTATATCCAACTATTAATAATAAACAAATTAAAGAACCAATAGAACTTCCAGCATAATATTCTATATTATTTAATAATTTCTTATCATAATAATAATCAAGTATACCAAGATAATATAATCCTTTCATTCCACCTGAAGATATGCATATCGCTTTATATTCGTTTGTTTCCATTTTCTACTTAAAAAATGTTAGAATTTTTAAGTAGACAATTTAAAAAAAATTATCTTCTCTTTACTTCTTCTTTATATGAAAAAAACATAATTGTAGCAAATAAGATAATTAACATTATAATAATAACATTATAAACTTTAGTATCACACTTAAAATAACGTGAACACATTGGACAATTCATAACGTGATTTAATGTATCAACGCAACTTTGTCCTGTTAAATTGACATGATAATATTCTTTCATATTTATACTTTTATCATTTTTAAGTGCATTTTGCATTGGAGGAGTAACTCCTGGAAATGGTGTCATTGAATCCATACGTCCTGTTAATGGTGGATTTAAAGAACTATCTAATCTTTCTGCATCAGCTAAACTGACACTTCTTTGAGGAGTTACAGGAGGATAATTTGAACGAATATTTGTTAAATAATCTTGTGGAATATAATTCCCCATTTTTGCTTTAGCACTTGGAAGAATAACACCTGTAGTGTTATCGCTATCATAATGGCTAATAGCAGTAGGACCATATGCTTGTGGGATGGTATCATAACCTGTTAAAATAGACTCATCGATGATACTGTATTTTGGAGGTCTTTGACCACCTAATTCTTTTAGTGGAACTGGCATACTTTTATATAATAAAAAGAAAGTTTTTTATAATATTCAAAATTAAAAACATTAATTTATAATAAAAAATATGGATATTGATAAACAAATTGCCTCGCTTGAAACAAAGAATGTATTTAACTTTGATTCTTCCCCTAAAATAATAGCTGCTAAACTATTAGTTATATTTGTTATTGGTATCTTATTAACATACGCAATTAAACCTATGACAATTGTTAATTTAAAATTTGATGGAGAGACTCAACGTTGCTCGTATGAAATTATAAAAAAACGATTATTTGTAGTGTCTATTTTTATTTCTATTATTCTATTTTTTATTTTATCAAATTTTAATATTATATAATTAACAAATGGCTGTTTCTCGTAAATATTGTCGTTCTACACCTGTTAAAAAAATGGGATTTTCTCAACGTTCTAGTTGTAAAGCTCAAGGTATAATTGCTAGAACTTCTAAAAAATTAAAAGGTAAAAAAGTTAAATCTTCTAAGTATAAAAAATCTAGAAAACTTAGAAAACATTCACGTAAATAAATTAATTTATATTATTATTAATTAATTTAATCTTTCACTTATTCGTTATATATTTTTCTTCTCAAACTCATCTAAATCTATATCTGGACCTCTAAATGTTTTCTTTTGTCCTTGAGATGGTGGCGCATTAAACGTTGGTTGAGCACTTGGATCATATGGTGAATAATTTCTATTAAACGATTGTTCTGGTGCCTTTTTTGAAGAGTTTCCTCCTGATACCATTTTAGTCATATATTTTATTCCAATAAACATAACGGCTTCTGATAAAAATAATCCTAACAAACGTAACTCTGGAGGCCATTTCTTATTATCTGAAATATAATTCTTTTCTCCAATTTCTGCTAAAATTGACTCATATTTATGTATTTTTGTTGCTTGTTGTTGAGCAAATCCTTGTATATCATCAAATTCCATAAAATTAATCAAAAAGACTTCTAATCCTTTAAATGCCATCACTAAATACTGCTTCCATTGTTCTGTAAATTGTGATATTTCTAAATCTTTTAGAATAAAATCATATTCTCTTTCCATCATCTTTAAATCACTGTGTTCAGTAAACTCTGGAATCTTTGCTCCTGGATATATACGACGAAGTCTTTGAAATTTATGTAATAAATCTCTCTTTTTTGAAATCTCTTCTTCTTCTACTTTTGTTAAATATGATAAATTTCTAACTCCTCCTTCAACCATTGGCTTTCCACTATTAATCTCTGATAAACTTGGAGGAATATTTGGATTGATTTGGATTGACTTTGGTTGTTCTAATATTGGCTGACTGGTTGGTTGACTATTTGATTGACTGATTGGTTGATTAGATGACTGAGAAACAGACTGTGACTCAGTTTTGTTAATATCACCACGTAATAATCTTGATAAACCGTCATTAGAACGATGTTTTTCTTTACGTTCACTTCTATCTTCTCTATGTTCTTCATTATCTTCGTATTTTTCTTCAGATTTTTTTTCTTCAGATTTTTTAGAAAATACTCCTAATATAGTATCATCGTTATCTACCTCAATCTTTTTCTTAGGTTCTGGTTTATATTCTTCTTTACTTCCTATACCAGAAGAACTTTCAAGATCTACTATACGTAAACTTCTTGATTTTTGTCTTGACTTTTTATCATCTGTTTCTGGAGAAGTAAATTTAAATTCTTCTTTTACAACAGCCGGTTGAACAGGAGGTTGTACTGGAATTTCTGCCATCATATGCTCTAATTCTGGAGGATTATAATCTTTTCCTATCATTTCTGGTCTTACCTTAGTTTTATTTTCTAATTGTTCTAAATATAAACGAGGCATTATAGGAAAATTTGGCATAATAATTTCAGGCTTCCTATCTAACGGAACCTTTACCACTTTTATTTTTCGTTTAAGAGGCATCTCTTTTAATCAATAATTCATTATTCTTTAAATAATTGTTAACATAAAAACAAAAATGATTTATAGACAATTTTTTTATTATTATAACAACAAAAATGAGTATTGACTTTTTTACCCTTTCAGAACCTGATTTCTATAATCACTTAATTCAACTTAGTAATTTATATTATGAAACATCATCTTCTCCTATATCTGATGAATCATTTGATAGATTAGTTGATATATATGAAAAAAGATTTAATAAATCTTGGACTTACCTTGGAAACTCATATCGTAATAGCGTTCAACTTCCTATTTATATGGGTTCTTTAAATAAATGTAAAAATAATCATCAAATTGATATTTTTAAAACTAGGATTAGTGATACTATAGTTTTAAGTGATAAAATTGACGGTATGTCACTTCTTTATTATAAAAAAGATAATAAAATTTCTCTATATACCAGAGGAGATGGTTTTAAAGGAAATGATGTTTCGTTTTTGTTAAAATATATTAATTTTCCTTCAACAAAAAAAACTACAATTGTTATTAGAGGAGAACTTGTAATGTTGAAAAAAATATTTGAACAAAAATATAAAGATCTTTATGACAATCCTCGAGCAATGGTTTGTGGTATTGTTAATTCAAAAGATAAAGAATATGATAAATTAAGAGATTTAACTTTTTATGCATATCATATTTATGACTTTGAAATTAATACTACATCTGATAGTTTTAAAATTTTAGAATCATTAAAATTTAATGTTCCTCATTACACTATATATAATACAAATTTAGTAGATGAAAAACTTTTATCTAAATATATTATTGATTCAAAACAATTAAGTAAATATGAGGTTGACGGTGTTGTTGTATCTGATAATAAAATTCACATTGAAAAATCAGGAGAAAATCCTAAACATACCATTGCTTTTAAAATTTTAGGTAACGTTTATGAAACTACTGTATTAGATGTAGAATGGAACTTGTCTAAATTTAATATATATAAACCCAGAATAAAAATTGAACCAGTAGTTATCGATGGTAGCACCATAAATTATACTTCTGGGTTTAACGCAAAATATATCTATGATAATAAAGTTGGAATTAACACAATTATTGAAATGACTAAAAGCGGAGATGTTATTCCTCATATTGTTAACATTGTACATCCTACGTCACATTTATTTCCTAAAGATAATTGGAAATGGTGCGATAATAAAATTGATATTCAACCTATAATTGAAACAGATGAAGTGTCTGATGTCATATTTATTAAACGTATTGTTTCTTTATTTGAAGCTTGTGAAATAAAAGGGATGAAAGAAGCAACAATTAAAAATATTATAACTAATTTAAAAATAATTGATGATAGAAAGTTTTTTAATATTAATAAAAATATGATAATGACTCTTGATAGAGTTGGAGATAAATCTGCTGATAATATTATTAATTCAATAAAAGATTTCAAACAATTAATAACACTTGATAAACTAATGATTGGGTCTTGTTTAATGCAGGGATTTGGTCCAAAAAAAATAAATGATGTTATTAATAACATACCAAAAGTATCTGACTATTTATTAAATAATAAAAATATTAATATAAATGATTTAGAAGGAGAATTAAAAGATATTGGTTTTAAAACCACAGCAAAGGCTTTTATTGTTTCATTGAAGAAAGTAAAAGAATATTTAGAAGAAAATCCAATGATGAAAGATTGGATTATAAACAAAGAAGTAATTGAACAATTTTCTCCAAAAGTTAAGAAACAAATAGATGAAAATATTATTAAAGTATTAAATAAATATAAACTAAACAGTAATATATTTTGTTTTTCTGGATTTAGAAGTCAAGAATTAGAAGAGTATATTACAAACAACGGAGGGAGTGTAGTTGATTCAATTACTAAAAAAGTTCAATATCTTATTGTAAAAGATTTAGAGAAAGGAGGAAGTAAAGTAGAAAAAGCAATAAAAAATAACATTATAATAATTAATTTAAACGAGAATTAAAAAGTTAATAAAAAAATAATATTATAAATTTATATTTATAATATTGTAATAAAAGAGAATGAGTTTAACTAACGAACAAACGAAACAGATAATGTTAAATATGTTCCCAAAAAAACAAGAACCTGTTCAATCTCAATATCAAACATATCAACAACCTCAATACAAACAACCTCAATTTGATGCATATCGCACGCATATGTTTGACCAAATGGATGGATATAATAAAATTAATAATAATATAAAAAAATGGTATATTTCTATTATGATCTCGATATTTGCTGTATTTTTATTATCTTCTTTTTCATTAAATTTTATTGATGAATTTTGTGCTAAGAAAAATATTGAAGCATTTGATTATAAAGGTGACCCGAAAATTATGTTAATTACTATATTATTCTTATTCTTATTTGCGTTTGTCAGAACCGTTTTAATGTTATTATAAAATGATTTTTTATAAAAAATTTGAATTTTTATCATATAAAAAAACATTATTTAAATAAATAACTTAGCTATATAAAAATGTCATTTCCTTCAACAGAATTTATTAATGCTTTTAATAAAGCTTACAAAAACGAGATTATATTAATCGCTGAACAAATAGCCACTAAATTTGATTTAGACTTATGCGATGTTATTAATTATGTAGAATCTATTTTAAATAACACTGAAAAACCTCAAGAAAAGAAAAAAGAAGTCACTAAAACTGATAAAAAAAAGATTATTCTAGACGATGAACCAATAGAAGAAGCAAAAGAAGAAAAAAAAGAAACCAAAAAGAAAACTGAAAAAGCAGATAATCCTCACGAAGGAAAAACTTGTCAACATAAAATGACTGCAGGTAAAAAGAAAGGAGAATTATGCGGAGATAAAGTTCACATTGACAGCAAGACTGGTATTTATTGTAAAACTCATTTGAAAAATGAAGCTGGTAATAAATTTTTACAATCTACTTTAAATACTAACGGAGAAGCTACAGTTGTTAAAGGTGATAAAGGAGATAAAAAAGAAGAAAAGAAAGTGACAAAAAAGAAAGAAGAAGGACCTTTAATAAACAATAATGCTAATATTAAAGAAGTAATTGAACAAAGAACCAGTCAAATCACTATTAAGAAAAATAAGAAATGGAATATTTATGAACATCCTGAAACTGGTCTTGTAATTGACCCTTTAACTAAAGAAGTTGTAGGTAAATTAAACGATGATAACGGATTAGTCTCTCCATTAACACCTGAAGATATTGATTTAGCAAAAACATTAGGATTTAAAAAAATCAAAATTCCAGACAATCTTCCAACTAAAAAAATAGAAAAATCTGAATTATACGACGACGATGAAGAAGAAGATGAAGATATTTCAGACGTTGAAGATGATGATGATGAAGAAGATGAAGAATAAATTAAATAAGACCTTATCGTAAAGTTAATTATATATTTAATAAATAAATATATAATTTTTATATAATATAATTATAAATGGATAGTAAACTAATAAACATCACTGCTAAATATTCATTAATAACTCAAGTAACAACAGTTATTGTTGATTATTTAGCTCTTCGGATAGAAATTCCAAAAAGATTATTAATTTTAAAACAATTATTAACACTTGAATTTATAGTTCAGTTAATTGAAACTACTTTTTATATATGGTTAGTATCTTCTCCTCATACTAATAAAGAAATTACAAATATTAGATATTACGATTGGTTAATCTCTACAAATCTTATGTTATTTACTTTAATAGCTTATATTAATCATTTATACGAACCAGAAAAAACATTACTTCAAATTTATCAAGAAAATAAACAAACTATTCATTCTGTATTGACTTTGAATACATCAATGTTATTTATAGGATATCTAGGAGAACTTAAAAAAATTAATATAAAACAAGCAGTATATGTAGGGTTTATTCCGTTTCTATTATATTATAATATAATATATCAAAAATACGTAAAAGAAGAAATATTGGTAAAAAAAAATATTTCAAATAGCAATAAGAAAGAAATAAAATTATTATTTTGGTATTTTTTTATAACTTGGAGTATGTATGGAATTAGTGCTTTATTTTCGTATGTTCCTAAGAATATTTCATATAATGTATTAGACTTATTTTCTAAAAACTTTTTTGGATTATTTTTATCGTATAAAGTATACTCTAATAAACTTAATTATAATAAATAAACTTCAAAAAACATTCTTGCTGTTTCTGTTTCTCTTAATATATTATTCCATGAAATAGTTAATCCATCAAAATTATATTTACTTGATACTCCGGTAATAATACCCTGTGTAATAGTGCATACAATATCATCTTCTAAATAATTATGTCCTGATTCATTTTCACAAACTAATAACTTAAGTTTACATATTCCTCGTCTATATGTTAAATTTTCAATAATATCTGACAAACAAATTGATGAATCATTATTAATTTCATTATTAAACATAAAATAATTTTGTTCTACATTAATTGACTTACAATATACTTCTCCGTTGTTATGTAAAGTAATATCTCCTATCTTTGTAGTTAAATTTGTAAAAACTGTATTATCATTTTCGTCTAAAGAAAATTGACTATCTCCTCTTTCACCTTGTTCTCCTTTTTGTCCTTGAACTCCTTGTTCTCCTTTAATTCCTTGAACTCCTTGTGGTCCTTGTTCTCCTCTTTCACCTTTAATTCCTTGTTCTCCTTTTTGTCCTTGTTCTCCTCTTTCTCCTTTAATACCTTGATGTCCTTGTTCACCTTGTGGTCCTTGTTCACCTCTTTCACCTTTAATTCCTTGTTCTCCTTTTTGTCCTTGAACTCCTTGAGGTCCTTGTTCACCTCTTTCACCTTTTTCACCTTGTTCTCCTTTTTGTCCTTGTTGAGACATTGCGGTATATTGTTGCATTACACTAGGAACATTTGCGTTTGTTCTAACTCCAAATCTAATAGGATTTCCAACGTTATTTGTAATCATTTTTATTATAAAAATAATTATAACCTTTTAAGTTTATTTTTTATCATATATATAATAAAAATGGTATATTATTGTTTGTTAATAATTTTATTATTTTTAATATTTTTTTATAGAAAACCTTCTGTTATGATTATTCGTAATAATGAAGATATAGTTTATTCTCCTGCATATGGAAAAATTATGGATATAATATATAATAAAGATAATACAATCAGAATTCCAATCTTTTTATCTCCTTTTGATATTCATTATCAATTATATCCTATAGGAGGAATTTTAACAAATATTTTATATGATAATACTGGAAAATATGAACTTGCTTATAAAGTTAATAAAAGTAATCAAAATGAAAAAGCAATACATACAATTATAAATAAACACGGAGAATTTAAAATATTTCAAATAGCTGGAACTATAGTTAGAAGAATAAATTATTTTAATAAACCTATTACAAAAATTAATACAGGAGAACTTTTAGGCATTATTCACTTTGGTTCAAGAGTTGATATAATTATACCAAATGCTAATATCTTTAATTTAAAAGTTAAAAAAGGAGATAGAGTATCAGGAATGAATACTATATTAGGATATTATTAAAATTTTTATTATATTATATATAATAAAAATTATTTAATGTTTACAAGGTAATACATGTTTTCAAATTTCATTAAAAGTTCTTGTTGTTTTTTAAATGGTAATATTTTTAATCTTCTTTGAAACGATGATAAATGTGTAAAACGTTTACTGCTTCTAATTTTTTCTCTACTTATTTTCTCGTGACAACAAGTTATATCTAAACCAGTTTCTTCTTTGAATTCTCTAAACCCACAAGATTCAAAATTAAATAAATCAGTTGATTCCATTCTTCCTCCTGGTATTGTTATTCTTGGCGTTGGATATTTTCTTGCATATCTTCCAAAACCTCTTGGTTCAATATTTAATAAAACAAGATCTGTAGAACTAGAGTCTTTAAAATAAGGTAAAAATTTATTTAGTGCTTTATAAATGTGTTTTGTAGTAATTTCATTTATATTATCTATATAATTTAATTCTTCGCAATTTTTAAGATTAATAACAAGTTCTGAATCTTCTATTAAAAAATCTGTAACCATTCTAACTGGAACTCCTAAAAGAGCACAAGTTTCTTTTGTAGGAGTTCCATCATAATCTTTTTTTATCATATAAACTCCGTTTACTAATTTATTAGCTCCATATTTTACAAATTTTAAGGCAGATATAATTGCTAAAACATATGCCCCTCTTTTACAATTATTTTTTTTATGCCAATAATCTCTAAATTGTCTTTCTTCATTATTTTGAACACGAAAACTTGAAAATTTATCATTTAAACTAATATTGCAATCTGATTGTTCATCTGAATCTTCTCCGTCACTGGAAAGATTCTCTTTTAATTCTCCTTTCTCCTCCATATATTATATATATATAAAGATATTTTTTAATTCTCAATAACTTTTTTTTAAATTATTTATATTTTTTTATAATACTATTATATTAAATGAGGTCTACTAAACACTCTACTAAACGTAGTAAAAAACACTCTACTAAACGTAGTAAAAGACAATCTACTAAACGTAGTAAAAAACATTCTACTAAACGTAGTAAAAAACACTCTACTAAACGTAGTAAAAGACAATCTACTAAACGTAGCAAGAAACAACAAAAGAAAGGAAATATAACATATAGTCCAAAGAAGCATAAGTTTGTTTTATCTCATAACATTAGCAGACATCAACGTAATATCTTTTTAGGTAATACTTTACATCATACTTTAGCTAAATTTACTCCTGTTAGTTCATGTAATGGTCTTTGCACTGATAAGATTTAAATATTTTACATTATTTTAATTCCCTTCTTAAAAAATCCTCCAACAGGAACTTGAACATCAGGATTATAATATGGTCTTGTTATTCTATCAGAATATTCTCCAAAATTACTTAACTTGTTTAATGAAATTTTATCTTGTGTTTCTCTTTGACCACCTTCATTATATCCAGTATCCATCTTAATATTTGTTGCTAAAGAATATAAAGGGACATTTCTGTCTAATATAACATCAGGTTGTTCAACTTGAATAACTAATTGACTATTACCCATATTTGGCTGAACTAAAGAATAAGTATAATCTTTAAGTTTAATTTCTTTTCCATCTGGAGTATTAACAACGATAGGTTTACTAAATGCTGCATTAACTGCCATATAATTCTTTTCTTTAATATTAGCATTAACATTAATAGCTGTATTTGTCTTTGGATCATATAAAACAATACTACTAAAATTAGTTCCAATTGCTTTGAGTAATGTATCTTTAATCTTTGTCTTATCAACATCTCCTTTAATAGTTGTGCCTCCCATAAGAGTAGTATTAGACATAATATTTTGAGCTGATATTTTAGTGGTGATAGCTGAAGCATCTTTAAAGTGTTCTCTTTCATAAACTTCTTCTGAAGCAGCAGTATAAACAGAAGGATTAGAACGAATTAATCCACCATTACGTTCAACCATAGCAACTTGTTTGACTTGAGTTCTGTCATAAAATCCGGAAACAGAAATTGGAGCGTTTCCTGGATTAGTTGCAATTGCATAGTTTTGATGACTTCTTGGAGCACTAATAGGTTGAAGAGTTTCAAGTGGCATAAGTGGAGGTCTAACAACATCAACTTTGTAAGCTGTTTTTGCACCTTGTCCAGCGCCGTAGTCAACTTTAACCATAGGATTACGTCCTCTGGCATATACAGCAATACCATCGTTAATTCTGGTTGGATCACCGTAAGGAGAATCTGTTCTAATCATATAATTAACATCTCCCATTTCAACCCTTTCCTTCTTTCTAGTAAAAATAGCTTTTGGTGGGTCTCTATAAATAAATGGTCTGTCTGCACCTACAGGATTTACACCTGAACCTTTATGAACTTTCAATGCGCTTTTTGCATACATTCTTTTTTATTTATTATAAATAAAAAAGATATTTTTTTAAAAGATGTTTCTAAATATAATTTAAAATATTATTATTTACAATATAAATAAAATATGAGTATGCAGATTTTTGTTAAAACCTTAACTGGTAAGACTATCACTCTTGATGTCGAATCTTCTGATACTATTGAAAATGTTAAAGCAAAGATTCAAGACAAGGAAGGCATTAACTTATAATGGTGCCGAAAAGTGTCACACTATATACATTAAGGCTCTGTATATAGAAAAATGTTTGTTATCCTTAATATGAAACTGATTTAAATATGTATTTTTACAATATAAAATGAACAATGATGTTTTTAAAATATGGATGGCCGGATTTTATGAAGGCGAGGGAAGTATTTCTAATGATATAAGTAATAACAATAAATTAAGATTATGTATATCTCAAAATGATGTAACTCCTTTAGAAAAAGCTAAAGAAGTATGGGGAGGTAGTGTAAGACAAAGAATAAGAAAATCTCCTGCGTCGGATAAGATTTGCATTGGATATGAATGGAGAATAGGACATACGGAAAGTTTAAAATTCATAGAAGATATTAGACAATATATGATTATTCCATATAAAATAAATCAATTAGAAAATGCATTAAAAACATCAACTGTAAAACTAGATAGAAAATTTAAATGTAAACTATGTGAAAAAGAATATGCTTCTCCTTCTGGAAGAACACGGCATTTTAAATCAGAACATACAAATACAGATACTAGTCAATAATTTATTATTGGCAAGACCTTCAAATTGCGGGAACACCCTTAGAGCTTTAGTTACTATTTTTATTTTGAAAAAAATAAAAAGAACCCAGTTAATTGCTGGCTCCAATAGTAATAAAACTAAAGATTGGGCAATCCGCATCCAAGCTCCTAAGTTCATTATGCAAGAATATGGAGAAGGTTCAGAGACTAGATGGAGGTCGGTTTGAGAAGAGTAGCAATCTTCAATGATAGCTTAAGGTATAGTCCAGTCCTAATTGGAAACTTTTAGGCAGGTACGCCCACCTGATCAACAACGTTTAATATTTGCAGGAAAACAATTGGAATCCGATCGCACTTTAGCCGATTATAACGTTCAAAAAGAGTCAACTTTACATCTCGTTTTACGTCTTAGAGGAGGAAGTATGTCTAAAACTGAACTTTTAATTATGTTTAAAAATAATTTATTAGATTTTTTATCAAACCTTATTGAACAATTTCCAAAGGAAGGTGATTTTGTTTTATTAAAGATTTTATTAAGTGACCAAGTTCCTATCGATGAAGCAATGAAAATCTTCTCTGATAGAATTCTTCCTTATGTTGATATGATTAAAGCCAGAGATGAACGATTCTTCTTAGAATCTACTGATTTATTTGAAGGAATTGCTAATGATAAGGTTAATTATTTTAGAAATATCTGGCTTTCTCCAAACTTAAATCAAGAAGATAAGGATAATTTATGGAAGTGGTTTAGATTATTTTCAAATCTTGCAGTTAAATATTCTCAATTTAATTAATGTTTTTCTTCATCTATTATCCGTTGTTCTTCTTCTTGATTAATTATATCTGAAGGAGTTATCTTCTTTTTTCTTAAATAATGAGATATTTTAGTTGTAAATAATCTTATAAATGAACGATACATATATTGGTCTAATGAATCGTAAGTTGCTAAGTCAACAAAAGCAGCTGAAAGATCAAAATGTTCTCTCTCAACAAAAAACAATAAAATTAAAATTAATATAGCATAAATCCACCAAGGCATTTATCTTTTATTTATAAATAAAAGATAAATTGAATTTTTATTATAATTTTTATTTTATATCATCTTCAAAAATGAACTTACAAGTATTTAATAAATATCTTCACTTTATTCATCCTCATATCTCTTTTAATTATAATGAAAAAACTAAACAAATTTCTACTACTGCTATAAACCCAATTGACAATGGAACTCTTATACTTCTTGAAGAAGGTATTGTAGGAACTACCAAACAAGTCATTCGTCAAATGTCAAAAGAAGAAGAACTTAATAATTTATTATATCCTCGTGAAAATAATTCAGACCTTGAAATCATTAGAAAAAAATACAATCATAACGCTTTTGAATGGGATGAAAAACAAAAAACTTATGGTCTTTTTTATACTATTAGTAGAATAAATCATAACTGTGTTCCTAATGTATTTGTCGTCGAAGTTACAAATCTCGGTAAACCTTTGTTCGCTGTTTTTTCTATAAAAGATATTAAAAAAGGAGATGAAATTATGCTGTCTTATGGAGATGACGTTGGTCATTCTAATCATACCATATTTAATTGGAAATGTGATTGCGGATTAACTGATATAGAAAGAAAAAAAACATTTAATAAAGCACAAAAAAGCGCACACGACTATCTTAAATTTGAATATCATTATTTAACTTTTTTATTAAATTGTTATGAAGAAGATGAAAATGTATGGGAGGAAGAAAACGATATTCAAAATTGCGAATATAATTAAAGTTAAAAAAATGTATTATTAGATTAATTTATAAATAGTTACAGGATAATCTGGACATTCTTTTCCTCCATTTTGAGCAGGAGATTTAATATTACTTTTAGTTCTAGTACCAACTAAATATGTTTTATTGGGATCTAATAAACTTGGGTCAGTATAAATTATACCAGACAATGCAAAAGATTCTAATATTTTATTTTTCTTATTCAATAATTCACTTCCTAATATAACTTTATTATCAAATTGATAATCGTCTTCGTTAATAATTAAACAAGATAATTCTGCTGGTTTTGGTTCTTCTGTAGTTAATGGTGGTTCTTCTGTAGTTAATGGTGGTTCTTCTGTAGTTAATGGTGGTTTTTTAGGTATTTGAGAAGTAGTTTTAGTAAAAAAATAAAAAAAAATACTACTACCTATTAGAAGTATTATAACTATAATAATTATTGGATTCATTTTATATTAATAATTATTTTTTATAATTATTTTTTATAATTATTTTTCTTTTATAATTATAAAAATGAAACAAAGCACTTATATAATAATATTTTTGTTATTAGTAATCATATACAATTTAATGATTACCGACCAGTATAGTTTTTTAGAAAGATTTGCTTTAAGTGGAACTGTAGTGACTGATATAAGTCAGTTAGACCCTACTAAATTTTACTTAGTTGGTACTAGAACTAAAAGTAATATTAAATCTCCTGCTCAAAACGGAGGAACAGAATGTCCAGATTATCCTGTAACTATTTATAAAGAAGCTGCAGTAGTTAACGCTGATTGTATATCTCCAACAGCAGCTATTTCTAGTGTTCCAGATGATACTTTTTATTCTTATGGAACTTCATCTGTTCCTGGTGTTGTTATATTCCCAAGATTTTTTACTACTAATATTACATTTAATATTCCTATCACTAGTACTACAAATGACAATGCAACTAAAAGTATTTCATATAATTTGAATGGTCAAGTTTTACTTGTTGGAGAAACTTCTGGAAACGCTTATTGGTCAAGTAATTTTGGAGCATCAAATCAATCTTTTAATGTTATCCCATCAGGGGTTGTTAAATTTGATAATGCTTCTTTGGGTATGGGTAACGTTACTGCAGGAGGAAGATCTCTTCCTACAAATGATAAATTAATATACGCGGGCACTCTTACTGGAGGGTATGCACCAATTCAAAATAGAACTAGTTATTATTACGGAACTCAACAAGCTATTGGTACTGTTCCAAATATTCAAGGACATGCAGCTGGAACATATGATAATATATTTATGACAATAGGACTAGATGGTAATGTATTCCTTCAGCAACAAGGTTCTTATTATTATAAACTGGTATGGTCTCAACAACCAGGAAAAGCATCAAGTATCAGTTTAGACAAAACAGTTGCTACAATAGTTCAATATAAACCTGCTTCAGGAACTACTTTAGCCAGTAGTATTATTTTTATGGTTTCTTTACAACCAGGTGGTAATGTTGCTAATGCTCCTGGAGGTATTGGTGCTGAAATTTCTACGTTAAATACAGTTGCATTTAAGAAGGTTCTTGGAAGTCCTAATAATATTTCATACGTGTGTGCAGGAGAAGACCTTAGAGCATTTGCTGTTGATGCTGATGGAAATATATTAATTTGTAATAATATTACTACAGCAAGTACTCCATCAGATTGGATTATACTTCCAAAAATATCTAGTGTTGTATTTAGTAAAGTATTTTACAGACAAACAAGTAATGATATTGCTTATGCTTTAGATGTAAATGGAAAAGTTTATGTACAAAAAGGTGTAAATGCAATGTTTAAACAATTATTTAATTTGATTGCTTAAAAATATATTATTAATATATATTAATAATGAGTATTGTATCTTATTCTTATGATAAATTTAAAGAAAGTTATCAAACGAATCTTAATAGAAATTATATTGTTAGGGTAGATTTTAGAAATTGTTTATCTTGGTTTCACCCAAAAACTAATGGAGCAATTATTAATATATTTGAAAGCTGTTGTCCATTACATACAACAGCAAAAAGAATAAAACAACATATTTATTTTATATTTGATTCTCAAAGAGAATTAAATACATTTTTAAAAAATGTTAATGGAAAATTTCCACATTCTAAATTAAATATTCATGTTACAAATATTTTGTGGAAATAGTATTAAAAATATGAGGATATTTACTCTTTACTTCTACCATCATAACTCTTGTTCTTAATCCTGACGTACTCCAATCGTGGTCTCTATTATGAAAATAAATTGGAATTGATAATTCATATCCTGTATATTCTTTTCCTTTCCAATCACTTCCTAACACTCTAATATCTGGTTTTAAATGTACTAAAATTTTATATAAATCATCTTCTGTTGCATAATCAATCACATAATCAATATATTTAATTGATTGTATCATTATCTTTCTTTCTTCAAAGCTTTGAATTGGACTATTTTTATTATTACGATTAATTGTTGGATCAGTATGTAAACCAATAACTAATATATCACCTTGACGTTTGGCATCTTCTAACATTTTAATATGACCTGGATGAAGTAAATCAAAACAACTAGCAGTAAATACTATCTTTTTACCATTACATTCTTTTTTAATAATGTTAATTTGGTCAATAATATGATGTGTAAATAAATCTTTTTCGTGAACATGAACAATAGAATAAGACATCTTTTATTTTAAAATGCTTTTTTTTAAATTTTGTTTAAATATTTAACATAAAAATGACCAGTTGTTTTAAACTCGTAAATTTATTAAGATATAAACAATTTAATTATAATATCGCATTATATGAGTTTGAAAATCCTTATAAATTTAAACAAATATATAATAAACACTTTTTAACTCTTGACTCAATTAAAGATGATTATAAAATAAAACATCTTAATAATTTTAATAATATTTTTAAAATAAATCCTGATAATCCTCAAGAATTAAAAGAACTTTGGAATTGTTACTTAGAATATAAATTATTAAAACATAAATACGCCTCTGAAAATTATTTTTATTTAATACCTGATAAAATGTCAAATTCAATGTATGGGTTTGACCATCCAATCAAACTTCAAAACGTATTACCATTTAATTAAAGTTAAAAATTATTATCTTTATATATTATATATAAAGATGTCTAATATAAAATCTTTTCAAACACCCTTAGAATATGATTATTTATTTAAAATAATTATTATAGGCAATTCCGGAGTTGGAAAATCAAGTTTATTATTAAGGTTTACAGATAGAATTTTTGAATATTCACACGTATCTACTATAGGAGTAGATTTTAAAATTCAAACTATTCAATTAGATAATAAAATAATTAAAATGCAAATATGGGATACTGCAGGAAATGAACGTTTTAGAACAATTACTACTTCTTACTATAGAGGGTCTCATGGAGTTTGTATAGTATTTGATTTAACTGATAAGCAAAGTTTTGAAAATATTAATTCTTGGTTTACTGAAATAGAAAAATATGCTTCTAATAATATTAAAAAAATATTAGTTGGTAATAAATGTGATATTTCAAAAGATCGTGAAATATCTTATAAAGAAGCTAACGAATTTGCTAACAAATTAAATATTCCGTATATTGAAACATCTGCTAAAGATTCAATCAATGTTCAAGAACTATTTATTAATCTAGCAAAAACTCTTAAAGAAGATAAACTTAAAAAAGAATATATTATACCGGAAGAACAAGTCTCACTAATCGGTAAAGATATTACTATTAAATCTTCTTCTTGTTGTTAACAATTATTTAATAATCGTTATTTATTAAATAATTTAAAACAAAAAATATTATCATAAAAATGAGTCAAGCTGGTTCTATGGATCAACTTAAGAATCAGATATTAACTATATCTGCTCTTAAAAATGATGGAAATCTTTTTACTATTATTCAATCCTTCTTATTAGTCTGTATTATTGAACAACTGTTTATGTGTATTCCTACAGTCAAAAATTTTATTGGTCGTTATGTAGAACATTGGTTTAATAATGCTAAAAAGAACATCGTAATAAGTAATAACATTCCCATCACTTTAACAAAACAATCGTCTATCATCTTTTCAAGAAACTTTAAAACAAATATTCCTGAAAATGAATTAACGGACTCTATTATAGAATATATATCAGGACTTAATAACAGTAAATTTGTCAAATATAATAAGTTTTTTTATGTTTGTCATACTGATGTTATTGAACTTGATAATAAAGTAAATGCTGTCGTTAAGAAAACTGTGTTTACTACTGAAGGAGATATAGAACAAACTGAAATTGAAATATTTTCTTATTATTATGACTTATCTGAACTTCATAAGTATGTTAATAAGATATTAGAAACAAGTCGTGCTAAGAGACATAATAAGCTTGGTGAAAAGATTTATTATTTTAATGAAATTAGTGCTCCTCTAACTTTAAAAACTGATGGAACATTTAATTATGCAAACAGTAAAGCAACTATTTCATTTAATCTTACCGAATTTAATACTTCAAAAACTTTATCAAACATTTATGGAGAAGGCATGGAAGTTGTTAGAAAACGTATTGACTTTTTTAATAATAATCGCGATTGGTATGCTAAAAAAGGTGTTCCTTATACTTTTGGTTTATTGATGCACGGTAACCCTGGCTGCGGTAAGACAAGCTTAATTAAAGCCATTGCAAATGTTACTAAACGTCATATTATTAATATCAGTTTGAATAAGTTTACTACTAAGACACAATTAAAGAATTTATTCTTTTCTGATAAAATTACTATTGATAAACCAGGAGGTATGACTGAAAATCTTATCATTCCTATTGAAAAACGTTTGTATGTTGTGGAAGATATTGACTGTGCAACCGATATCGTATTAGATAGAAATTATGTAGAAACAGGAACTCCTAATAATATTGGAAAAGAAAGTCCAAAGACAACTAGTATTGAAGAAATTAAAATAAAAGATGAAGAAGATTATAATAATTTTAAGAATAAGTTAAAAAATAAAGACAAAAAGATTCCTCATATTATATCACTATTCGAGGATGCTTATAGTATAGCTCGTATGGAAAGAAAGATTACATTAGATAATTTTAATGAAAGACATAAAATCAGACGTAGTAAATATATAAATATAGGAACTCCTCAAGAAAAAACAGAATATTACGATGAGTTTATAAATAGTATACCTCAAGATCTTGAAATATTATTAACATACTACGATGACTTTACTGTTAGTAATCATTGGTCTATTGTTAAAACACTTATTGATTTGTTATGTCAAGTTTATACAAATACTAAATCAAAAGAAAATAATGTAGAGACTGGTAGTATAGATGAACAACATATGAATAAACTTTATTCCAACTCTGAATTTATAGGAGATTCAGCTGATGAAAATTTTATGACTGCTAATGAAGCATATAATGAAGTTGCTAAAAAAGAAGCTCTTAATGAAGATGATAATTATTGTACGTTTAAAAATATACAAAGTCAAACTGATATGCTTATTATAAAAGAAATTGTAAAATTAAGTCCAGAGAATTTATTATCACATTTAGGATATTTTCCAATTACTCCTCTTATGAAAAAATTTATACATAAAGCTGTAACTGATTATAATACCTTTTCTTATTTTTCTGGATTATATATTCCAAGGACTATTGATTCAATAAAAGCATCAACTGCTATATCAGAACTTAAAAAAATATTTCTCACTGCTTCTTATGGCTCTAAATTTAAAAATGTAGAAGAAATTGACGTATATATTAAAACAAGAGATGAGAGTCTTCAACAATTCTTATCAAAGTCAATTAAAAATCGCAAAGACACATTATTAAATGAAAATTATTCTGGAAGCACTTTAGCTCATCAATTTTCTGAATATGCTACTGTGGAAGAATTATTAGATGAGATGATTAACAATAAAAAGAAAATAGATAAAGAAGACATTAGAAACTCTAAAAATAAAGAATCAATGAAAGAAAAATCATTAAACGATGTTTTCTTACAAATAAAGAATGAAATGAAAGTAGTTAAATCAGACCCAAGCGGTATGGATGGTATGTTTAATGATGTAAATCAAAAGAAAGAAGAAGCTAAGAAATTAATTGATAATCTTAGCAGCGAAGAAATTAATTTATCATTTTTATTAAACATTTTAGATGGTGTTTTAGAAACTCCTGGACGTATCTTAATTATGTCAAGTAATTATCCTGAACGTTTAGACAAAGCTTTAATTCGTCCTGGAAGAATTGATTTAATGATTGAATTTACTAAGTGTTCTGATAAGACTATTAAAGAAATGTTATCTTCATTCTTTGAGATTAATCCAGTTGTATTATCTATTCATAGATTTCCAGAATATCAATACACTCCAGCAGAAGTGAATCAAATTATGTTTCAAAATATTCATAATTGCGATGATGCAATTCGTATTCTGTTAGAAAAGAGAGTTTAATTATATCGTTCTAATAGAACTTATTGAAAGATTGAATTACAAAAAAATAATTATATTTTAAAAATATGTTTTTAAAATATAAGAAATGTCTTATCCTGCTATTATTCAAATGTTACCAGCTAATACATTACAACAACAAGTTCCTGATAATAGACCAAGACTTGATACTCCTTTATCAACTCAACCTTATCAACCTGACAAAAAGCCTCAACTAACCGAACATATTGTTTATTTAGTAAATGTTAAGCCAAGATGGAATATCGGTCTTTGCGAATGTTGTGATAGCACGTCTGTATGTTTACAAGGTGCATTTTGTCCTTGTATTTTATATGGAAAGATGAAAAGAAATGTAGACGGTCAACCTTGTTGTGGAAATTGTTTAAAGTATATGTTTTGTGCAACTTGTGTGCATGCTGGAGCAAGAAGAAAGATTAGAACTAAATATAATTTGCCAGCAAGACCTTGCAATGATTGTTGTGTGACTTTTTTTTGCAGTCAATGTGCGTTATGTCAAGAGTATCAAGAAGGTTTTACAGAACATAGATGTGCGATTCCAGAAGAACAAAAAATGACAATTTAAAAAAATATCTTTTATATATTATATAAAAATGATTTCCAAAATAACTACAAAAACTGATAAGAAATGCGAAACTTGCAATGGATTTCTATATATCGTTTCTCAGTCAGTTTATATAACTAAATCAAAATATATTAAATTACGTTGTTGTGAATGTAACTATGAGACGATTGAAAGTCTTAATTTAAGACCAAGAATAAATACATTGTAAAATTAAATTAGTGTATTATTAAAATTAACTTTAATAATATACTTTAAATACTATTTGAATAAACACCATAAATAAACTCATGTCTAATATCTAAACAATATTTTGCTTCTTTTCCGCAAACTGAACTTTCATATTTACTTCCATCATAAACAGCTATTGTAATATCTTTAAACATTCTACGAAAATCATAATTATTATGATGTTTTCCTATCATAAAACGATATTCTAAAACACTTCTTTCAATATTATCAGCCCATTTTGGATTAGTAGAAATTTCATATGCATCTCCGCCTTGACAACTACAACAACTTCCCATTTTTATAATAATCATTGTTATATTTAAGTTAAAAAATCATTTTACATTATATATAAAAAATGGACGACCAACCTTTATTAAATAAGTCAGATAAAGAAGGATTAATACAACGACTTCAACGTTTAGAAAATGAAATCCAAGAAATTAAAAAAGAAATTGGTCCACCTCAAGAACAAAAAATGAATGAAGAAAAATCACCAGATTGTTGCGAAGATTGTGCTCAGTGTTGTGTTGCTTTTTCATTATGTTGTGTTATTAATAATGCTCGTTAAAAAAATTATTTACAATTTAAATAAATAATTTTTAAGTAAAATGTCAGAATACTGTTCTTATGGAGACTTTTGTAAGGTTGATTTACAGTTAAACAAAGATGATTCTCAACATCGTCATCATATTACTTGTCCAAAATGTAAAAAAATGTTAGAGCCTATTTATAGACAAGATAGCAAAGTTTATGACTGTGATTGTTTTTGTGCTGAAAATGTTCATTATTCTTGTAAATGTGGAAATACGTTTAAAAAGAGTTTTGAATGTACTGGTGGAAATTATGATGAAGACGATGAATATGAAGTTGAATATTCAAGTAGACCAAAAGTTTAAAGGTAAATATTTATTATTTAAATTATTAAAATAATAAATAAAAGATGAAAGAAAAACATATCAAAGCTTTTATGGAAACTGCTAAAGTCTTTGCTGAATGTTCTACTGCTAATCGTCTTCACGTTGGCTGTATCGCTGTTAAAGATAATAAAATTATTAGTATTGGTTATAACGGAACTCCAAACGGTTGGAATAATGTTTGCGAAGACGAAAATAATAAAACTCTTCCAGAAGTATTACACGCAGAAAGTAATATGTTAATGAAATTAGCAAGAACTACAGGAGGTGCAGAAGGGTCATCTGTGTTTATTACTCATTCGCCTTGTTTAGAGTGTGCAAAGTTAATTTATCAAAGTGGTGTGAAAGAAGTGTATTATGATATAGAATATAGAAATGATGAAGGAATAAAGTTTTTAAAGAGATGTGGTGTAGAAGTAAAAAAATTATAAAAATCTATTTCTAAAATAATTTGCAGCATCTCTTAATACATTTGCTTGAGTATTTAATTGATGTTCTTCATGATTATTAATAACACGATTAAATAAAATATTTAAGGTTGTATGATTATTTCTGAGATAACGTGATAATAAAACAAATTTTAATGGATTTTCTCGTTTAAGATCTTCAAGATAAAGGACAAGACAAATAAACATCCATACTTTTTTTTCTGTTCTTTTCATTATTTATTATTAATAATGAAAAGTTTTAAATGTATTTTAAGCAGATTTTGGCATAACCTCACTATAAAGAGTATAAGCTTGTAAAAGGAACATAACTAAAATAAGAACAAACAAGATTCTAGAAGTATTAACAGCATTCTTTCCAGAAGTGTTTCTATCTTCAGCTGGACCAGTAGTAGTAGTAACCGCAGTAAGATTAATAATACCGATAATAAGTAAAGCTAACACAGCAAGTGATTGAAGAATAACTGACATAGATGGCATCATCATTTTGACTTTTATTTGTTATAAAGAAAAAATAAAAATTTTATAAAAATTTTAATAAAACGTATACATACACTTTATTTTCAGATTTAAAAATAAATATATAAGTATTTTCAAGCTGTTCGTCTATGGTTATTTCTTCTTGTTTTATATCTCTTCCATCATATATATAAAATATCAAGTTAGTATTATTTACTGAATCTTCACTATCTCTATCTGTTGTATTAATTTTATTTTTATTAAAATACCTTGATGTATATATTGCATTTCCTACATTTGATACTTTTTGTGCTAAAAATGTATATCCTTCCATTATATCCAAGTTACTCAAGAAAAATGTATCTTCGTTTACTGATGGCGGTAAACTAAAACTTTTATAATTTAACGTTGGATCAATATTATATAACGCAAGTTCTTTCTTTGTATAATAAATTGTAAAATGCTCAGATTGTTCAAAGTCTTTCGAAGTTGTATAAAAGTTTGGAATATACTTTTTTGTTTTATAACTTATTACTGTATAGATATCATTTTTTGTAATAGAATATAAAGCATATAATAAACGTTTTTTCATTTCTTCATTTGTAGCGATTAAATATTTTTTACTTTGAACAAAAGAATCATTTTTTAAAGATAATTGTCTAACTTTATTTTTATATTCGTGGGTTGTTTTTATTGTAATATATTTATCAAACTCAACTACGTATTCTTTTAATTTATTATTAAAATCATCGTTATTATTTAACTTTAATAAATTGTCTAATTCTTGATTATATTGTTTTGAAAATAAATATAACATATACGAGGTCAACATATTTGACAAACGAATAAAATAATTATATTGTTCTAATAACGAAATGCCAACGCCTAATGGGGCTATATATTCGTTTATTTTACTATCATAAATATTTCTTGTAATAGTATTTACATTTTCATAGTTGTTGGTATAGATAAATCCTTTCATATCATTTTTAATAAAATAATAACCAATTAATATAGATTTGTTTTCAAAGTTTGTATAAAGAACTTTTTGAATATTTTTAATATTTTCACTTTCAAAAAATTGTTTAATTAATTCTGTAGAATATTTATCAATAGATATTGAACTTGTATAGTCTGGTTTTCCTTTCTCAAAGTTTTGATAATCAAATGAAGACAATGGAGAATTATAAATGGTAATAATTTGATTTTCTATTTTTAATTTTATTTTTCTAATTTTTCCAACACTATCTTCAATTTGACTTGTTAATTTATTTTTTAATTTTACATTATTTGTTAAAATATTAAGGGTTGATGAATATAAACTAAATAATTTTTTAATAAAAGAACTATCGGTGTCAAATATTTTTGTAATTGTTCCTTTTACTTTATCGCCATTTGATACATCTGTTTCTAAAACAATTAATTCAGTTTGAGGAAATAATACTTTATCTACTTCTGCTCCATACGTTCTAAACAAAATAACAGTTTTTTCAAAAAGGGCTTGTTTTTCATTTATAATAAAATATTTTTTAAAGTATGGAGAGCAGAAGGAGCCAAGTTTATTTTCATTTTTATTTCTACAAAATAAAATAATATTAACTTGAAATAAATTTTCAAGAATATTTAAGAATTGTAGAGGATCAATATTTTCATTATTATTTAATATTTTAATAACATCAGATGGAAATATCATATTTTGACTTGTTAAATTATAAGGAACCAGTTTCATTATCTTTGAACGAATACTTGAGACGGTTGTATCAATGTCTTTTGCTTCAATTAATGATTCAATTACACTATTAATAGAGGTATTAACACCTTTACGTAAAAATCGATGAGTTCCTAATAAAGTATTAATTTCAACTGTATTTAACAATGCAGTAATATTTGGAGGTAAAACTCCATATCTGTCTTGTTTTAAAATTTTATTAGTTTTAATAATATTATCAAGTTTTTTTTCACCTATACCTTTTTCATCTTCGTCATCAATTTCTTTTTCAATTTTCTTTCCAGATAGATCTACAATTTTATTTTCATAATCATAACGAAGATAACCTTGTGTTGTATGAGGATTCTCATAACAACAAGGTAAAATTCCAAATTTATCAGAATTTGGTAAATTACTTGCTCGATAACCTATATAAGGATGAGAAGAACTTTTACAAGTATACCAAGCTTGTCTTCCTTCTGTTGCTGTTAAAGGGAAAAGCATAACGTCATTACCTTCTTTTATTTCTTTTTCTGCATCTTTTTTATTTAATATAGCAATTGGTTGATTTGTGCAAAATCTACCATAACCACTTACATAAATTTCAGGAAAAATATCTCTTAAATCATCGCTTTCTTCTGCAATAATCATTTTCTTTTTTATAATTTCTTTAATGTTTGGAATATAGGGTGTGTAATAGTCAAAAAAATCGTCTTGTTTATTAATAAACATATAAACTAAACATTCTTGAAGAGTTTGAAGGGAATGTTTTAAGAAAATTTCTGATTTTGCTTTTTTAATATCAATTCTAATAATATTATCACCCACATCGACTTTTCCTTGAAAAGTTTCTACTTCTTCATCTGTTGGTTTTGTAATCGTTTTAATATAAGCTGAACAAGAAATTGAATTAAATAAAAGAAAACGAATACCACCTTTTATTTTTTCTATTTTAAAACTTTCATTAATAGTCATAACTGAACTTACAATATTATTGTTTAATGCATAATCATAAATAATTTCTCTAGGTAGTTTAATTCCTTTAAAAATTAAATATCCTTTACCAAAAGTTTCTCTAAGTGTCATATTTTGTGGCGCATCAATTGGCTTAATATTGTTAAAAAATCTTGTTAAAATTAATGTTTCATTTATAACTAATTCACCTCCTTCAGAAACTATACTATATTTATATTTAAAAATACTATCAGTTTCTAAAGTTTGATCAATTTTTATAACAACATAATTTACAGCTTTTGGAGAAGAGAGGTTAGAATCGCTTTCAATTGCATCTTTAAGAATATAAAGACGAAGTGATTCTGTATTTTCATCTTCTGGTTCGAGCCATTGAATTGGAGTTGTGAAATAATTTAATATTTTATAAAATTTAGAAATTTTAACAAAAGGCATTTCTCTATTTGGTATGAAGCGATTTAAAAGTTCATAAATGTCAACTTTTAATTCAAATTCTCCATCGTATTTTGTTTGAGTTTCTTTGACTTCAGACATATAAGCATCTTTAATTTTTGAAAGTTTATAATCTTTAAGAAGAGAAGCTTGTTTAAAATTTTCAAGTTGAGTTTTAAGACGACCTTCTGCAGATAAATATGACTGTTTATAATCTTCAAAGAAAAATTGATAGTCAGTTAGAGTAGAGTATTGGTCTAAGTATGAATTTAAACCGAATAAGGAAGCATCTTCTCGAATGTCATTATAACTTGTTTCATATGATTCATCTTCAAATACAGAGAAGTTTTCAATCATATAAATGAATACGATTTGAATTTTAGAAATTTGAATTTTTGTATCTTTTGTAATATTATTATAAATGTCGTCAATAGACTTGGAAAATCCATCAATTGTGCTTTCTTCAATGTCTGAATTTTTTATAATGTCAGTAACAGTAAAGCATCTAAAGGAAGAATTTTCGTAATAATTGATTTTATAATCAACTTCTGAAAGAAATTTTATAGAAATATCATTAATGGTTTTATCTTCGGTTTGAATATTATGCTCTTTTAAAATTTTAAGCTCTGCATATTTTGGAATGGTATGTTTTTCAGTAATATAACGATCTTTTATGGTGTCAAGTGTATCATAAGTAAAAATTTGAAATTTTTCATCATTAATTAGAATACTCATTTTTTTCTTTTATTTAAATAAAAGAAAAATATCTTTAATCATTTAATTTTCAATTGTTAAAACAGTTTGATATAATTCAAGAGCAGATGAAACAGTTCCTTTACGAGCAAAGTTATCATCTTCTTTTAACTTTAAAACTTCAATTTTTACTGGTAAATTTTCTGGAAGATATAAGAAATGACTTCTTTTTTCTTCAATAAGATTCACTGGATCTGTTATATTATTTTGAGGTGTAATTCTATAAGTTTGTGGATATACTTGAACTCCATTAAATTCTTTTGCAATATTTTCAGTAGTTCTTGTCTGAAAACTAACCCATTTTAATGAACTTAACATTTTTTCACTACCCATTGGTGTAGAATCTTGTGGAACAATTGCCACTACATACCTTGAAGGACCCGCAATTAAACTATCAACTAATGCTTTATAAATTCCCATATCTTGATATTGACCTACTTTAGTCATAACAAAACTATCATACATATTATTAACTCTTTGACGAATTAAAGACTGAATAGAGGTAGGATTTGAATAATCAAACATTCCATTTTTCGAGCTATTATTTCTTTGAGAAGGGGTGAAATTGTCAGCAGTAACGTCTTCAATTATTTCTGCATTAAATTTTTTTTGAGTAGAATTCATTATTACAAATATTTATTATATCTTTAATAAATATTTTTGAATTTTTTTTAATATTTCCAGTAATAATAACTATTACGTTGTTTTCTATTTAACTTAATTCCATTGGTTCGTTGTAATCCACTATCAATATCATATTTTGTTACCCAAATAGATAATTTATTATTATTATTAATAACATCATACTCTGTTCTAATACTATTAACAACATAATTAATTGTCATTTCTTGAAGAACTTTAATATCCATTCTACTATTTTCATACATACTATCCGCCACAGAACGAATCATATCATCTGGAACAATGATATTTTTACCTTCTGGATGAACACCTTCAAGTTTTCTTGTAATTTCAGTTGACATTAATCTCATTGATGATTGACTCATAAAAGCATTATAAGTATCTTGAGAACGAAAAAATAAATAACGATAATTAACATTAACATCTCCTAAACCTTTATAAATGTCTAATGAGTTATCAGTTACACTGGTAGGAGTATATTGATTAAAAGGTGAGTTAGACTCAATCCAAGTTTGAGTAAATGGATTAATAGATAAAGGATCTAATGTATTTTGAGAGGGGTTTAATACAATTGGTCTCTTATTATTCATTTTTATTTATATTTAATAAATACAAAACAAATAAATATAAGAAATAATTTTTTTAACTATAATTTAAAAAAGGGATTTACAAATTATAAAAAATGAATAATCCAAATGAAATATTTATCATCTTTATTAGTAAATATAGTTCAACTTGTAAAGAACTTAATGATTCTATAAATCATATCTTTCCATACTTTAACACTAAAATTATCGACATCGATAATCCTATTATTAGAAAGTCTATTATGAACGCAACTACAAATAAAATTACCAGCGTTCCTGCAGTAATGCTCTTTATGCCTCAAAGAAATGAAATTAAAATTTTTGAAAAAGAACAAGCCATTGAAAAAATTAATCAAGCAGTTGAAACTGTAAACGATTATATCGTTCAACAAGAACAAAAGAAAATTCAAGAACAACAAGCTAAAGCTCAAGAAATTCAAAATAATTATCCAACTGACACCTTTCAACAACCATCAAAAGAAAGATTTGCATCTGAAGGTGATGTATCTAGTTTAGATGATGTTTTAGGCGATGAAGAAGACCTTCCTCCACCACCTAAGAAAAATCCTCGTAGAAAGATTCAAAAGGGAGTTTATCCTTCAAACGAATATTCTCCTATCGATGAAGAAACTCAAATGTTAACTAGTCTTAAACCAATGCCTCCTAAAGGTGAAGGTCATACTGGTATGGCAAGAACTAGTCTTCCAGAATATAATATAGGAGATGATGATGTTGTTCGATCAGCTTCTGACCGTATGATGGGACCTGACTTTGAAAATCAGGAAGCTGCTATTATGCCTCCTTCAGCATTAAAAAATCCTAAGAAAGTTAAGATGAAGACTGGTAAGAAAGTTCAAATCGTAGAAGACTTGAGCGATTCATTAAACGAAGATGGATTTGGAAATTATGATGAACCAGAGAAACCAAGAGGTATGTCTTTAGTAGATATTTTAGGAGAAGGAGGAGGTTCAAATATTCCTATGGAAAGTAAAGAAACTTCAATTAAAAGTTCAGCAGTAAAAAATGCTGCTGAAGCTTTAATGAGACAACGTCAGCAACAAGAAGCACATATTCCACAAAATATGAGATAATCATTTATTTATAAATACGAATATTATTTCTATATAATTCTATAGTTAAATTTTCAGAATCTAACATCGCTTTACTAATCATCTTAATTATATTTCCTTTTGTTCTTATTACAGAATTTGAAAAAAGTCCTGTAGAAAATACAATAAGAGTTAAATCATATTCATCTGAATATCTTATTTTTTTTCAAAGACCCTGGGTATTTGAAATCTAGACATTGGAAAAAAATATTCTTTAGAACGACAACATAAATCACTTGAATAAATTATATGAAAATAAACAGTCATTTTTATATTATAAAAATATAAAAATGTTAACTTTGTAAATTATAAAGATTTATTAAAACATTTCTTTAATTGTTCCATCTTCTTCAATGATGATACCATTTGTATGTGGCCTATTTAAAATATCAACAACTTGTGATACAACATTTCCATCTGTATTAATAATATTATCTTTAAAATTAAATCTAGTTACTTTTGTTTCATAATCATAAGTTATAGTATTAATCCTTGATAAAGGAAGTAAATAATCCATTTTTTTATGACTAAAACATCCTTGATGTCTTATATTTTTAAAATAAAAAATTTTATCAGCTAATATAGTCCTCATTTTATATAATTATATATAAAATAATCTTTTAAACTATTTTTAAAGGTCAAGCTTATTTTAGTAATGGTTTTTGTTTATCTTGACCAGAAGTAAAATACCCATAAAATGAACATACTGTTGTATCGTATAACTGTTTTACTGTTTGTAATTTTGCTTTAACTCTTAACAAATCAGTATCATTCACTGCATCAGGATTATAATTACCATTATCATCAACCACGTGAAATGCTTTAATTGGAATACAATTAAAAGAATTAGTTTTTGCAACCATATCTAAATCATCAATAATAACAGTATTACAAGGATAAAATCCAGGTACCTTAAATAAATCCCAAAGAATACGAAGGTCTTTTACTCCTTTATATTCTGAATGACTTTTTTCAACGTGATAACGATAAAAGAAAACAGTTAACTGACGTTCTGGATGATCTTTATAAATAAAATTACGAACAATATCAATTGCATAATCTTTATCAGCTGCTGTGAAAACAGAAACATTAAAGTTTGCAAATAAAAAATCTAAAAATTCTTGTAAATGTGGTCTTGCATAAATTTTAAACATAGGAGGCCAATCAAAGTAATCTAATCCAGTATTTAGTGGAACTTTAATCTTATCTCTTGTTTCAATTGCATTAATAATGGTATTATCTAAATCAAGAATAACATTTAATTTACACTCGCTCATTTATTTGTATAAGTAAGAAAATAAAAACTTTTAAATATTTTATAAAATATACGTTGGAACTTTTGTTTTATCAATCTTTACAAAACTATATTGAAACTTTATCTTTTGTTTTATTCCTTTCTTTAATATTTCTACTACTTCTTCTTCTTCATCTCCTTCTGCTGACTGATTATCCTTTATAATGTAAACATCTCTCTCTCGTTTTTTATCAATGGTTATTTTGGGTTTTTTTGAACTTGTTTCAATGTCTTCGTATTTACGCTTCATAATCTAATTTAAAAAGATATCTATTTATATATAATTAATATGTTTAAAAATAATTTAAAAATCATTTTTGCCGCAACTTCTGAAGGATATTTCTCCGGTCCTAATAATACTCTTCCTTGGGACCCTAAAAAAGTTCCTACAGACCTTTCTATATTTAAATATGTAACAGTCGGAAAAGGTAATAACGCTATTGTTATGGGTCGTGACACTTATCTCTCTATTATTAACGGTCGTACTATCACCTATCTTAAAGACCGCATTAACATTGTTATCTCTTCTACTTTATATCAAGAAGATTATCCTGACGTAATTATCGTTAAAAGTATTAATGAAGCAATTAATAAAGCAAACGAAAAGAAAGTAGATGATATCTTTTTTATCGGTGGTAGAAATATTATTAAAGAAGTAATTACAAATTATTTTCCAAATCAAGTTTATTTTAATATTATCCATCGTAAAGAAGGTTTTAATGGAGATGGTCTTTCTAAACTTCACGATGATGTATATAATGTAATATTTACTAAATATACTCGTCCAGATGTTTCAACCCATTATGATAATCACGATGGACATTCTGTAACAGAATATAAATATACATTAGACAAAGACTTTACTGAAGAACTAAAATATCTTGATTTAGTTAATCGTGTTTTAACATCTGGTAAAAAAAGAACAGATAGAACTGGAACTGGAACTTTAAGTTTATTTGCTCAATCATTTGAAATGGATGTAAGTGAAAGATTTCCTATGTTAACTACTAAAAGAGTTTTTTGGAAAGGTGTTGTTGAAGAGTTATTATTCTTCATTTCAGGAAGTAGTGATACAAAGATTTTAGAAAATAAAGGTATTAATATTTGGAAAGGAAATACTTCGAGAGAATTCTTAGATAGTAGAAATTTATACCATTATAGAGAAGGTGAATATGGTCCTTCTTATGGTTATCAATGGAGACATTTTGGAAAAAAGTATGATGATTTAAAAGGTCAAGAACAAAAAGATAAATTAGGTGTATTTAAGAATGAATATCAAGGCGTCGATCAATTAAAAAATGCTATTCATTTAATTAAGACTGACCCGACTTCTAGAAGAATTTTAGTAACTGCTTGGAATCCTGAATGTTTAAGAATTGTCCCTTTGCCCGCTTGTCATTTACTATATCAATTTTACGTGGAGCCTGAAGAGAGAAAATTATCAATTTTAGTAAATATGAGAAGTTGTGATGTGTTTTTAGGACTTCCATTTAATATTGCAAGTTATGCTTTGTTATTGTATATTGTTGCTAGAATATGTGATTTGAAGCCTTCAAAGGTTACTTTTATGTTGGGCGATACTCATATTTATCAAAATCACGTAGAGCAATGTAAAGAACAATTAAGTAGGATGCCAAGAAGAATGCCAAAGTTGAAGATAGAAGAAATAAAGGAGATAGATGATTACACTCCAGAAGATTTTGTATTAGAAGAATATAATCCACATCCGACAATTAAAGCAGAAATGGCAGTTTAAAAAATTTTCTAATTAATAAATAAGAAAAATGGATAATCAGTTTTGTAAAGATTGTTTAATGGATTTATATATGACACCAGATAATCTTTGGGGATTTTGTATAAATTGTAAAAAATATCAATCAGGAGAACCTTTATATTATCGTTGTCAAGATATAACAGAAAATATTAAGTCAAGAATGGAAGAACGGACAAAACGGTTTGATATAGATAGTGTTAATAATAGTTTTTGTTAACAATATATTAAACTTATAAAAGAGCAAAAATATTAATGATTTAAAATTATTAATATTTATTATAAAAGATGGAATTAAGTATTAATCAGAAAGAGTATATTCAACTTATTATTAGTAATACAGTTGAAATTTTCAAAGTCTTTATGGCTTGTTTATTAAGCGTGTTTGTTCCACAGCATTGTCCCGAAACTGGAACAACTTGTACATTAAAAGATAATTTTAACAATTTGTCAATGTTTAATGAATTTGTTGTTGTGTTTAATTTTATTACTTTATTTATCTTTTTGAATTTATATCGTGTTCAAAATAAGAGAGAAACTTATATGATTAGTCATTTAGATATTAATCCTGAAATACCAGATAATGCTTTAGAAGAAAGTTTAAAAAATCATCAAAAGATTTTAGGAAGAATTTCAGGATTAAATCAAACTTTATATAATTGGACAGTTAGTTGTGTTACTTGTCATATTCTTAATACTATTTTTAGTGCAGTTTTAATCTTTTATTATTATTATGATGGATTTAAGAGTGTTACGACATTATTAACAAATTTTTTATTAGTATGTAGTAAGTTATATTTGTGTTATGATGTTAGTGATAGGTCATTAAGACCAAAGACAAAAGCATTAAGTTGTAATAAGAGTGAATATGCATCATATAATGACGTAGATAAAAAATATATTCAAAAGGTAGAATTAACTACACAATAAAATATTAATTAAATAATATAATTAATATTTTGATAGAAAATTTGTATGCAATAACTATTAATAAATTAACCTATTTTCATTATTTCTACTGTTGCATAAACTTCTTCATATCCAGAAGCCGTGCCAATGTTACCACCTCCATTTGTGGTCTGATTATTGGTAATTAAATGATCCAAAGAAAAAACAGTAATACCAGCAATTGTTACCATTCCATCTAAAAAAGTTTCTACATTAGCATTAATCAAACTAAAATCTCTTTGCCAATATCTTGAACTATCGCCTAATATAACGGCACCCAATCCCAATGTGTTGTTGTTTAGTGCCAATTTTGCCTGTATTGTAGTATTGGAACTGAAATTTAAAGGAAATGCTAACGCTCTAGCTCTGAACAAATATGTGCCCGCTGTTGGAACTGTAAAAGTCCAATCTGGTGCTCCGCCAAGCGTAACCGCCAAATTGCTGTTCACAACACTCGTAAATTGTCTTTTTTGTAAAATATTGGTGCCTGCAGCCCAAGATACATTAGAATTATTTCCAGCAGGTCGTGTTTCTTTAATAACAGATGTTGGAATTACAACTGACGGTGTTACCCAAGACAATGCTGTTGAAGTAGAAGAAAGTACTTGTCCAGAAGTTCCTACGCTATTAGCACTATCACGAATAGTAGTAAATTTAGCACTTCCATTAACATCAAGAGGATAAGCAGGTGTAGTTGTTCCTATACCAACATTAGCTCCTTTAATTCTCATTCTTTCTGTTAATGTGATAGCATTACCTACTGTTGCTGTGGAAGGAAAAGTAGAAAATGTCATTTCTTCTTTGAGAAGAGAAATTAAAGCACCTCCTCCAGCAAAACTTCCAATATTATCAGTATAAGGGGCGCTTATCTGTTGAACATTATTAATAAAATTTCCATCTCTTGATATAGAAAGAGATCCTGCACCTGCTCCAGGGTTCATAGCCATTCCATTAAATGAACCATTCATTATAAAATTACCACCACTAATATTAAGTTTGTCAGATGGTGTAGTCGTCCCTATACCAACATTACCAGTTTCTAATATAGTCATTTTTGCCGATGCAGGTGATCCGTTCCAAAATTGAATAGGAGAAGTTGCAGCACCAACACCAAAAGCTAAAGCACTTGACAACTGCCCACTGTAATTTGGAGTACTTAACCCCTGATGATTAGTGATATATGCTGTTTTAGATGCTGTTCTAACTGCTATACTTGATGAAAAAGCACCTTGATTATTAAACCATCCAACAATTTCATTTGTTGTGCCTGAACCTTCAACCTGCAATTTATAAACTGGATTATTTGTGTTTATACCTACATTACCTGAACTTTTTACATGACAAGTATTATTAACATTTATATCACCAGCATTATTTCCACTTATTGTTCCTGTTCCTACATATATTGTTCCTGTTGAAACATATAAATCTTTCCATGGTAATCCTGTTGAACCTAAACTATAACTAAATCCTGTCATTGGTAATATGTTTCCTCCAACCATTATATTACCATTATAAAATGCACCTGTATTATTAATTCCCCAAAGCGTTGCTCCTGTATTTGCATATATTTCATTTGTAGTTCCTGTGTAACATAATGGAATAGAATTAGTATAAGTTACTGTTTGTTGTCTAACAGGATTTACAAAAAATCCAGTTGTAGCAGGAGTGAAGGCAACTCCACTGGCATTTAAAGCGATACTATTATTTGCTTGACCAGTTTGACCTGCTAAATTTCCAATTGCAATAGAATTAAGTCCTTGTGTAAATTGTCCTGCTCCATATCCAATTGATATTGATCCAGTTCCTTGTCTTTGATTTCCTGCTCCAAATCCTATTGCAATAGCATTGGTTCCTTGACTAGCTTGTCCTGCGGTATAACCAATTGCAACAGAAGCACTTCCTTGAGTTTGAAAACCTGCTAAACTTCCTATTGCTACAGATCCTTCTCCTTGATTTTGTTCTCCAGAACGAGATCCTATTGCTACTGCAGTAATTCCTTGTCCAGTTAAACCTGATTGAAATCCTATAGATACAGATCTAGTACTTTGAAAAAACTGTCCTGAATTATGTCCAATCGCAACTGCACCAGATCCTTGACTATATTGTCCAGCAAAACTTCCAATAGATATAGAATTAGCAGATTGATTACTTTGACCTGATTGTAATCCTATTGCAACGGCATTTTCTCCTTGTGTTCCTTGTCCTGCTAAATATCCGATTGCTATTGCACCTGTACTTTGATTAGTTTGTCCAGCTTGATTTCCTATAGCAACAGCAACATTTCCTTGAGTATTTGCTCCTGCAAAATAACCAATTGCAATTGAAGATGAACCTTGATTAGTATATCCAGCATTTCTTCCTATTGCAATAGCATTTTGTCCTTGCTGAATACTTCCTACTTGATATCCTATTGCAATACAAGTTGTTCCTTGACTAAATTGTCCAGCAATATAACCAATAGCAATAGATTGTGGTCCTTGTGAACTTTGTCCTGCACTTTGACCTATTGCTATTCCATAAGCTGCTTGTGTAAATTGTCCAGCTTGTTGACCTATTGCAATAGCATTTTGTCCTTGAGTTCCTCCGCCTGCTAAATATCCTATTGCTACTGCAGCAACTCCTTGTAGAGTTTGACCTGCACCAAGTCCTATAGCAATTGCATTTGTTCCTTGTGTTCCTCTTCCTGCTTGATATCCTATTGCTATTGCTGCACTTCTTTGTTGAGTTAATCCAGCTTCTACTCCAAATGCCATTGCATTTTCTCCTTGCGTATATTGTCCTGCACTTACTCCTATTGCTATAGCTCTACTTCCTTGATTCATACTTCCTGCATCCATTCCTATTGCTACTGCATTAGTTCCTTGTCCGGTCATTCCTGCAAATCTTCCTAAGTTTATATCTTCGCTTCCTACAACCCAAGCACCAGTTCCATTCCAATAAAGATAATCTCCAAAGAAGGTTCCAGTAGCGACAGGTCCAGTTCCACCTTGGTAACCTTGATAACCTTGATATCCAGTTGGTCCTGTATCTCCTTGATAACCTTGATAACCTTGATATCCTTGATAACCTTGATAACCTTGATAACCTTGATAACCTTGATAACCTTGATAACCTTGGTAACCTTGATAACCTTGGTATCCTTGATATCCAGTTGATCCTGTATCTCCTTGATAACCTTGGTAACCTTGGTAACCTTGGTAACCTTGATAACCTTGATAACCTTGATAACCTTGATAACCTTGATAACCTTGATAACCTTGATAACCTTGATAACCTTGATAACCAGTTGGTCCTGTGTCTCCTTGATAACCTTGATAACCTTGATAACCTTGGTATCCTTGATATCCTTGATATCCTTGATAACCAGTTGAACCTGTATCTCCTTGGTAACCTTGATATCCTTGATAACCTTGGTATCCTTGATAACCTTGGTATCCTTGATAACCTTGGTATCCAGTTGATCCTGTATCTCCTTGGTAACCTTGATAACCAGTTGATCCTGTATCTCCTTGATAGCCTTGGTATCCAGTTGATCCTGTATCTCCTTGATAGCCTTGGTATCCAGTTGATCCTGTATCTCCTTGATAACCTTGATAACCTTGATAACCTGTTGGTCCTGTGTCTCCTTGATAACCTTGATATCCAGCTCCACCTCCGATACTTCCTGTATAACTGTATATTTCACTTGTAATAGTATCATATGCTAAAATATGAGAAGGAGCAGTTCCATCGATTCTTCTAATAGGATTAATATAAAGGCCTTGAGAACCAGCATTTAATGGAGTAGAATTGGCATTAATAATAATACTATTATCTGATTGAGAAGTTTGGCCTGCATATGGTCCTAAAGCAATTGAATATTGACCTTGAGAATTTTGTCCAGCTCCCTGTCCAATTGCTACTGAATAAGTTCCTTGAGAAGTATATCCTGCATTATTACCAATAGAAATAGAACCAGAAGATTGTCCTTGATATCCAGAAAAAACACCTAATGCGATTGAATTTACTCCTTGATTAAAGTTTCCTGCATTATATCCTATAGCAATTGCTCCAGAAGATTGTCTTTGATATCCTGACAAAACACCTATCGAAATAGTTCTTTCGCCTTGTTGAGTCCAACCTGATTGTGTACCTATTGCAACTGCACCAGAACCTTGTCTAAAGGAGCCTGCTTGAAATCCAATCGCAACTGCTGCTGAATTTTGTGATTGAAATCCAGATGCATTACCTATAGCTATAGATCTTTGACTTTGTTCTTGAAATCCAGATTGTAATCCTATAGCAATAGCTCTTTGTCCTTGATTTTCATATCCAGAAGCATATCCAATAGCAATACCAAAAGTTGCTTGATTAATTTGTCCAGAAGAAGTACCTATCGAGATAGTTCCAGATCCTTGATATAAAGCTCCTGCTCCTGCTCCAAGAGCTATTGCATCTCTACCTTGTTCTTGAAATGCTGCTTGTTCTCCTATAGCAATTGAATTTATTCCTTGAGAAAATACTGCAGTATTACTTCCTATAGCAATAGCACTTAATGATTGATTAGTTCTCCCAGCAAACGGACCTATTGCTACTGCATCATTTCCTTGAATATATTCTCCAGCACTTACACCAATAGCAACGCTATTAAATCCTTGCCCTGTATTACCTGCAGAATATCCTACTGATACTGCAGCATTTTTTTGATTATATTGTCCTGATAAAGCACCTATTGCAATAGAATAAAATGACTGGGTATATTGTCCAGCAGAACTTCCAATAGATACAGTAGAATGACCTTGTTCATATGATCCTGCAGAATATCCTAAAGAAACATTATTTGTTGCAGTACCGGTCATTCCTGCAAATTGACCAATATTTATCTTTGAACTTCCAACAATAAAAGCTCCAGTTCCATTCCAAAATAAATAATCACCCCAATAAGTTCCTGTTTCAGAAATACCTCCTGATCCAGTTCCAGCTATACCTTGATAACCTTGAACTCCTATAGTTCCTTGATATCCTTGGTCTCCTTGATATCCTTGATCTCCTTGATATCCTTGATCTCCTTGATATCCTTGATCTCCTTGATATCCTTGATATCCTTGATATCCTTGATATCCTTGATATCCTTGATATCCTTGTGGTCCAGTTGACCCTGTTTCCCCTTGATATCCCTGATAACCAGTTGCTCCTGTATCTCCTTGATAACCTTGATAGCCTTGATAACCTTGGTAACCTTGGTAACCTTGGTAACCTATAAAAGCAGCAGCTCCTGCTATACCTTGATAACCTTGAGAGCCAGTTGGTCCTGTATCTCCTTGAAACCCTGTAGTTCCTGTAAATCCTTGAAATCCTTGATAACCTTGTGCTCCAGTAGCACCTCCAACTGTTTCAGCAATAAGTTTAGCATTAGCTATGATAGATGGAGTTGCAGGATAATTAGAACCAGTACCAAAATATGCTGCATAAAGATCACTTGCTCCAGTTTGTGGCATAAATACAAATTCAACATAATCTCCTCCATTTAAATCAAAAATATAAGGGACGATTGGAGCTATTTCTCCGTTTGGTCCTGCTACAGTAAACATTGTATTAGTATCTGGCACATCTGTTCCATTAAGTCTTACCCAAATTGGGACTGTATGATTTCCTCCTCCAGTTTGGTCTAATTGAATTGAATAAGATATTTCATAAGTTCCTGTATGTTGAAATTTAATTTGAGAATAATGTTGAGAAGGTAAAGAAGGTCCTGTAGCTCCAGTTATTGATATACCAACAGAATAAGAAGTTCTATTATAAGCTAAAACTGTGGGTGTCATTACAGGAGCAGGTGGACTAGATACATATCCAGCATATTGAGTAGAGGTAGAATAAAAACTACCATAAATATTATTACTTAAATATGGAGGACCAATTTCTCCTTGATATCCTTGATATCCTTGAAAACCTCTATTGCCCTGAAATCCTCTTTCTCCTTGATAACCTTGATAACCAAGTCCAGTAGTACCTTGATAACCTTGATAACCTTGAAATCCAATTTCTCCTTGATAACCAGTTGGTCCTACTCTTCCTTGAAAACCTTGAAAACCTCTTTGACCTTGATAGCCAGTTTCTCCTTGATAGCCAGTTTCTCCTTGATACCCAGTTTCTCCTTGATAACCTTGATAACCTTGATATCCTGTTGGTCCACTAAATCCTTGATAACCTTGAATAGAAGGAAAAGGTCCAGTGGCTCCAGAATTAAGAACGATAAAATCAACATTTAATGTATTAAGTTTTAAAAAAGGGCCTGGATCGGGATATCCATTAAATGGATTATTTAGCTTTTGTCTATTATTGTATGTAAAGCTACTCATATTTATTTATTTCTGAAGAAAATAATTATAATTTTAAATAGGTAAAATATTATAAATTAAAGGATAAACTTTAATTTATATAAATGATTAAGCTTGGTATTATTTATAATGAGATTTTTTCAAATGAGATAGAGCTTCTTTATCGTCATTTTACTAAATTAAATTTTAATGTAGTTGTTATATCTTCTAATAATATTTCTATTAATGTTACAAATAAGTTAATATGTAATATTGAAAAAGAAAAAGATGAAATATATACTAATAATATTAGTGTGTTTTTAAATTTTGATGAAAAAAAATATATTATACCAAATTTTACTTTTTATAATTTAACTTCAATTCCAATTACAAATAAACAAAATAATATTGTATTAGAGTTTAATAATACGTCTATCTTAGAATTTAATAATAATGAAATAATAAATAGTGATAATTTTATTAAACAACTATTAATTAATAATTCTTCAATAAATATAATTGAATACAATAATGAAGCATATATTTTTAAAAATAATAAAGTAAGCGAAATAATAACAAAGAAAAAACAAATAAATAAACTCAAATATAAGTATGAAATTAATGTAAACGTATATTGTAGTTGGACTTCTTCAAAAGAAATAATTGGTGCTTTTAAACGATTTGCACAATCTTCTAAAGGCAACATTCATAGTTGGTCTTTTAAATCTCGTAAATTAAATATAACTTGCGATTTACCAAATCCTGATTTTAATTATGTTATGAATGCGTCCAATCAAGCACTTTCTACTAATACTATATTGTTTTGCATGGAACCACCTAATCAACCACATTTTGAAAATTATTATAATATTTCAAAACAAAATAATATTACGTTTTATGGAACTCATAAATATCATCAAAATATGGTTGATTGGCATTTAACAAAGAATATAATAGAACTATCAACTGAAACATTTAAGAAAGAACATAATAAAGTATTAAGTGTTATTGTGTCAGATTATTATAGAGATATAGGACATAAGCTTCGTATTGATTTTATTCGAGAGTTAGATAATAGAGCAAAAGAAGGTAAACTTCCCTTTGAACTTCATATTTATGGAAGATGTAAAAGTTTGAATTTTCATTGTTTTAAGAAAGAATTAAAAGATGGAAAAGATGAGGGCTTAATTCCTTATAAATATCATTTCAATGCTGAGAATATGAGTGTTGATAATTATGTAACTGAAAAATTTAATGATTCAATTTTAGCAGAATGTTTAATCTTTTATTGGGGATGTCCTAATTTAGAAACTTTATATGATAAAAATTCATTTGTTCGTCTTAGTTTATTAAAAGAAAATTATGAAAAAGAAATTAATAAAATCAATGAATTAATGAATACAAATGAATACGATAAACGTTTATCAAGTATTATTCAGACTAAACAAGATATAATTTATAATAGAAGTATGTTTGTAAGAATAAATAATGTAATTACATTATCTGATGTAATAGTTTATTTAACTATAAAGTTAAATGAAGATGATATAATAAGTCTTAAAAATTCTTGTTTTAAAACAATTGCTGGACTACAATTTGAACAAAATAATGTTCAAACTAAACTAAACATCATGAAGCATATTTTAACTACAACTCAAGATTGTATTTTAATAAATAAAGAAATGGATTATTCAAGTGTTTATAATAAGCTATCATTGGTTTGTTTAAATACATACGATATTGTATTTTTGACGGGTCAATCTGGAGATATATTTTCTGAAAATGTATGGATTAAATTAGAGGTATTAGAAGATATTTATATGAGTTTAGTTCAAATGTATAATCAGAGTATAAATCAAGATATATTTGAAAAAACATTTAATCAAAATTTGAGTATGTTAATTAAGATTAAAAAATATAATGTAAAAATTTTAAATTGAATTTTTTCAAATAATCTTTATCTATATTATATAAGATGAATAATAAGTGTTGTGTATGTCAAAAGAAAGTAAAAATAGATTATTATGAGTGTAAATATTGTGAAAATAAAAAGTTTTGTTCAAATCATAGATATCCGTTTTCTCATAATTGTATAAATAAAAAATTTGATGATCATAAAGAAAGAATATTAAAAGATAATCCGAAGCTTCAACAACAAAAAATTGAAGTAATTTAACAAGACCCAAGTTCTTGTAAAAAAAGTTAATTATAATTAAATATATTATAATTAACAAAAAATGTTAATTGATAAATTTTCAGGAATGTTTTATGGCATTCTTATTGGAGAAAATTTGGGTCATATAAATAAATTATCTAACCAATCTTGCTTCGGTAATAGATATATTGACTATATAACTCATACAAATAATATGTCTATTAATTTAAAATGTATGTTTGAACTTTGTGAATATGTTACTCAGAATAATTCTTACGATCGTTTTAAAATTCTTCAACATTATTTTGAACTTTTATCAAAAGAATTATATCTACAAGGAAACTTTAAAATTCTTTTTGATAATTTTAAATATTATTTTACATATGAAAATTTTATGATTCATTATAATAATATATTAGTTAAATTATATAGTAAAGAATTATTAAACAAAACAAATGAAGGGTTAATTAGATGTATTCCAATGATTTTATTTACAACTGATGAAATAATTAAAGATTGTTATATTACAAATCCAATTCAAGAATGTATAGATTGTAATGTATTTTTCATACAAATATTAAAAAGATGTTTGAATAACGAACCTATTGAGTTAAAAGATGAATGGACTAAAAATACAAATATAAAAAAACTTATTAAATTAGTTAATACAAATTTAGGTATGGATTTATCTTATAATCAAAATAATTGTTATAATACTCTTTATTGTATTTTATATGCATATGTTCATTTTAATATATTTGAAGATGCAATGGAATGGGTTATATCAAATAGTAGAGATGATGTAAATGAAAATGCGTGTATGGTAGGATGTATAATGGGAGCAAAGATAGGAAATAAAATGATGAATGAACATATTACATATTTTAATATGATGAAAATATTAAATAATAGAGAGACAAATAAATATATAAATAATTTAGAAAATTATGTAGATAAATTTACAGAAATTTATAAAAGTAAAAATTTAAATAAAATTTAAATAGTTTCTTTTTTATTATATAAAATGGCTGAAGAAACTAAAACTGTTCAATTAGCAAACAAAGATTTTGACATTGATATGAACTTAATTAAAAAAGGACTTAACGACAAAGTCTTAGTTGTCTTTTTTAATCCTGGCTGTGGTCACTGTGTTCATTTTAAACCAGTATACGAACAACTTGCTGAAATGTCTAAAAATGGTAAATTAGATACTTCTATTGCAACTGTAAATACTGGAGATAATAGAGATTTGATGCAAAGAATTAATGACCCAGAAATGTCTAATAAAAGAGATTTTCTTGTTCAAGGTGTTCCAACTATTGTAAGTTATCATAATGGACAATATTTTTCAAATTATGCTCCAGGACCAAAGGGTAGTCATCCTTATAGAAGTTTAGAAGATGTGATTGATTATGTATCTGGTATAGGAAGTGCTGAAATTACTTACAATAAGTAAAAAAAATAAAATGATTTTATATTTAAAATATAAAGTCATAAATATCTTATAAAAATGAGTTTAGAACGTTTTTCATTCTTTCCTTTTCAATGGTCTTGTGACCAACCTAAAGATTCCGATAACCTAATCATTCGTGCTTATGGCTGGAATATAGGTAATACAAGTGTTTGTTGTGTAATTGAAGATTTTACTATTCCTATTTGGATTGAACTTCCAAATAATATCGATTGGACAGAAGGTAGAATTACTACTTTAAAAGATAAATTAAAAAAAGTGTGTTATGGTAAAAATGCTCCTGTCTCTATTGATTTTAAAAAATTACAACGATTATATTTTGCTGATATAGTTAAACATAAAGAAAATAATACAACTTCTTATAAGCCTTTGTTATTTCCATTTTTACAATTAAATTTTAAAAATACTTTTGCAATTAAAACTTTTATGAAACTTGTAGCAGGTTATAAATTTATGGATAGAGTGGATGATGAAAAATTAAGAATTTCTGTTTTTAAAGCAGGTTCATTAGGAGATATTAAATTACAATTTCATTGTTATGAATCCTCAATTAGTCCGATTCTTAAATTATTTGCACTTCAAAATCTTCCTTCAAGTTCTTGGATTAATATTAAAGGAACAAAAATAAATGATGAAGAAAAACAAACTACAAAAAAACTTGAATATCGCGTATCATATCATAATATGATAGCTCTTACTCAAGAAGAATGTCTTAAACTTCCTATCGTTTATCCTAAAATTATTAGTTATGATCTCGAATGTTATAGTAGTAAATATCCTGCTTTTCCTTCCGCTACAGTTTGGGAAGATCCTGTTTTTCAAATTGGTGTGACTTATATGTCTCAAAAAGCAGATAAAAAGAAATATAAAAAATATTTATTAACGCTTTTTAATTGTGATAATATAAAAGATGTAGATAAAGATATGACTGGAGATGACCTTGTAGAGGTTAGATGTTTTAAAAATGAAAGAGAATTATATATGGGTTTTAAAAATCTTGTATTAGAACTTGATCCTGATGTCATTATCGGTTATAATATTTTTAAATTTGATATCACTTATATGGAAAATAGAAATAATTTATGGAATCAAGTTAACTGCACTTATAAAGATATGGGATGTATTCCTGGTAAAACAACCGCTGTTACTCCTATCAAATGGGAAAGTAAAGCTTATGGTAAACAAGAAATGAAATATCTTGATATTGAAGGTCGTTTAATGATTGATTTATTTCCTTATGTCGAGAGGTCTTTCAAGCTTAAAAATTATAAATTAAAAACTGTTTGTAATGAATTTTTAAAGACAAATAAAGATGATTTAGAAGCATCTGATATTTTTTCATTATATAAAGAACGAACTCCAAAAGCAATTGCTAAAATTGGTAAATATTGTATTCAAGATACTTGGGTTACACTTTTATTATATGAAAAATTATTAGTTTGGTTTGACCTTGTTGAATCTGCTACTACTAATGGTGTTCCAATGTTTTATCTTTATACTAAAGGTCAACAAATTAAAATGTATAGTCAAATGTTGAAATATTGTTATCATAATAATATTGTCATTCAATCTAAAGTTCTTGAGACAAAAGAGGGTGAAGAATATTCTGGTGCTTATGTTTCAGACCCTGTTCCTGGTGTTTATAATATGATTTTACCATTTGATTTTGCGAGTCTATATCCAAGTATTATTATTTCTCATAATGTAGATTATACTAAATTAGTTGTAGATGAAAGTATTCCAGATTGCGATTGTCACGTTTTTGATTGGATTGAACATAAGAATTGTAAACACGACCCTGAAGTGATTGAAAAAGAAAGAAAGAAAAAAGAACGAATGGATAAAGCTGTTATAAATTTAATGAAGAAAAATAAAAATCTTACATTAAAAGATGCTGAAGATGAAATCAAATCAAAACAAAAAATTCCAAAACCAAAGAAAATTATTTGTGGTCGTTTTAAATATCGTTTCTTAAAACAAGACGTATCTGGAAAAGGTGTCATTCCAACTCTTATTGATAATTTATTAAAGGCCAGAAAAGATACTCGTAAAATTATTGCTAAAAATGAAGATAAAATAAAAGAGTTAGGAGAAAGCAAAGAAGCATACAGATTAAAAGAAATTAATATGGTTCTTGACAAAAGACAACTTGCTTATAAAGTTAGCGCAAATAGTATGTATGGTGCTATGGGTGTGAAAGTTGGTTATCTTCCATTTTTACCAGGCGCGATGTGTGTTACGTCAAAAGGTAGAGAAAGTATTATGAAAGCTTCAGCATTTTTAGAAGAAGAATGTCAAGGTAAAGTTATTTATAACGATACTGATAGTGCTTATACAAACTTTCCTCATCTTGCTGGTCAACCAATGGAAGTCGTTTGGAATTATGCATTAGAAGTTGTTGAAAAAGTAAAAACAATCTTTCCGGCACCAATGAAATTAGAATTTGAAGAAAAAGCATATACAGAATTTTTAATATTGACAAAGAAACGTTATGCTGCGTTTGCTATGGAATTAGATAATCCAGCGAAAAAGTTATTGAAGAGAGGTATTGTATTGACTAGAAGAGATAATTGTAATTGGTTGAGAATGATATATGAAAAGATTATGTTAGATTTATTAAATAATGCTGATGAATATTCGTTATTAGATAAATTAGAAAATGATAAGAATAATCCTCATAAAGGTATTTTTAGAAGTGAAAAAGTAAGAAGTTTAGTAAATTCAATTATTGATATGGTTAATTCAATGTTTCAGCTTGAATTTGAAACAAAAGAATTTGTGATTACAAGAGGAATGAAACAATTAGCTCATAAAGGAAAGACTGACCCAGTTCATATTCATGTTGCAAAGAAAATGATAGCAAGAGGACAGCCAGTAGAAGATGGAGAAAGAATTGAGTATGTGTTGTTAGATAAAGAAGAGTTAAAATATAAAACAACTGATAAAGTATTATTAAAAGCAGAAGATGCAAATTATTATTCACAACATAAGGATATTTTGAAATTAGATTATTTAACATATTTACAAAGACAATGTGTAAATCCGGTAGATGAATTATTAAAGGTAGGAATTAAGTTAGATAATTTATTAGAAAAACAATTTGAATTAAGATTACAAAAGAAAAAGTATGTAAGTACATTACGAGAATTATTTAGTCCAAAGTTTGATATGATGGAATGAGTTAAATATTTTAATAGTTAAATTATTAAAATATTGAAATTTTAAAAAAGATAAATATAAAAGTTTTCTGATTAATAATAATAAATGAGTTCAAATTTAAATTATTATGTAACAATTGACTCAAATTATAGAGATAGGGAACAATACCCTTTAGAAACAGACTTTGGAGTTTCATTTGAAACAAAAGATCCTACTTTACAATATCCTCAAGGTGAACCTGTAGACACTACTCAATTTTTTCCAAGAATGACAATAGATAAAAATTTTGATAATTCTAATATAAGAGTATTAAATGGAAAAATTACATCTATTGCTTATGATAGTAATAAAGGAGAGACCTTATATGCTGGTATACAAGTCATTTCAGGACAAAGTAATAATTTTCTTATATATAATAATGATGAAATTATTTTTTCTCAATTTGAAGGAGTTAGTATTGCAGAGATTCCAGGAGCTATTTCAAACTTTCAAGCATTCAAAGACGAATTACAACTTCCATTTTTATTTAAATTAGATTCATCAAATAACTTTGTATGGCTTGTATTAGGTGCTTTATCAGAAATTGAACAACAAACTATTGCTCAATTAAATAAAACAGTTGATGTAAAAGTTGAAATAAATAATAGTAGTGATTATTTATTAGCATTTGATTATGTTATGAATTTAAGTTTTTTCAAGTTCACTTTCCAAAATAATATTACTACTTCAACTAATCTCGGATATAATATCGTAAGTCCGTATGGAAATGGTCTATCTGCTTATGCTGTAACTGCATTTACTACAGACGGATTTCAATTAGTTACTAACGGAAATCCATGGGGATATCATAATTTTTATACAACATCTAGAGTAAATGCTTTTTCTTATTCAGGAACAAACTGTAGCTCACCTTTTAATATGCTTTCTACTTCTCTTGAAAACAATACTACTAATTGTATAAAAAGCGACAAAGGTAACAGTATATATATCGGCGTAAACATCGATAATATAACTCCTTCATATTCATCTATTAATTTAGATGGTCCTGCTGGTTATACTGGTGCTACAAATACTCCTATATATTATCCTGATACAACTTTTCCAGCAAATAAATGGCAACCTTTATCTTTTACATATATAAATAGTAGCTATGATTTTTTTTCACCAACTCTTCCTCAAACAAATAATACAATATCTCAAAGTATAGTTATATGCAATACTACAAATTTAGATTCAAGTTATACTGGTACTTCTTTGTTATTTCCAATATTATTACAAAAAAGTTTACCAGTAAGAAATTTTTATGTTCCAGATTATGATTATAGTTTTCAACAATCTCAAGTATATCAAAGATTTTTTACATATGCTACCGGAACATATACAAGCGGACCATCCACTACTTACACTGGAAATGTTTGTTATACAAATATTGATAGAATTTTTACAGCTTCTTTTTATCCTCCTCAAGAATTCGCTTCTACTGTAGGAAGAATATTTTGTGACAATAAACCTTTTGGAGATAATGCAGCATCTATTGCTGTTTTACAATATACATTAGTTCCATTTCAAGGAACTTACAATATTACACAAGAACAAACGTATCAATTTATTCCTCCTGGAAGTGGTATTATGAATATTTTTGGAATATCTGCAATAAGATTTATGGCAATTAATAATTTATTATTTATGTCAAGAAGTGATACTGTAACTAATTGGCTGACCGCGTTAACATATGATACTACAACTTTTACATTTTCTGTTTATTCAAATTTAGTTACAATTTTTAATTTTGTATATGTAGGTGCTTATAATGACGAAGCAAATGGTTTAATGGTTGGTTGGGCTACTGATTATAGTGCACCAATCAATTTTTATAATATTAGTGGAGGAACATTTACTTTGGTTGGTACTTTAAATCCTAATCTTAATGGAAATAGAACTGGAATGAGAGTTTATGAAAGAAGAACTGGACCATTATCTTCAGAAGTTTCATATTATTTTACATTATCAATAGATGGTAATCAATATACTTATTCAATAAATGTAGCAGCTGGACCATCTTTTACATTTACATTAATAACTACTTGTGAAGGAAAAAATATATCTAACTCTGTTTGGTTTGATCATAAAAATTATAAAGAATATTTAATTACAAGTAATCCAGAATTATCTGTTTATTCCTTTTATAATAATATATTAGGAAAACAAGTTGGACAAAACAATCAAATAGAAGCTTTTAATAGTGTTTATTACGTTCCTCAAATATTAACTTCTGGAGATTTGTATGCAACAACAATAGAACCAAATACATTTGTTACATCTTGGGGAAGTTTATTACAAAATCCAGAGTTAGTTAGTTCTCATGTTTATCAAAATCCAAAAGTAACTATAACTTTACCAAAAGATATATTAGCAACCGCAACATTTCAATTAAATAATAGACTTTATGTTGTTTATGCTTATGATTTACCTATAACTTTTCCTGTTTATTTATATGTGTATGATATAACTGATATTAATAATTATATATTTATTGGAACAATATCTACTGATAGCACTGTTCTTCCAGTAGTCAGAATTAATGCTATAGGATTTAATAATACTGTATTTATATTATGTGAGTCAGATGTTACTAAATGTATTATATTTACTATAGATGCTATTGAATCATATACTTCTGAAGATATTGATATTGTTCCAATAAATCCAAAATATAGTAATTTTTTAATAGTTAACGATGAATTATATATTTATCAAGCAAAAGCAGTAGCTGCTGGAAATTTTGAATTAACAAAATACAAATATAACGGATCAACTTTTCCTGTAAATAGCACTGCTACATTATCATCAGGATATGCAAGTGTAACTGTTCATGAAGTTGCAGATTTATATTATTTTTTAACTAATCAATATAAAATTATAGTTTTGATTTCCGATGGGTCTAGTCCAACTTCTAATTATGACCTTTATTTTATCGATTTTAATGTATTAAGCAGTGTAACATATATTATAAATACGCCTTTACAGCAAGAAACTGCTGGAACTTTATTAACTGTGCAATTTAATGAAATTAATTATACAAATCAAATCTTTTTTAATTATGAATATTCACCTACCGTAAATTATATTGCTATTTATGAAGTTCCTGCTGAAATTGGTAATATTAGTTTAACAACATTATTAAATAGTAATATACCTGTACCGTTTGGAGGTATTCAAGCTAAATTTTCTACATTCTATAATATTGCATCTGATGAAATATTTTTAGTAGTACAAACACAAGGTGGTATAGTTATATATAACACAACAAATCCTTCTTCTATCTCATTTTTAGCACAACTTGATAATACTCTATATAATACTATTAATTCTATTATTACTACAGTTTTTAATACTGTATCTTATGCTATAGTTACCTATAAAAATGTACCTTTTGGTGCAGATGAACAATATTATTCTGATATTATACAAATCACAAATCCGATTTTTGCTCAAAATTATGCTGTTCCTACAAGAGTTGAAACTACAAATATTATTTATGGAAAAGGTCCATCAGCACTTATAAAAATAAATTATGAAGGACAAACTCAATGGATTAATGGAATTGGAGATGTATATCCTTATACAGGTCAGTTTGGGGAATTAGATGCTCAATATTGTAATATTGCAGGTCTTGAATTAAATAATTCTGAATTATCCATTGCTGCATCAACTTCTTGGGTTGCTAAACTTGCTGAAGTAAACTATCAAAAAACGTTTGAATCAAATCTTTTAACAAATGCATTTAATGCAACCTCCGCTATAAATGCTTGTGTAATAAAATTTAGAACAGACAATGGAAATGCTGAATATGCTCTACCAATAGAAGGTGTATTAAATACTTATATTACTAATATAGTAAATTTAAATGATAATTTTACAGTATCTCCAACTTTTAACGGAACTAATTTATATATCTATGTTCCACAAACATCAAGAACAACTAATTTAACATCTCTTTCTAATCCTATTACTATTCAAAAAACATTAACAAATATTACATATCAAGCAGCATCTGTAGTTTCATTAACTCAATCTGGAGTTTTATCTTGGACTTCAGTTATTCAATCACAAAATATAAATAGTTATGTATTTTCTTATACAATTGGCTCTGTTAATAACACTCTTACAATGTTAACAACAACTTTTAAAGATAATGTAAATATTTATGATAATTCTAATAATATATCTCAAGTTGTATATCCTTTTACACAAACTGCATCAAATAATTATATTATAAATATTCGTTATAATTCAACTGGAACGTATCTTGAAAGTGATTCAATAGAATCTCCAAATATACCTAGTTTAATTCCATTTGCAACATCTGGAAATAGTTCTATAAATAAAATCTTTTATTCAAATGCTATTACTACTTATTCTACAGGAACTCCTGACGCTTTATATTATAGAAATAAAGATGGAACTTTAGGTTATATTGATGAATTTGTTGGTCAAAATGTTTATTATGATAAAGAATATATCACTAGTCCTGGGGTTTATAATCGTTATATTCCTACTGGATGTATAGGTGTTAAAGTTAAATTATGGGGTGCTGGTGGGTCAACTCCTTCGAATCCTTTTACAAATAATTGGACTTCTTTTGGTGGAGGAGGTGGTTTTGCTGAACGTCAATTAAATTATCCAGAAGGAACACCTTTTAATATCAAAATTGGTCAAGCCGGAAATGGTAGTTCAAGTGTTTTAGCTAATGGTTTAACACAACTTGGTGGTGCTGGAGGTGATAGTTCTTATTGTCATTCTTATTTAGATGGAAATTGGAATTTAGAAGTTGTTGCTGGAGGCGGAGGTGGTGCTGGCGCTGGAGCTACTGGAACTATCTTTTTTTCAAATGGCTCTAATGGAGGTGCTGCTGGTTATGATGGTGTTAGAGGTTATACTAATATTATTCCATCTGTTACTTTTCCTGGAAAATTTGGTATTAACGGAGGTGGTGGTTTAGGAGGTGATATTGCTGGAATTCCTCCTTCGCAAAATGGTAAAAATGTTATTACTTATTCTCCTTCTTATCTTTCTACTTTAGGAACTGGAGGTTTTGCTTCTTATGATGGAACTCTTTCTCCTCCATACACCTTTTTATTTTCAGGCGGTGGTGGTGGAGCAGGTTATGGTGGTGGTGGAGCAGGTGATCCTGGTTCTATAAATGTAGGTTTAGATATATTACAAAGTTGCGGAGGTGGTGGCGGTGGAAATTATGGATCAAGAACTGTTACACGTTTTAGTACAGAAGCAAATTGGCTTCCTGCAAATAGCTCAGATATTGACTTTTATGATTTAAATCCATCAGCATTAATAGGAGTGTTTAATTATGCACAAGGAGGTTGGCCAACCTTAAATGCAGCATTACAATATAATCCTGTAGGAGGAAATGGTTTAGGTGTTGTATATTATTATTTTCAATCATCTACAGGATTAACAGGAGCTGCATATAATGTTCAGAGTGAAATATCTGTTTACGACTATGATTCAACATTTACTGACCAAAATCTTAAAAATTATTCTTCGTTAACTGTTTATAAAAATTCTTCTAATATAAATGATACATTTACCCCTTATGAAACAGGTGCTCAAACTGGAAGTTATACTAATTTTTATACATATATATTAGGAACAGGAGCAAATACGCCTCTTAATAAAAACTTTTTAATTCGTAATAATTATTTTAATGATGACGAATACACAATCGTATTAGACCAAAAAATTGATACTACAAAACTTACAAGAACTTATTCACTTATTAATTATGACCCTAATTCTATTTATTTTTATTCATCAAATATTAGTAGAACTCCTATTAATAGTGTTATTAGTATAACAGGAACAACACCTCCTACAAGTCCTCTTATTGTAGATTATACAAGTTCTCCAATAAATACTAGAGATCGTTATTATATTTTATGTCAAACGTCAACTGGAAGTTCTGAGACAATCACTGTTACAAGTATTGTTTCAACAGGAACTTCATATTATATTTATTATACAGGAACATATGATTGTACTGGTTCTTATGTGTATCTTTCTAAATTTAATAAAAGTGCATTATGGAATCTTCAATTTAATCCTTCTTCAATATACAGTCCAGTATATTATCAAGTTACACTTCAAAGATTAACTATTCCAAATCGTCCTATAAAGAATGGTCCAAATCCTGGAATAAGATATCTCACTGATTATCCTTATGTATTTTTACAAGTGTATAATACAGATGATAATGGAAACTTTGATCCTGAAAATATTAATAATATTTATACAAACAATCCAAATGGACCACCTGTAGGAGGGTATGACCAAAATCCTACTGCATATCCTAATAATAGTGTTTATACAATTGATATTGCAACTTCTCCAGGAGGTGAAGCAAACTTTTTATTCTTTAGTAGTGGATTTATTCCACGATTAAAGTTTACTCCAGGATTTAATAATATTAGACTTAGATTATTAGATCCAGATGGAGATGTCGTATTATTTGATAATACTCCTGTTAAAAGTAGCGATTCAGTGTTTTCAGGAGTTATTGACTCAAGTTTAATGAGAATGGTAGTTCAATTAGTATTTAGAAAAGTGAGTTAATTAAAATTAAATTTAAATATTATCATATTATTTAATTAAATAATATGACAACGTGTTTTTTAAAAACTTCTCAACCACAATTATATCAACCCAGAACTGAATACCCAGATTATGATATGCAAATTTTTGCTGAAAATCATATTCAAGTTTCAGGACAATCTATCATTTATTTAAAAACTTCTATAAAAATTACAAACGGTTCATCTCATCTTCCTTATATGATTATCCCTGACCCTTCTTTATATAATACTTCTATAAGATTTACTGGTTCTCCTATATATATTAATCAAGATGGATATTATTCTATTGTATTATATCTTATTAATACTTCACCTTATACTTATACAATAAAATATGGAACTCCTATAGCAAGAGTTACTTTACTTAATAATAAATTTAATTTAGTCATAGAACCATAAAAATTTTATTTAAATTTTAAAAATTAAAAAAACTATTAATAAATGACTATTTACACCCTTTTTATGGTTACTAACTATAAAACATTATATGAACCTAGAACTCAATATACTGGATATGATATGAATGTATATTCTACTTCTGATATTACAATTCAACCTAAACAAAAATCAGGAATACCTCTTGGAATATCTCTTCAAATGAATGACAATAGAGAAGCTGAACAAGCTCCTTTCATCATCACTCCTGAAATTAATTTATTAAAACAAGGTCTATCTTACGACCAAAATCCTCTTTATATTTATAATAAAGCTAATTATTGTCAACCTTCTATTGCAGTATTTAATAATACATCTAAGCCTATTATTATCTCTAAGTTTTCTTCTGTTGGTAAAATAACAAATAACACTGTATTTGACCTTATTATAATGTAAATTTAAAAAATATATTGTTATTATTTAAGAAATGTCTTTCTCCGTTCCAGGTTATCTTTATATTATGTTTAATGATTGTTATGAATATTATGGTAATCATTTTTATAAACTTGGTCGAACTCATAATCCAGTTCAACGTATGACCGGTTATCGAACCCCTTTTCTTGATAAATCTCAATATCTTTATATCTCTGAACGACGATTTGATAATAGTATTGCTGCAGAATACATTATGTTTTGTATTTTAAAAAAATATAAAGTTCATCCCAAAAGAGAATTTATCGTTCATGAATTAGATAAAATTATTGAAGTTATTCAAATTCTTGAATCAATGTCTTCTGAAGACATCCTCAAACTTTATAAAACATTAAAAGATACAACTTTTACAGCTTATTATATCAAACAATTTTTTAAAGAATTACCAAGTATTACTGAGAATGTTTATGAAGACTTGGATGAATTTTTTGATAAATTTAAATTTCGTCCAAAAAATCCTGAACTGTATTATAAGTTTGGTTACAGAGAAGATAAAAATGAATTAAAATTAAAAGAATTAGATAAAAAACTTCAAAGTCTTAAGATATCGTAACAAGTTAATTAACAAATTTTTATTAAAAATTATTTAATAAAAATTATTTAAACCAAAGTTTTTTCACTAATTTCTTAAATTCTTTAAAATCTTCTCCAAATAAACCTGATAATTTTTGTTTGAGTCTTTTATAAGTTCCAATTCTCATATTAATGAGATTATTAAAAGACGTAAAGTTATCTTTTGTTGTCTCATCTGTAAATTTTTCAGGATGAACATTTATATAATTACCAACTTCTTTTTTAGTTTCTTCAGAAGGGTCAAGTCCTAAACACATCATCATTAAACAATAACGATAACCATAAATATTTTTTACATGATTTACAGCTACCTCTATAAATTCTGCCTCAGTGAAATATATAGTTCTTCTTTTAATTGCTAAAGTCATTAATTCTTCTACTAAGTCATACTTAGGATTATGTTCGCAAGCAACAAGTATTACATCTCGTGTAATAGGAGCCTTTTCAAAATAATCTATCATTTCTTTATTATTTAATTTAATTGCATACCTTAACATTCCGCTTGTAGGTTTCATATTATAATAATCTTCATCAAATAAAGCACGAATTGCATTTTTTCTATATCCTTCATCGTTGTCTGTTGGTTTCATTAATACATATACTAAATAATCTATATAATTAACATCGACGTATCTTGGTTCTTCGGCTGTTCCAACATTTACTGTACCTTCTTCGTTTTTATCAATAACAAATTCTTTTATTGCAGCATATGTAATTCTTTTATTATCTACCCTAAATAAAGCAGGTTGTAATAATTCTCTTGGCATAATTCTTCCTGCAAACATTGATGCAAGTATTGGAGTGACCTCATTTAATGTTTGTTCATCTTCAGTTTCTATAGCATTTAAAAAACGCTGAGTTAATATCACATCAGAAGTATCTCCTGAATATACAGCATCAATAATCATATTTCTAACACCATCACTTATAACTTCTCTAGTAATTGGACTTTTGCTTTGTTTGCCTTTTCTTTTATCATCTAATAACATTTCAGCAAAAGTTTTAAGTTCAAAACAATGGTTTTTACTTCCTGCTTTAAAATAAACAATTTGTTGATTTTCTAAAAAATCTTCTAAAGTAATAGGGTCACTTTCATCTGTGCATTCTTCTTTTTTATATTTATCTATTTTATATGTTGTAATTTCTTGTTTCATCATACGAATACGTCTTCTTAATGGACTTTTCTTAACAACCTTTTTTTGTTTTTTATTACGAGTTGTTGGCATTTTATTATAAAATTAGAAAATAATATTTTAAAGAAAATAATGATAAGACTATAATAAATGAATGAGACAGAACAGTTAAAAGAACAAATCAAACAACTGACATCTGAAAATAATATTTTAAAAAGTAATTTTAACTTGTCTGTCAAATATTCAAATAAAAATAATTTATTAATTCAACGTCTTTCTGCTTGTCTTGCTTTTTTAAAATTCATTGATGATAAAAGCTGTATTATCGGTTCTATCATACGTAATTTTTTTGAATTTACATTAAATAATTCAGAGATAGGACTTGGTAGTAATATTGGAGATGTTTCTAAAAATGATGTAACCATATTATTAACGACAGATAGTCCAAAGAATCGTCAACATATTACAAGTAAATTTTTTATGATAATTAATAAGTTAAATTATTATGTTGATCAAAATAGAAATAATCAAATGGTTACAAAACCATATTTTTCAAATTATCAATATATTGGAATAAAATCAATGAATGATTTTGTTGATTTTAATAATTATACAATTCCACGTCAACAATTAATTTTTTCAAATGCATTTGATAATTTTATTATTAACTTTATTGCTTGGAAACCTTCCTTATCTTATACACCATCATTAGAATTATTATCATTAAATCATAAAGGATTTTCATTTTTAACATCAATTGATACGTTCTTTACCTATAATCTTACTATAATTTCAATGATAGAACAAATAGCACATAAACAAGTTTATATAAATCATTCATTAAGTAAACTTCAAGATAATGCTTTCCCAAACGATAAATCTGCTGTAACAAGAAACAATAAAGTAAATTATTTATTAAAGATGTTTTATATTATAAAAGATTATTATCTTCCTTATATGGAATGTAATTATACATTTAGTGGTAATGTTCCAAAGATTTTTATTGAAAAAATTGAAGATTGTTTAATAACAGGTTGTTCTGCTCCTTATCCTGTCTTTGTATTAAATTGTGGTCATATTATAAGTATGATGGGATATAAAGGATTAATAACAAAGGGAGAATCAGAGTTTTCAGAAGCTATTAAATGTCCGATGTGTAGAAAAGATTTATTGATAAAATTTGAAGAAGTTCAAAAAAGAGAATTTTCATATGATACAAGATTAGAAATGATAGATTTATCATTAGATAATAAACAGTTTAATACATTATTAATAAGCGATGATGCACAAAAGCATATGTGATTTTTTATAATAAATTTTTTAATATTTATTATAAAATAAAAGTAATGGATGGTCATTTAATAATTATATTTTTATTGTTTCTAATCATTAGTATATTAATGATTGAAAAATATGATGTTGAATATTTTAAACATTTTATTGGAGAACATATTCATTTTATGAGTAAAAATGAATTAATTGATTTTTTTAGATCAGACCCTGATGGATATTTTAAATCATTTAATCAAATTAACTTGAGAGCATATGGATATGATAATATAAATGAGTATATAAATGCATCAATTAAAGATGCTGATGATTTTAATGAAGAAGAAAAAAAATATTTAATAAAAGAAATGAAAAGAGCTGACGAATTTTTAAAAACATTTAATAAAATAAAACATTTTCCAGCAAAGAAGGTAGCGGACATCCCTTGGAAATTAGCAAAAACACGAAAAAATGTATATGAGAAAGGATATCCTCATACTCGTTTAGATGTAATTTTTATGCCTGCAGATATATTGATGGATAAAGATGTAATAAGAACGTTAGTTCATGAGAAAGTTCATATCTTTTCAAGATTATATCCAGATGATATGCAGAAGTGGAACGAACATAATGGATATAAACGATTTAATAAATTAACTAATTATCCATTAGCAAGAAATAATCCTGACGTTGACGGAATTGTATATTTAGATAAAAATGGAAAAGAAACATTAGCACAATATAGAAATCGTTATCCAATGAGTATAGAAGAAGCATTTTATCCATATGGACAAGATTATACAAGAGAACATCCAAACGAAGTATTAGCATATAAAGTAGATGCTTATATAAAGTAATCAAAAATAAATTAATATTAACATTAAAATATTAATTTATGAAACAACTTTCTTTTGTCTTCCTCTTTTTGGTTTTACTAAAGATTTATCATCTGTAGAAGGTAAAATATTTACAATATTTTGAGTCTTATTTGTATATATTTCATCTATAGTTAAGTTATCTTCATCTTCAGACTCATCACAACTTTTATTATTTGTATTTAAATTTAAGAAATCTTCGTCTGCTTCATCAGCAATCATTTCTAAACTCTTGATATAAACTGAAATTTCTCCAAGACCTCCTGCTTTCATCTTAATCTTTAACGGTAAGTCATCATTAAGATAAACGTGAATATTTCCGCTTTGTCCAGCACATTTACATAAAGTTGTAATATGAGCAGTTTTAAATGTTTTACTAAATAATGGACAATCACGATTATCATCATCATCTAGATTACCAACTTCTAATTTACGATCGTGACGGTCATCATCACATACAGAAAATTTAATATATTCTCCTTTAGATTGTATGAACATCGTATCTGAACTATGTTGTAAATTTTTAGTTCCTTGAAATTCTTTTCCAGACATTACTACAGGATTTTCATAACCTACGATTGGTTCCATAATTCTTGGTTGATATGATGAAATTCTAATATTAGTAGTTAATTTATTATTGTTATCAGGAGGTTCGACACATATACCTAAAGTCATTGTTTCGTCATCTAAATGTTCAGTTATAGTAATACAAATACTATCTTTTTTCTTAATATTTTTTAAAAGTTTATAAAATGTAGTGCTATTAATTAAAAAGTTAATGTCTTTAGTACATTTAAAATTGCTTCCAAAAGCTTCTTTAAACAGAGAAATTTCAATTAATTGATTATCTGGTTCATTTGCTTGAAATAAAAAAATACCTTTATCGTTAATAGTAAACTGAGAATGAGTTAAAGTATTTGCTAAAAGTTCACCGATAATTTTAATCACAAAAGCTTCCTTAGTTTTTGCTTTAAAAATTTGTCTTCCTTTATTTTCTGCCATTTTCTTTGATTATACTTTACTATTTTATTTTTTTAAATAGATTTAAGTTATTAGACTATATATTAATAGATGTCTACCAGCCTCGTTAGTATCGATATTGGTCTAAGAACCTTAAGTATTTATAAAGAATATTTTAATACAGATAAAGCAAAAAAATTTAAACTTCCTAAACAATGTTATAATAAATACGGAGAAGCAACCGATGAGATGAGACATTATGTAAATAATATAGGAACTTGTGGACATTCTGCTTTTATTGTAAAAACTGACCTTGGAGAACGTAAAGATTATTTTAGTGGTAAAGCTATAATGACACTTTTTATTTTTCTTGATGACCTTGATAGACAAGGTATTTTTGATGATGTTGATACAATTATTATTGAAAGACAACTTACAAAAAATAGTATTGCCACTGGTTTAATGTATCATATGCAGTCTTGGTTTATGATACAATATGGACTTTTCAAAAAGTTAATCTTATTTCCTGCAAAGAATAAAACAAGAGTTTTAGGTGCACCATTAAAAAAAGAAGATGATAATGGAAAGGTAATAAAGGTTGATAAATCATTTAGAAAAAAGTGGAGTACAATGAGAGCATATCAAATATTACAAGAAAGAGATGATCAAGTTACGACAAAATATATTTTTGAAGATAATAAAAGTAAGAAAGACGACCTTAGTGATGTGATAACTCAAGCTTTAGCGTATCAGATATTAAAGCTTAAAAAAATAAATTAATATTATAACAAAATGAGCGATTCTGATAGTAGTCAAAGTGAATATAGTGTTTCTGAAAAGAGCTACTCGAGTAAATTAAGTAGTTATAAATCTGACAATGAATCGGAAGAAGAAATGAATGAAATAGATGAAGCTATTGAATGTTTTTTATATTCAGAACACGACGAACATTCAGTAAGATATAAGAGTCTTACTAGATTAGAAAATGATATTGAATTTTTATCAGAAATTATTAAAGATGGTTGTGATGATTTAGAAGCTTTACATTGTAAAGAAGATACTTTAATGAAAGCTTTTATTTATAATATTTCAAAAAGAAATTATAATACAGATGTTATAGATAATGTGGCTAAATTATTTACACAAATTCCTAGTTATGATAAATATTATAGTTGAAAAAAGTTTAAAAACATAATGTCATATTATCAAGAATATGACATTAGTATATATTATTTGTCTTATCTTATCGTTAGTTTATGATATGAATATATTTTTTATTATTTCTTGTATAAGTTTATATTATAATTATGAATTTTATTGTCATATAAAAGAAGTTGAAAAACAAATTAACGAATTAGACCAATATATAAAAAAAATTAAAATGCGAGATTAATAGTTAACTAATAAAATACTTTATTAATTAACTTTTTTTTACAAGAACTTGGGTCTTGTTAAACTAAACCTAAAAATTCACGGCCAATTTTACTTGTAGCAAAAATACCAAACCCAGAGGCAATCTGTAGATAAAATATATTAGTCTTTTTAGTACAACATAGTAAATATACTGATAAAACTATAAAAAGTAAGGAAAACAGCCAAAACAATTGAGTAAACTTATCCATTATAATTATATATACGTAAAGATAAAAAAATAATATTCAGAGTTTTAAAATAAAAAACTTTTCTTTGGAACACCTGCTTGTTCGTTATCACTCTCTTCTTCTTCTGATTCAGATTTTTCTCCTTCACTTTCTTCTTTTCTTTGAACTTGTTTTTTCAAAGGAGCTTGAGGGACCTTTACTACAAGTTTCTTTTGAGGAGTAGCGATAAAAGGATTATCTGGTTTTTTCTCAATATAACTTAATAAAACAGAAACATCATTTGTTAAACGTTCTATTTCAGACTTCATAGCAAGATACATTTCTTTGGTAAAATCAAAAGAATTTGATTTTGTTGATAATAATTTAGAGGATTCATTAGACCTTGATAAAGTTTTCTTTTCTTCTTGTACGACTTCTTCTTTGCCTATTGGTTCTACTTGTTTTTTATTAATTTTATCAATAAGTTCTCTAAGTTCTTTTTCTTTTGCATTATAAAAAATCCATCCACCTTTTACTCCAGTGTCTTTATTGGTGATATGTTCGGCCCATTTTCCGCCACCAAGTTGATTGAGATTACCATAATAAGGTTTAGAATTGCCAAAAACAGCAATAGCTTTTTCAGAGTATCTAGAGACAGATAAAGACATTGTATATAATAATAATTTGTATATATTTAAATATATAAATTATTTGAAAAAATCACTTTAAAATTATTTTAAAATCACGATAAGATTTAATAACAAAATTCTCCCATCCTTTTTTTAATGTATTTATGTTTCTTTTTATATCTTCTTTATCTTCAAATTCTCTACGATTTACAAAATATTTAAGTTTATTATCGTAACAAATGTCTTTGATATTTGTTATTTCATTATTTTTAAATTCTACATCATCTGATTTATGAGTTTTAAATTCATTTAATGCAAGATTAATAATATTGATTAAATTTTTAGAGGAAGAGTCATTAAGTTTATATTTTAGAGATTGTTTCAATACAAAATTATGAATATATTGTTGTCTTATTTTTCTAGTCTTTATTTGTTTCCAGCTCTCATATTTAACATTATTATTAATATCATTACTATCTTTTTGTTCTTTCTTAAGGTCACTTAATGAATAAATACAACCGTTTGTTTTTAATATTTCAATTAAATCTTTAGCGATTGTTTCAGAGTCTTTATTTCTAAAATCATAAATAAATCCATTACGTTTATAAATAGAACTAACCGTATTATTAAATATAACAATATTTTTAGGACATTTTCCTCTGGACATATCATCAAAAAGTTTTTTCCAAAAAATATCAGTAATATATTCTTCGCATTGTTTAATCTCAGGATAGATTACATCTCTTATTCTTTTTTTATCATCCATTTATTATATATAGCAAATAATTCTATAAACCAATTAAAGAAATAAGTTTTTAATAATAAAGATGACAAAAGTTACAATCAAAGACGATGATATTATTCCTTATGGAATTGTAAAAGAAAAGTTGATAAATAAGACTATAGATATTGTAAATAAATCTTTAATAACTTTAACATTAATTTTAAAAAATACTGATAAATTACTATCTACATTAGATTCTGTAAAAAATATTTCTGATACTTTTATTATATTTAATAATACTACAAATAAAAGTGTAATAGAAGAATATTGTAATACTCATAATATCATTCTTCATATTAAAGAAAAATTAGGTGAAATTGATGATGATTATAAAACTCAATTATTAAAATTTGCTGATGAAGTATTAGTAGATAAAAATAATAAAAAAGAAGAAAAATATATATTAATGTTAGATGAAGGAGAAGAGTTAGAAAATCCACAAGAATTACTTAAGTTTGTAGAAGAAAATAAAAAAACTGCTCATTGTTATGCTTTACGATGTCAATATCCAGTAAAAGCTGGAATTATGTATGTAAAATTAATTAAATCTCATAAAGGATTGAAGATTAAAAATGGATTGATTAATTTAGTTCAAATGAAAGGACAACCAAGTAAAGAAGTGGTAACTTTAGAAAATATTATTATTAATATTCCTTGGAATAAAAAATTAATGGCACTTGTTATGATGGTTAAAAATGAACATTTAAGATTAGAACATTCATTTGATTCAGTAAAAGATTTTACTGATACTTTTATTATTTTAGATACAGGTTCTATTGATAACACTATTGATATTTGTAAACAATATTGTGAAAAAAATAAGATTAATTTACAATTAAAACAAAAGCCATTTGTTAATTTTGAAGTTTCAAGAAATGATTCATTAGATTGGGCTGATGAAGCATTAACTAAAAATGGAAAAAAAGAAGACAGATATCTTTTATTTTTAGATTGTAACGATGAATTAAAGAGTGGAACAGAATTAATGTTTTTTGTGCATACATATCAAGGACCAGCTACAGGATATTTCTTAAAACAACAATGGTGGTCTGGAAATAAATTTGATTCTTATTTTAATATTAGAATGGTAAAGGCACATAGAGGTTGGAGATATAAAGGAGTTGTTCACGAATATATTAAAACAAATATTAAAGAATATGATTTGAAAGAAAGATTAGAGCATATTATTTTGTTTCAAGATAGAACAAAAGATGATGATAAATCTATGAAACGTTTCCATAGAGATAAAGGAATGTTGTTTGATGCACATTTAAAAAATCCAGAAGATCCAAGAACTATATTTTATTTAGCACAAACTTGTGGATGTTTATCTCAAATTAACGAAGCATATAAATATTATTTATTAAGAATTAAATATGGAGGATTTCTTGAAGAAAATTATCAGGCATATATTCGTTTAGGAGAATTAGCAACTTCTTTAAGACATCCTTGGGAAGAAAGTCAAACTTGGTTTTTAAAGGCTTATGCTCATTCATCAAGAGTAGAACCATTACTTCACTTGGCAAGACGTTATATGGAATATAATTCATTTGGAGAAAGAAAGCCAGATTGGATGATGTGTTATATGTATACAAGTATGGCTTGTAAATTATGTTATCCAGTTAATCAAGTTTTATTTGTTGATAAAAAAGCATATACATTAGATCGTTGGAGATTACTTGCAAGAGCAGCATATCACGTTCAACAATATAAAGAAGGAAAGGAAGCTATAATTAAAGCTTTAATGTATGGCAAAGGAGCTGGTAAATTTGGATTATCAGATAACGGAGAACAAGGAAATATTGAATTAACATTAAAACAAAAATTAAATGAAATGAATGAAAATGGTAAGCCAAGCACTTGGCATTCGGATTTACAATTATTAGCAGATTATTTAAAGATGGATAGTGAAATAAATGTAGCAATTCAACAAGGAGCTGTTCCTAATTTTAAATCACTAACATATATTATTCATGATAAAGTAAAATTTACACCAGCAGCTGAAGGAGTTACTGATAATACATTTACATTAAGTGAAGTCTTAGGAGAAGCAGTAAAAATAGCAATTCAAAAGAAAAAGTAAATATTATAATTTATTAATAATAATTTTAATAAATTAGATTTTAATTGTTTTTAATACATAATCATAACTGTGTAATTTTATAAATTCTGTAGAATTAATATTTATTTGTTTACATTTTTCTTCATTTTGTAAAGCCCATTGATATCTTTCTTCTAAATCACTTAAATCTGATTTTACTGGAATATAATGAACCCATTCTTTCAAATCTTTATAATACCATTGTTCATAATGACTATCAACCTTAAAAACAACTGAATTAGAATAAAGTTTCCACCAAAGTGCACTCCAACTATTAACTTCTCCATCTATATCAATCATATATTTATATTGTAAAAAATCAGATTTAGAAGTATTATATGAAGATTGAGCATCTAACCAGTTAAGATTTTTATAAGTCTTATAATCGCAAAGCATTTTACGTTGACATCTTGGAGGATTTTGTTTATCATATGCATAATAACCTTTTCCATGTAATCCTCCTCTCCAAAATATTTTATTTATTTTTTGATGCCAAGATATTTTATCTATTTCATCAATCTCTTTAAGTAATGTTACATAACCTTTTGTTGAAATAAAATCAGCATCTGGTATCATAGTAGTATAAGGATCATTTTTATGACGTCCAAAAGCCAAAACTTTATCACAAAATATTGGAAACTCATTTTTAAGATTATATGGTTGAATAAATCGTCCTGGTTCATTAGCACTTCCAAATCCTTTACAAGGTTGTAAATTTTCTTTAGTTGCATTTATAAAGTTTGGATTATCTGATGGTTCAGAATGTTCTCTCCAAGCATCATATACTGTATAAAAATATTTAAAATTATTATAAGAGTTTGTTTTAATATAATCTGAAATAAAATTTAAAAAGAGTTGAATTCTAGGCGTATGAACAGTAAAAACAGGTGGATAAAGTTTTAATGACTTATTCAAAGAATTATAATCAATATAGCCTAATTCCTGAATTTCTTTTAATATATCTTCATATGAAAGATTTTCAGTCTTATTAAAAATTCTTTTCCATGCATTTTCAAGTAATTTTTTCATATCTTTTTCATTATTTTTATGATGTCCATAAGCACGATGCATTCCCATTGGATCAACACATAAAATTGTTTCCATTGAAAATTTATTTTTATCTTCTAATGTAGGAACTAAATTTAACATATTTTCATGAGTATATGAAAAAAACCCATCTTCGTTTTCATTACATTTATGAGATTTACATATTTCTAACATCTTTTTTCTATTTCTTAAAGATAATCCACCATTACATCCTTTATTAGGATTAAATGACCAAGCGGCTCCAATAAAATCAAATTTAAAAAATTCTTCAATGTTATCTTTAAGTAAAATGGTATCAGTTTGAAATAATAATAATCGTTTAACGTTATCATTAAAATTTTCATAAAATGAAGGACTTGTTAATAGCGCATTATATTCGGGTTCAGTCAAGTTATCTAAAGATAATACACATATTTGAATATTTAATTTTTCTTTAATTTTTAATAATGTTTGTAAATTTTTTTGACTTCCGTAAATACGACAAGACCATCCTTTTGGAGCTAAAAAATACATAAAATTATAAATAACATATGTTAACATTGGATGATCTCTTGGTTCAATCATAACAGCGACATTTTCAGAATCTGTTGAAATAGAAATATTTTTATCTATTTTTTCATAAAAGTTATGAAACCATTGTGTCCAATATTCAGGAAAATCTGACATTTATACAATTTGTTATACTTCTTTAAATAAAATATATTTAAAGAATTTTGTTTACTCTTACTCGGTTACATACAATCTCTTAAAAAAGCTTTATCAAATAATGAAATTCTCATACTTGTTTTAAGTTGTTTACTATTGCCATTTGGTTTACTTAATTTATAACTTTTTGGTTGATTAAGAAGTGGATGAGATGGCATTTCTCTTTCTTCTGATTGAGATTCAGAGGAAACAGGAGGAAGTTGAGGAACAATCTTCTTCTTTCTTCTACCTTTAACAACTTCTCTTGAAATATTATTAATAACTTCTTGAGTAACTTCTTGTTGTTGTTGTCTTTGTTTTTCTCTAAACTCTTTTACGGTAGGATCTTGACTTACGATTGCTTCTAAATTACGCTTGTATTCAGATATACGTTGTTCAGCATAATTTCTCATGCGTTGACTTTTTGTTACACCTAACATATTACTTATTATAAGGGATATATAATATTTTTAAATTAATATTTCTAATAATATTAATTTAAACAAGACTCAAGAAAAATACTTAAGTAATAAATAATCCATTATCTGACTCTTTAATCTTTAAACAATTAACCATCTTTTCTTTTCCTCTTAATGCTGATTTAATTCCATCCAATACCTTTACTGAATCAGAAATACCTGCTTGTTGAAGCACATTTAAAATATCATTTTCTCTTTCTACTTTCTTCTTCTTTTCTCTATGTTTCTTTTCTTTTGAAATAACCAACATATCCTTATAACGAAGCGCTTCACTATCTTTATCTTTTAAATATTCAAGAATATTTTCATCAAGCTCCTTCTTCCTTTCTTTTAAACGTTTGATTTGGTCAGAAAGACGCTTGATTTCAACGTTAATACTTTTCATTTCATTCATATCACCAGCAATTTGGGCAGCGGACATTTTTTAGTTCTTACTAAATATTTAGAAATTATTTTTTTAAATGAATTTTTTATTTTTTATTTTTTTAACAAATGAATTGGGTATTTATAATATCATATTTTTAATAATTTTATAAGGTAATATCTCTATTATTTTTAATAAAAATTTAAATATTTTACTTCTATATTTAATAATGGATTTATTAGATATATTGATATTACTCTTTAAATATAAGAGTCAAATTTCTAACATTATGCTATATTATAATATGTTTAATTATACTATATGGACCCTAAGAATAACTTCAAAAGTTCCTATATATATGTATAAAAAATTAAAATACAAGCCTATTGAAGAAATAAAAGAAGACTGGGAACTAATTAATGAAACTGAAAAATCAGACTTATAATTTTAATTATAATTTAAACATATACCTTTTTACATAAAAGAAAATGGAACAACCACCCTCCACTTTTAAGGCTGATGAAGAGAAGTCCAATGTCCAACGCACCAATAAAGAACCTCAATGTATGAAAGATAGACCTCTTCCAGACGCTCAACGTCAACCATTAAGCGATGAACAAACTAGTTGTGCAAAGTCTCAATTAATCAACAAAAACTTTGTTTCTTTAGATTATCCAAGAACTCTTAAATTTAGAGTAGATCCAAGAATCCCTTCTCAATCTATCGGTTTAGTTTCATTCATCCCTTCTAAAGGAGCTTCTCCAGATCCTGAAGGATGCTTTGGCGTATTAAAGCTTAGAGGTAATTTTCCAACCGTCGAAGAAGCAGATAATTGGTCTGAAAATCTTATTAGAAATTATGATAGTTTCGGTGTTATCGATATGGTTCATATTGGAAGAGATTTTCCAATTATGGTAGACAATGAAATTTACACTTCTACAACCAGAGAAATTGACGTTAGAAAGAAGGTAGATGATGTTACTAAGAGTCATCTTAAGGCAAAACAAGAAGAAGAAAGAAAAGAAATGAAGGAAATTCAAGAACGTCAACAAAAACTTCTTAATCCTTCTAATAATGAAGAAAAGGAACAATCTCTTGATGACCTTGATTATTACATTCAACTTAAGGTTAAGAAGGCTAATGCTGATATGGTCATTGATGAGGCTGATAAGAAGAAAGAAGAAGCAAGAACTGTTTCAGAAAATACTGCAAATGAACTTTCAGAACTTGACCAAAAGTTCCCTGATTATCAAAATGAATACATGCAAAGATATCAAAATGCTTTAGCGTCAGTTGGAGCTGACGCAAATAAGAACCCACTTATTGATTATATGAGAAAGCAAATTGATAAGAAGTAAAAAAGTTAATTAACTAATTTAAATTAATTAAATTAGTTAAACATATAATTCTTTATATTAAAGATGTCAAAGTCATTTGTTTCAAAAGTTACTCCAGAAAAGAAAAAACTTCGTGAACTTAAATTTAATATTTATATTACTGCTCAAATTACAGACATTAATTCTAATTATGTATGCATCATCCTTGATAAAAACTTTAATAAAACCATTTTATCTAAACGTATTAATGGCTCTTATGTTTTAGCTTTTATTCAAGGATTGACTGACGGTATTGATTCTATTTTATGTAACATTGAAGAAAAATATCATAATTATTGTCTAATTAATATTAAATCTGATAACAACTTTTTCTTAACATTAATTACTGAATGGATTAATAAATGGAAACATCAAGATTTTAAAAATCACGAATTTGGACCTCAGCTAAAGACATTATATACCTTGATTAATAAAATTAATTTTAAAACAAATTTAATTTATAAAACTTCCGACGAATACGCTTGGTTTCTTGATAAAAAAGTAAACGACTTTAAAGAATTAAATGATGATAAGTAAAAATGAAGAAATTTCCTAAACATTTAACTCCTGATTTTCTCTCTAAATTTTCTTCTTTCAATGACAAACGTCAATCTTATTATCTTAGAAAATTTATTTATGAATGGATGTTAACTCCTGCTTTTGAAACTCGTTGCTTTGACCTTCAAATACTCCCTAAATATTCTCAAGAAATTCTTGATGATGTATGTAAAGAACTTAATACATTAGGTTGGAAAACTAAACTTGCTTTTGCAAACTCTGCTTTATATGTTTATAAAGAAGACGAAAATCCCTGTCGTTGGGACTTTGAAGAAATGTGATTTTAAAAATAATCTATATTTTTAAAATGATTTAAATATTTATTTTCTAAATAAAGATAACCAATAAAAGATGAGTATTGAAAAACCTAATCACGCAGTTAGATTAAGTGTTCTTAATCCCGCTCTTAGAGAAAGAGTTGAGAAGTTTGATACTGGTAATGACGGTGAACTTGATATTAATGAAGCAATGCAAGGTCTTATCACTCTTCAAAAACAATCTAATAACTATAAGAAGATGATTTGGCTTTTAATTCCAGTTCTTTGTATGGTGTTAGCTGGTAGTTTTGGAACTACTATTTTAGCAATTAACTTGACAAAGGAAATTCATCAAAATTCAGGTATTCTTACTTCAAAGATGGATAATACTCCCATTAGAACTGTAAGTGCAGTTTCAAAAGATATGATGTTTTCTTCGTTATTTTCAAGTGATTATAATCAAATCACTAAGCTTCATTTTGGAAGCACAACTTTAAATGTTAATGAAATGTATCAAGTTACTTTGTCAGATGATACTAAGACTGTCTATGTTAATTCAGATATGCTTTATTTTGGATTAAATCAAACTGGAAGTTATTTGGTTAATTACAATCAAGGATTTGAGACCAATCTCATTGCTAAAATGTTATATCAAACTGTTAACAGTTCATTATTTGAATATTCTATGGTAGTAGACTATTATCGTTCTGTTCTTGGAGTTCAACCAACATTAGACAATATTTTAATATATACTTATGGTTATACTGTAACTACTACTAAGGTTCCCGAGGATTATTCAGTATCCGATAATACTAATTTATTGTCATCTAATTTAGTAAGTTCTACAAGCAGGATGGCACAATTAGAATCTGGATCAAATAAATGTTCTGAGTCAGAAGTTTACACACACAATTGTAAATCTCGTGATTGTTATGAATGCACTTTTCATAATGATGATCCATGCTGTGGAATGCGAAGTTCTTGGAGAACTTGTACAACTCTTCCCGATGCTGATTATCATTCAGATTGTAAAAAAGTTAATTAAAAAGTAAAGTTAATTTTATAACTAAATATTAATTATAAAATTATCAATCAACTAAAACTCAATATTTTTAAAATGATTTAAACATTTATTTTCTAAATAAAGATAACCAAGAAAAAGATGACTTTAGATAAATCTAAACATTCAGTTCGATTAAGCGTCCTTAATCCCGCTCTTAGAGAAAGAGTTGAAAAGTTTGATACTGGTAATGACGGTGAACTTGATATTAACGAAGCATTGCAAGGTCTTATCACTCTTCAAAAACAATCTAATAACTATAAGAAGATGATTTGGCTTTTAATTCCAGTTCTTTGTATGGTGTTAGCAGGTAGTTTTGGAACTACCCTTTTGGCAATTAACTTGACAAAGGAAATTAAAGCATCTACAATTGAGGGAAATATCCCTGTATTAAAAACAACTAATAGTGAAACTGTTTCAGTTTACAATACGATGGAACATACCCATTTTTCAGAATTTCAAGAGAGACAATCTTCAGAAATGAATTTATTACCCCAATTTATTCAAATTGATTCTCTTAAAATGAAAGCTTCTGGAGTTTTCCAAACTCAAAACGCTACCTATACTTTGACTGATTTTGGAACCTTTATAAGTGATGTAAATACAGGTCTCTCTTTTCAACCTCTTAATCATTTAGTAAATAATAAAATTGTTCAAGATATTGCTAACTATGTTAATGTTATTAAGGCTTTGGAAATTGAAGCTCGTGTTAATGCTACTATTGATATGTATGATAGTTTGTCTAGAGAAGCTGTTATGAAGTTAGATGCAGAGTTAGAACAGAACGAATTATCTATCAAGTTACAAACTGAAAATAACAAACATCTTTCAAAATTATCTAACGAAGAATTACTTAAAAAGGTATCAGACCTTCAATCTAAAATAGCTGTTGTCGAAAAGCCTTGTCAAGATAAATATTACACTTGTTCAAGAAGGTTTTTGGCATCACTTACTAACTGTAGAAATGAGTTGAATACTTGTTTAAGTAACACTCAGTTATATGTAAGTTATTCAAGTCAGCTTAAAGATATTTGGGGGTTGTGGAAGAATTTTTGTGTATCAAATTACATTCCAGAACATTATGAATGTCACGTTGGATTTTGTAATAATCAAGCTACTTGCGTTAAGTGTGTGAATGATTTTAGAGATTATTATTATGATATCTTTAGAGGAAATTGTCCTGAAACTGGACCTTAAATACATCAAATAAGTTTAAACGTAAAAGTTAATTTTATAAATAATATTTATAAAATTATTACATCTCATTTATTTTTAATAATTCTTTCATCGTTTCTCCTGTATTTTAGTTAGTCTCACTTTCAAAAACTAAATATTATTTATAAAATGATTTAAAAATTTATTTATGAAATAAAGTTAAGATATGAAGTATTTTTTAGTATTGGTATTATCAATTTGTTTTAATAATTATTCCTTATGTGATACTTGTATTAGTCCGTTAGGTCAATTTAAAGGTGAAATTCAATCTTCGTCGTATTTATGTATTGGTGCCTCATTTGCTTTGTCAAATACTAAAAATATATGCTGTGTGGTGGATCCAACTCCATTGCCCAAGGTTCAGAATATGACAAAATGGGATTTTTTTAAGGAAATCTTTGAAAATTCTGGAGATCAACAAAGAACTGAATATTTGTACGCTCATACTGATGCTGCATTGTCTATTGTTCTTCTTAATTCTCCTCTAGATAAAAGATGTCGTATCAAAGCTGCTTTCCTTGCTATTGCTGCTGCTGAGACAAATGGTTATCAAACATTTGATTCATTAGTATTTGATAATATTTTTAAACCAAGAGGAATATTAAGAGTTCGTAATTCTACTTCTTATACTACTATTAGTAAGTTAACTAACATTGACTATATAAAAACTCCTGAAAAAATGATATTTCCTAGTGATGCAATTAAATCTGCTTCTAAATTTTGGGAAGCTCATGGGTTATCAGTGGCAGTAGAAGATGGATATGCATATAATTATGAAAAAGTTGTAAATTATTTGAATAGTATGAATGGATCAGGAAGCTCTGTGTCATGGGAAGAAAAATTTAGAAGACTTGCTATTTCTAACAGAGCTCTTAAATGTATGTGGTAAATGTATAAGATTTTTATTATAATGAAGTATATAAATAATATTTATAAAATTATTATACTACTCCTTCTGCCATCTTAATATTAAATTTTCTTTTTACTTGTGATAACTCATCATTACTGCATCTTCTCCATCTGCATAATATTTTTGATGAATTCTTTCTTGTATAAATCCTAATCCTTCATATAATTTAATTGCTTCGTTACTTCTTCTAACTTGTAATATACACCTCTTACAAGACCCAACTGTCTTTAAAAATAATTTAATTAAATTTTTAGCAATACCTTTCTTTCTATGTTCTTCTTCTATTGCAATTGACATTAAAACAATCTCATCTGGCTTATTATCTAAAAAGTTTGGACAACCAAGCAAATAACCTACAATAACTCCATCTTTTTTACAAATAAAATTATATTTTGGAAAATTTTTAACAATATCAAACCACAAAGTATATTTATAATTCTCGGGAAGATATTTTTCATTTATTTTCTTAATGACACTTACATCGTTTTGTAAAGTATAACTATATTTATACATAATTTATATATAAATATACTTTTTTTATATCGGCTTTACTAAATTTAAATATTCATCTCTAAACACTTTATCCTCTAATACTCCTTTTGTTACATATTTATCTGGCAAAATATAAAATAATTGATTTGTATAATACCACTTTACTGCATACTTATTTAATTTCTTTTTATCTTCTGACGTAACACTCTTTAATGGAAGAATAAATACATCATCAATAATATTATTCCAAGGAATAGTTTGAGTATAAATCATATGCAAACGTCCACCTGCCCCTTTTAATATATCAATTGAACATTTATTAATATAATCATTTTTTGTCTTTAACACTAAAGATACTTGATTGTTTTTATCGTGAACGTTATAAATACTTTTTGATAATAATTGTTCAAGGTATTTAATTTCATAAGTATCCCATTCTTCATCACTCCATTTAATCTTTCCAAATTCTCTTTGTATATCTGTATCAGCTGACTGTTGCATATTCCAGCAAGGTGCTTCCACTAAAAATGGAACTGAATACATCACTCTATGATTCTCAGACGCAGTCTTCATCATAATCCAATCAATACCATTATAACCTCCATTCTCTGCTAAATGTCTTAATCCATTTTCTGCTCCTTTTCTACTTATAATATAACAAGCTGTGCTTCCCATATTTTCTTTTAATGCTCTTACACCATCCATAGAATAAGCTTCTGGTATTTTATGTTTAGAGTGAAAGTTAGTTTTATTATATTGTCCATAAGGATTTTGATGTAAAAACATAACTTCAAATTGGTCTTTATATTTATTAATTAGATAAATAACTTTATCACAAAAATCTTTTTGAACTACAATATCATCTTCAAGAACAATTGCATAATTACAATGTACATCTTCTAAAAATTGTTTCCAAATCTTAACGTGACTAACTACGCATCCAACTAAACCACATCGATAATCATAATCACTAGATTTAAATAATTTCATAATCTTATGAGTTGGTGTTTCAAACTTTCCATCAAACGCGTCCAATACTTCGAACGATAAAAGTTCATCATAATTATCTTTATAAAAATTTTGAAGTCTATCAAATCTACGGTTCAAATTAACAACAAACATTTTTAATTCAATATTATTTGTTGCAATATTATTTTTTGCAATATTATTTGTGGTAACTTGTTCTTGTTTAATAGATTTACTAAAAACATTTTCATCCTTTACTTTTTTAATTTCTTCTCCAAACTGTTTTTCTTCATTTAAATCATATGCATTAATCATATCTGTTTGACGCTCATATGTTCTTCTTCCAATATGTAAACAAGATACATTATCTAAGAAAATTGTTCTATATCCTTTTGCATAATAAAGATGAGCATATTCCATTTCAAAATGTTTTGCTTTTTCATTATATTTTCCAAGTTCTTTAAAAATACGAGTATGAGTAAGTCCAACTCTTAAACTATAATGTGGCCAATAATAACAATTTCCTGTTCCTAATTTTTTAACCTCATCTTCTAATTGTCTTCCTTGATAAAAATTATGAACAAAATATCTTTGTCCGTCATTTGTTCGTTTCATAGTTGAACCTTTTACTGTACTATATGTTGTTAAATCTTCTGAATAATTAACATTAACTAATGCTTGCCCATAAGATTTATCTTCTTTCAAAATATTTAATAATTTAGTGACATAATTATCTGGAAAGAAAAATTCCCAATCATCTTCAATGTTCATTACATAAGGAGTTTTAATCATATCCATTAATATATTTAACGAACGAGCGTGACCTTTATTTGTTTCATCTTTATAAATATATGTAATAAATGGAAATTCTTCTTTCATTTGATTTCTCATTTTTTCAGAACTATTATCATCAATAACAATCCAATCAAATAAATATTGTTTCAAATCTTTTACATATTTTAATATACTAATCATTGTCCTTCGAAATAAATCAAAACGTTTACACGTGGTCATTGTCACTGTTATTTTATTTGAAGGATCTGTTGGTTTGTTTTGACTCCATTTTATATATTCTTCTACGTCAGATTTGTTATATTCACAAAAAGGAGTTCTTCCATCATTTGTAATAAAGGCATAAATTAAATTATAAAGTTGATAAACAAGATAATAAGAATTTTCATTCAAATTACATTTAAAAAGATTTGTAAAGTTTTCATTTAATTCATTGATATTACGTTGAATAAAATATTTAAAAATATTATTAATATATGTCTTTTCTTCACCTACTGAAGCTTGCAACGAAGAAACAACAATATTACATTGTTTAGACACTTCTCTTAATGTATCTTGGAAATCCATCTTTGTCTCTAAACAATTGTATTTTTAAATGATTTATTTTATATTTTTTATTCAAATTTTATCTAAAAATGTCCCCTGCTAAAACTAAAAAGGAAATCGTATACTCTGAGTCAGAATCTGAAATCGAGTGTTCTGATATTGAAGACGATATCGAAGACGATATTGAAGACGATATCGAAGATGATGATGAAAATATAGAAGACGATGACGAAAAAGAAGAAAGAATTATAGACGACGACGATGAAGAAAGTGAAGAAGAAGATGAACTTATAAATGAAGAAGATGAGGATGATTATGAAGAAGAACAAGAAGAATTTGAAGAAGAAGTAATAGAAGAAGAGGTAGTTGAAGATATGCCAATAGAAGAAATAGAAGAAAGTTCAATGAATGTTCAAGAAGAACAAACAAAATATGTTAAGAAAAGAACATTAAAAATTAAATATTACGAAATTCCTTCAACTTATAAAAAATATAAAATAAACGATATTACAAATACAGCAAGAGAACAAGTTATAATTATGTTTGTGGATATATTAGGTAGTCAAAAAAATGCTGAAACATTTGAAAAATATATTTATCAATCAGTTGGAAATGACATTGAAAAGTTTGAAAATAAATTTAAATACATTGAAACAGCTCGTAATCTTATTGATTATTTTATAAATTTAAAATCAAAAAACAATCTTAAATTATCTGACATATTAGATATGATAAAAAATAATAAATTAAATTTTTCTTCTGACTTTTATGAAGAATACAAGGAAGAAATTAAGAAAGAATTGAAAAAATCACAAGTTCCTGTTGAAGTTGTTGAAGGATTATTTCCTTGTCCTAAATGTAAAACTGAAAACACTCAACATTATAGTGTTCAGACAAGACGGTCAGATGAACCTCCTACTATCTTCTTAGAATGTTTGAATAAATTTTGTTTACATAAATGGCGTATGGGTTAATAAAAAAAATATTTTTTTATATTTGTTTATTAATAAAATGGATAGACACTTGGTTTTTTATTATATTGGTATTTTTATAATATTCGCTACTCATCTTTATATGTTAGGATTTGTAGATGAAATGAAAAGAAAAGAAGTTATCGGACACTCTATAATAAATTTATTAGCAGCTTTAATGATAGCTTATTATTTTATGAATAAAGAAGGAATTATTTCTTTTTGAAGTTAACTTTATTAATAATATTAATAAAGTTATTTAAATAGATAGAACCACATTATATAATGAGAACTTTATTTGATAATTTAGATATGCATTCTTTTACAATGATTACTGTAAAATCATTTCTTGATAATTTAGATAATAATGAAATTAACGATATTACTAAATGCGGTTATGATGAAGATGATTATGACCAATATTTTTGGGATATTCTTAAAGAGCATATCATTAAAAAAAGAATGAAAGAAGAAAATATAAAAGAAACTTATAAATTATTAGAACAATTTCTTCCTGATGATATTATCAAATATCATATCAAAGATTATAGCTTAGAATCAGATTATAAATGGAGATTACATAATCTTGGATTAAAAATTGTAAAAAATGTTTATACATATAATATAATGTCAGATTATCCTCCCTCTTTAGTAGATAAAAATGATGATTCTGTTAATTTATTTGATCTAAGTAATCTTAATTATTATGAAGAAATTACCCAAATTAACTGTAAATTAGTTGTTTTATATTTAACAAAATACGGAATGATTCCATATAGAAGATTATGGTATTATGATTGTGAAGAAGATGTAGAAATTAATGATGAATATTTTGAAAATCAACGTGCATGTGAAAGACAATTTTATGATGCATGGGATTTAGCATTACATTCCATATTAGATGGAAAAATTTTATGTAGAATGTCAGTTAGAGATTTAACATTTCGTTTAGAATTTGATACAAATGATTTTTATGATGTAAAAATCTATGGTGTTTACAGAAGTAAATATCCTTACGTTTGGTTTGAAATACCTTCAACAAAAGAAGAAGAAAATGAAATTCGTCCATTTCGTATCAAGTTAATGGAAGATGATGATGTAGTATTTACATCAGATAAATATTATGTTTAAATAATAGTTGACATAACATATTCAGTTGGAGATCCTTTTAGAAATGTAAAGATAAAAACAATAGGAATAACAATTAATAAAGATAAAACAAAAATTCCAGTAGATGAACGTTTTGCATTGACTATTCCTTTCTTTTTATCATCTTCTAATTTTTTCTCGTTAGATGAGGCAATAATCATTGTAATCATAGAAAATAAAATATAAACAACCATAAATATAAACATTAAATTACGAGGAAGTAAAAACTTAATAACTGGTAACGCAAGAGTCATTAAAAAGACAAAAACTGAAAAAGCAATTAATCCTCCATTTTTAGATTTAGAAGCACCTGCCAATGTAACAATACTTAATATAAAAAGTATTAAAAAAATTACAGCTTGACCAGCTAATCCGGCCATTTTAAACATCGGCATATAAGGGGCTAATAAACTACCATACATAGCATTTTTAATTAAAGAAGACATTGATTTTTTATTATATTGATAATAAAAAATTTTTATTATTTACTTTCTCATTGATCTCTTTTTCTTTGTAGATCTTTTTGCTAAAGAACGTTTACATTCTGGATGAGATTTCTTTACTTGAGAATATGAAACAGCGACTGCTTGAGCTCTTGACACCCATCTACCTTTTTTCAGTTCTTTCATATTTTTTTTAATTTTAGTTTGAAGATAATCACGACATTTTGATTTAACAGCAGACCTTACTGTTCTTTTTTTAATTTGTTTACTACCTCTACGCTTACTACGTTTGCTACGTTTACTACTTTTAATACGCATACTACCACATTGCATTTTTATTAATTTTAATTAATAAAAAAGATAATAATTTTTTTAATTAACCAAACGTTGATTCAATATCATATTTAACATACAAAAATCCATCCTTATCTTTATGGTCTCTGTATATTATACTAATTAATTCAGTTTGTTTTGGTAATGTATTATTAATAAACATATAAAGACCTTGATCTGATTTTAATGTTAATCTTTTACGAATTGTAATAAATAATTGACCAATAGGCATATCAGCTGGAACAAGATATTTATGTTTATCTATATCCAATATTTTTGTATTAGCTCGTTGAACAATAACAGGGACGCGATCAGGAAATTTTCTACGAATACGAACACATTCTTCTAAACGTTTAGTAAGAGGAAGATTACAAAAGGTTTCTTCAAAGTTATTACTCATTATATAATATATCAAATAGAAAATAATTTTTTAAAACTCTTTTAAAACTGATATTTTACTAAACGAATTCATATCATCAATTACTAATATATCTTCTTTCTCATATTCATATTCTTTATTTAAATTTATTAATAAATTCCATCCTTTAATGTCATCTATAAAGATTGAACTATGAATACTTGTGAATATAGTTGGAATAGAATGTCTATTATCTGCAATAAAAATCATTGGACCAGCTTTATCAATTAATACATTATAAATATTATTTGTAATTACATCGCTTACATTTACATTTAATAATTTTGATTCTTCTTCTAATAGTTTATTTTTTGTCATATTAAATACATATAAATGTTCTTTGTTTATCTTTTCTTCTTGAAATGTATCTAACATATCGATTGATAATTTTTTAATTGGTTTTGAAATCCATATACTTAAATATTCAACAATATTTTTAATGTTCTTTTCATTTGAACTATAAATAATAAAAATAGGTCTTTTTAAATTATCTCTTGTTCTTGTAATAGAAAACTCAGTAATATTAGACACGACTTCATTAAGTCTAACTAATTCCTTTCTTGACATTTTTTTATATATTAATATTTTTTATTTAAATGTGTTAAAGACACAACTTCAATAAATTAAAATGAGTAATAATAAAACCTTCGCAAAAATTTTAGCTTTCTTAAATGAACTTAATAAAATGTTTGGAGATAAAAATCATAACATATTTAACTATTATAAAGTTTGTAAAAATACTCCTATCTCCAATCAAAAAGCCATTCAAAATCACGTCACATTATTTAGCAACTTTCTTCTTCCTAACAAAATTAATATCGTAAATAACGATTTTAATAACTTTAATCCAACCGATATTAAAATAAGTGATAAAACTTTTATTAATTTTAAAGATGTATTTACTCAAGCCAATAAAGAGTGGAGACCAGCAATCTTTAAACATCTTCAATATCTTCTTTATTTAATTCATCCTGAACAAGAAGTCAAACAAGCTCTTACTCCTCCTCAACAATCAAACAAACAAAATTCAGAGTCTTCAAAAGAAACTCAAGTTTTAAACGATTTTGTAGAAAAACTTCAAGATAACTTTAAAAATAACGATAATAAAAATCCAGTCGAACTTGGTCTTAACCTTCTAAAAGATGGAACTTTTATAAATATGTATCAAGACATCAATAAAAGCCTTCAAAATGGAGAATTAAAACTTGATAAACTTCTTGGTAGTGTTCAAAATATTATTGGTGAATTAACTCAAGAACTTCCAAAAGATTCTACTATGGCTCCAGCTTCTGATTTATTAAATAATATGTCAAGTATGTTATCTAATATTTCTTCAGATGGTAACATTCAAGACAATAGTAATCAAGTCCTTGGGTCTTGTAATCAAGATAATATTCCTGATTTATCTCAAATGATGGCAGGATTAACCTCAAATCCTATGATGTCATCTATGTTAAATTCTATGATGGGTTCTATGTCATCTAATCCTTCTCAAATTGATAATAATTTACTTGGTGGATTAGATATTAATAGTTTATTGTCTACTATGGGACCTATGATGAGTCAGATGATGGGTGGAAATAATCAAGCAGAAGGATTTGATATGAGTATGTTGACTGGATTATTAGGAGGAATGAATTTAAGCGAAGAAAAACAAGAATAAATAATTTTATTAAAAGAGACGTTAGATCTCTCATAATTTAATAAAATTAATTTTGATGAATGGTATAGAACATTAACATTGGTGTTACTTTTTCAAAAATATTTAAATCTATTAATTCAGTTATAGTGTTATCATTACACATAAAAAATTTATTTTGACGTTTAATAATCGCTATATAATGACCTCCTCCATAAGTTCCCATATGTAAAATACAAGAATTAAAATAATATTCTTGTTTAATATTTTTATGGTCATTTATAGAACTTAATTCAAAATTATCTAAAACTTCTATTGCTGGAACTTCTTTACAATTTACAATATAGATCGAAACAATAGGAGATAATATTGTTATATCTTTTCCTTCAAACATCATATCAAATGAGTTTTTAAAATTATCTTGATAAATCATTTGAAATGATAATAATGGTTCATATCTATCTTCTTTGTCAGATGTTTTAAAATGAAACTGTGTATAAAAAGTATCATAAATTATTGATTTTGTATAATTTTGAAATTTATACCAAGAATTAATATAAGAGATTGATTTAATTTCTTCTAAAAATTGTTCATTTAATTTAATTGATGTATCAATACAAAGTAAATCTGCAAGATATAAAAAAGCTTCTTGAGCATCTTGTGGAACACCTATTTGAAATTTCTCTCTTATAAGATGTATTAATCTTTGTATACTATTTACAATCATATTTACATCTGTTATTTCAATTCCTTTTTTTATTTCTTTAAATAATTGAATTGAAAGAGAATTATTAGGTAAAGTTTCAATTAAATCAATAAAAATACGATGATTAAATAAACATTGAAGTAAAGAATTTAACCAACAAGTATTTCCAATATTATGGAAACCGACAATAGTATTCAAGTCCTTGGGTCTTGTAATCAAGTCCTTGGGTCTTGTATTCATTTTATTTTAATTAATTAAAATAAAATCAAAGTTTAACTTTTAATTTGGACGAACAATTTCAAAAACAGCTTGAACTTGATTTCCTGGATCTGGAACAACTGGAAACCTATAACTTTCAAAATATGTATATTGATTATTTGGATAAAAGTCTAATATATCTCCAGTTGGAAGGTATATTGATATATGTAATGTATCATTTTCTCTAAATGAAATATTATGGGTCATAAAAGAACCTTGTAAAGTCAACCAAGTTGTATTTGCTAAAAATGTAACTGGAACCTTAAATAACGACTTTCTAGCAGTTGGATTATTACTTTCGATAGGAGAATTCCAAGTTTGTCCTTTCTCACTATATATTGAAACATATAAAAAAGGATAACTTTGTAAAGTTCCTCCATACCCTCCTCTTACCTTCGTATTAGGAACAATCAAATTAATTAATCTAACTTTTTCACAAAGTTCATTATTAAAAATTTCTGTTCCATTATAAACTAACGGACGAGCATTATCATATGAAAAATCTAAAATTTGATACGCCGTACCAATTGGTAAAATAGCAATCAATGCCTTCTCTAATGTTGCAACTTTAGTTACTCCGTTATATGATGTAATTCTTCTCCAAATAAAATTAATTGGATTTGGATTTGGAATAAAAATAAATTTATTTGTATAATAACCATCAACTGGACTTGCAGATGCTCCTAATATTACACTTGTTGTTGTTGGAGTAGCCGCAGTTAAAACATCTTGATATGCTCCGTTAATAAAGGGAACTGGAAATTGCTTTCTTATATAATATGGAGTAAGAGCTGGATATGCTACTGGAAATGCAGGAGCAACCGTTGCTATTTGTGTTGTATTATCATATGCTATAACTTCTCTAAACTCTGACCCTATATTTATTACACTACCTACATAAAAATTAACAATATTTGATGACAATACACTTAACGCTATTTGTGTTAAAGTAGAACCTCCTGATAATGCATCAGTTTCATATGGAAAGGCTAATAAAACAGGGTCAAATGCAGTTAATGGACTATTTCTAACAGCTCCATTAACAGGAATAACAAAATCTCCTACTTTAGGATATGTAATTCTATCTCTAAATGTTGAGTCAATATCAATATAACGGGTTACACTCATTTTTATTATATAAAGGTTTTTTTAAATTAAATTTCTTTTTATTTTTCTTATTAACAACACTTTTCTTCTCTAATTACTTCAAATATCGCTTGAATCTGTTTTCCTGGATTTGATAAAATTGGAAAATTATATGTTGGAAAATAAAACCACACTGGAGTTGGATCAAAATTTAAGATTGTTCCATCAGGCAAATATATTGTTATATGCAAATTATCATTCTCTCTAAACGATATATTTTGTTGCATCAAACTTCCTTCTAATGTAATCCATATATCTGAATTATTTGAATTAAACGTAATTGGAACCTTAAACAACGAATTCTTTGATAATGGATTATTTCCTTGAATTGGCTGATTCCATGTCTTTGATGACTCACTATATAACGATACATATACATATGGATAATTTAAGATTGTCCCTCCATTCGACCCCTCTATAGGAAGAACTGGAATTATCAAATTAATTAATTTAATCTTTTCACAAACCGCATTTCCAAACAATTCAGTACCATTATAAATTAATGGCTTGTTATTATCATATGAAAAATCTAATATCTCATACACAGAATTTGCCAATATATTCGCTGGTAAAGGTGGATATACATTTGCAACCTTTACTACTGGAGCTGCCCCCGTTGTATAATATTCTGTTATTCTTCTCCAAACATATAAAGAAGGGTCTGGAGCTGATCCTGCAGCTGGACCTCCAACAGACCCTGGAGGAAATGGAAAGAAAATATATTTATTAGTATATTCTCCTGTACGAAGTGAAGCTGCTGCTCCTAACTCTATTCTAGTCGTATATGGTGTATTAACTAATAAAGTATCTTGAAAATCTTGAGGGGTAGAAGGTGGTCCCACTACAGAACCCAATAAAGGATATGGTAAATTCTTTCTAATAGTATATGTATCAGATAATGCACCTCCTATATACATATCTACTGTTGCATTCTTTGTAGCTCCATTATAAGCAATAATCTTAGCAAACAATCCTCCAACTTCAATATATTGATTAATATAATAATTATTTACAGCTGAAGAATTAATTGACATTTGATAAACTGAAGGAGGACCTGCTATTACTGCTTGTAATTGACCAGTTTCAAATGGAAACGCTAATGATACAGGGTCTTGAGCAACTGTTATATTATCTGTTGGCTTTGAATTAACTTGTAAACCAAAATCACCAACTTTTGGATATCTTAATCTATCTCTATATGTAGAATCTATATCAATGTATTTTATAACACTCATTTATAATTATATTATCATTTTTTTAAAAATATATTTAAATTTTTTTTTAATTTAAGATTATATATTTATTTTTATATAAATGTCTCAAGAAATACCAAACAAACCTGAACTTACTATAGAAGTTCCTAGTCCTTCTAAAGAAAGCATTGAACTAAACATATCTTTATCTACTATCTCTGAAGAAACCACTCTAACTGATGTAAAAGTTAACGAAGTAAAAGTTGAAGTTGAAGAAACAAAAAAAGAAGTCTCTTTTCAAGACCAACATGACAATATCATTAAAGACGCAATTATCAATCTCTTTAAAAATAAAGATAAATTAAAAGTCGCAACAGCTCTTGACATCATCAGCATGATCATGGAAATTGCTGAAAAAATCTTCTTACATGACCCCATCGCAAAGAAAAATCTAGTATTAAGTATCATTGAAAGAATCTCTAAAGGTCTTGACGGAATTGAAGGAACATCTGACGATATCATCTCGGAAGAAACTATGAACACTATTCGAGTTTTACTTCAAAATAATTTAATTGAAGGAATTATTAACGGACTAATTAAAGTCAGCAAACAAGTCTTTAATTTTAATAAAACAAACAAAAAATGGTGTTGTTTTTAAAACAAGTTAAATATACTATATACATGAGAGAATTAGAATCAATACCATTAATAGCTACCTCGATAGCTGTTTTAGCAAGATTTATATTTATGTATTTGATATATACTAATCGTTCTCGTAATTCTTATTCTTTAATTTTTTGTATGTTATCTATTTGTTCAAGTTCAATGTGGACTTATTATTCTGTTGAAATCAACAATTTTCCAATTATGTTTAGATCATCTACAGAAATAGCTCTACTTTTTATCTCAGCAATATATATTATATATAACAAAACAACTGATTTAATTAAAGAACGTAAAACAAATAATCAAGTAGCACCAGAAGTTCTTATTTAAGTAATTTTTAAGTAAATAATTTTTTATAACTTTTTAACTTATCATATAAATTTTGTTTTAATTTAAATATTATTAAATTAAAACAACACAATCATTATTTTAATAGAAATGTCAAAAACTCTCACTAATATCACTGGTTTTAACTTTGACAATCCTGATATTAAAACTCTAATTATTAACACACAAGTCAAAGACTTTAAACTCTTCGAACAATTTATGGACATCTCCATCAACGATAACGGTCGTGATATCATCATCAAAGAACTATACAAAAGAGACCCTCTACTTCTCAACGAACTTTATAATAATAATATTGTCAGCTATATTGAAACTCCGACTGCCTCTCTTAAAAATAATCTTTATTATCTACTCAGACACCCTTTAATTGACTTTCTTAAAAAAATACAAATCCTTGAAACTATCATTACTTACGACTCTAAATCTCAATCCAAAACTTATGAAAATATGATTGATTTAATTTACGACGTCAGCTCTTACAATATCATCCAACAAAAAGAATTAAATGTTTCAACCACCGTTCTCTTTGATACCATTAAAAATATGATGAAGAAGCAATTTGTCAAACAAATCTTTGAAAAATTAACTGAAGAAGAAATTACTCAACAACGTCTCATTCAAAGTTTTACAAATATTTTTAATAGTCCATATCTCAACGAAGACTTCAAATATAAACTCTTTGACTCTCTTAAAAAAGATTCTAACATTATTCAAAATATTAAACTTGTCATTTCTAAACTACTTGTCCTTCACTCTTTTATTAATTATCAATATAATTTATACATCTGTCAATACTTGTTAGAAAATAATCACATCCAAAAGCAACATCTCCTTCATCTTGTTCAAATTGCGAAACGAGACCCTGGGTCTTGTAAAGAAGAAAATGAAAATTGTATCGCTGATATTGCCGACTTTTTAATTTCTGAAAAAATTGAAAATTATTCTTTAATTGATCTCAAAGAATTTAAACAAATTGGACTCCAACTTTTTGAAGGTATTAAATGGGATTCTTCAGTCAAACATAAAAATATTTATAATAATAAACAAAATATTCATTCTATCAACATTGATAAAACCATTAAACCCTTCTTTGATAAACTCATTAATATGGACTTTGGCGAACGTTTACCTGCAAACATTGACGACGACAAGATTCACGAACTTATTGAAGAGATATTGAAAATGTCTAGAAATATCATTGACAAAAATAATATGAAATTAGAGATGACTAAGATTGAAAGAACAATTCAACGTTTTATTTTAGATAATACCGTTTACACTGATAAGCTTGTCTCCTTATTACAACTCTTATTTAGAAGTTATTTATATATTATGATTACAAATGAAGGTAACGAAGAATTATTGAAGAGATTTGTAGAAGAGTTGTATGAGATGGCAGATACTTGTTCTACGGGACATTTGGTACGTTTAGCAAATATTTTCTCAGGATATGATGTTAATATGCATATGGATGTGGAAGATGAATTGAAAAGTTGTATCTTTCATCGGTTGACTATTATTATTAATAGTAAGTCGGAGGATGAGCAAGATAAAATTTATGATAATACAATGTCAGAGGATTTTATGAAGATATTATCAAAGGATTTAGTGGGGTTGATAAATGAGTTGGAGAAAGAGTATGTGGAATCAAAGATAATATCATCAACTGTATTGCAAGAGTTATTTAGAAGGTATATTGGGATGTTCCAAGTAGGACAAAAGATATAAAGAACAAATAAAAAATAAAGTTAATTTTATTATAAAAAATAATAAAATTATATTTAATAAATATTAAGCAGTTGATATCAAGCTATAAAAGTTAATTAATTACAATAATCCAGTTATTTTATGATTTAATTTACTAAAAAATTAGTAAATTTTAGTAAATTATGAAAAATTATTAATTTTTATAATTAAATATATACATATTAAGTGGTTGATATCGCCATATAAAAGTTAGTTAATTGCAATAATAAGTATTATAATTAATAGAAAAAGAAATGAATTTTCAGGGGTATAGAAAGGTTTTATAAAAATAGATTCAACACACACATTTTTATAAAAATTTTTACATTTTAAAAGTACAAAAAGTTAAAAATCTCTATATAAAAAACTTTGAGACCAAGAGTAAAAACTTCTTTTTTTTAATTAATTAAAAAATTACGAAAAATTACGTAATTTTTCGTAATTTAAACATAAAATATTTATCACTAAAATTAACTATCAAAAGTTAATTAATTACAACACTTTTTATTGTAATTAATAGAAAAATAAGTGATTTTTTGGGGTGGTTTATAGAGTTTTATATAATTCAATGAGTACACACACATGTCATAAAAAATTTCAATATTTTAAAAGTGTTTGCATGAAAAAATCGTCTATAAAAAACTTTCAGACCAAGAATTAAAAACTTCTTCTTTTTAATTGATTTAAGATTTTGTTATTTTTTACAAAATTTTGTAAAAAATATAAAATCTAAAATAATATATTTATTATTATATAAAATGAGCTTTGAATGCGAATATTGTAAAAAGAGTTTTTCTTCAATATCAAGTTTAAATTATCACAAAAAAACAGCAAAAAAATGTTTAAATATAAGAGAAGATATTGATAATATATCAACCTATGAATGTGAATATTGTAATAAAACTTTTTCACAAAAAAATAACTTTAAATTACATAGTAATAATTGTAAAACAAAATTAAAAACAAATGAAAAAGAAAGCATAACTGAACTTATAAAATTAAAAGATGAACTTATAAAATATGAAGAAGAACGAAATAAAGAAAAAAAATTATTAAAACAATTACAAGAAGAAAATGAAACAATTAAAAGAAATTACGAAGAAATCAAGCTTGAACTTTCTGAATGTAAAGGAAAATTACAATGTAAAGATGAAGAAATTAAACGTTTAGAAAAACTTGCTAAAAAACCAAGAACGACAAATTATAATAATAATTGTAACAATAAATATGAACTTAATTTAGCATTTGAAAAATTAACTCCATTTACTAAAGAAAATATAATTCATTCTTTAAGACAATGTTTACAAGCAAAATCATTAAAAGAAGGAGAAATCTCTTTTTCATCAGATTTAAATAATTCTTTAGAAAATAAAGTTATAGTAACAGATATGTCTCGGGGGAAAGCTATTGTAAAATTAGAATCTGGAAACAAAAAAAATACAACAACTAAAAAAGTTATAAAAGACGTGTTCAAATATGGCAAAAATGTGATATTAGAAAATTGTGAAATTGCCTTAGATGAACTCAAAGATGATAAAGATCATAATTTTAACAAAGAACACTGTAATCAAACTAAATATATTCATGATGTTAGAAATACGGTTAATCAAAGTATTAAAAATAAAAATACAGAAATAACAACAAATTTAGGTAATAGAGTTGATTTAATACTATAAAAATAACCCTTTTATTAAAAAATTTAATACTTTTTAATAAAACTTTAATAAAATGTATACATTTTTCTTGCTTCTTCTAACGTTGGCTGATACTTATTCAAATCTTTATTGACAATATTATGTAATTCCCAAGTAGCCTTGAATAATTCTTCTTTACTATTAGCACATCTATCAATATCAATTTTTCCTAAATTATCCGTTAAATGAAGTTGACACTTTTGACAAGGTAATATAAAACGTAAACAAGATAACATTGCCTTCAAATTATTATATACATCAATACAAGTTCCTTGAGCATATAACGGTGTCATATGAATAATAAACCAAATTGGATTACCCCAATCAGCTTTATCTAAATAAGAAGGATTATAAACTCTCATATAAAGTTCATTAAAAGGAACAATTGGAATGTGATGTCCAGCTTTATTAAATAAAGTTTTAATATAACCATCAAGAAGGTAAACCCAAGCGAATAAAGTAAAATCAGATTGCAAACAAAAATCAAAGAAACCTTGAGGATTTGTTTCAAGTTCATATTTAAAGTCTTTATAAGTATCAAAGAAAGAGTTCATAGAATTAACAATTGTATTAATAACATAAACATTAGGATTAATAAATTTTTTAAATTCATGAACAAAATTAGCATCAGGGAGAACTGAACTTACTGATTCGATAAAACATTTCATTGCCATTTTAGTATATTCATCTTTAGGATTATAAGTTCTAGCAAGGACAAAAAAAGCTTTCATATATGTATTAAGCCAAATATTATGATTAAGACTTTGTTTATTCATTGACATTTCTTTTTTTAATATAAAAAAAAGAAATTTTTAACATTAAATTAAATTATCTTTTTTGTTCGCGTTTCTTTTTAGGAACATACTTTTCTTCACTTTCATCTTCTATAATCACCTTCTTTCCGTCTGATTTTTTCTTTGGAATATATTTTTCTTCATTTTGTTCTTCTTGATCTATCTCTATTTTACAAGACCCAAGGACTTGATTACAAGACTCGGATGATTTCTTTTTACGAATATATTTTTCTTCTTCAATTTCAGGAGCTTCGTATGGTAGTTTAATATTTTCTTTTATAAAATTAATATCAATATTTGTTGATTTATCAAAATCAATATCTTTGTAGCGAAGATGATATTGTTTTCTACAAATTCTTTTATCTTCTTCATTTAAAGGAATCCATTCACCTTTTATTCCTTCTTTTGCTACGATATATTTTTCTGTTGCGCTTTGAAAGATGTAAGGAGTATCTTTAAAAACAAAGTTATTAAATTTATTTTTGCGAATGACAAACAAAAGTTCATTTTTTTCTTCATCTTGTTCTTCTTGAATAGTTTTCTTACAAGATTTATCTTGATTGGTAGATTTAGTATCTTGTTTGACTGGGGTTTCATCTTGTTTTCCACGATGACGTTTACAAAGAGAATTATTTCCATCTTTAATAACAGAACCGCATTCTTGACCTTTTCTAGGTCCAGAGCCAACTAAATAAGAGCATTTGTTAACAGACATATTAAATACTTTATTTTTATAAATAGATTTTAATTCTTTAACTAATTTGAAATAAATAGTATTAAAATATTCGTCTTCAAGTTGGTAATAAAAAATATCATTTTCACGAAAAAAAGAAACTATATTTTTATCAATTTTATGAATAAGATTATCGATGAGTTGAGAGTCCATATGTTATTTAGCAAGGCCTCGTTGAAAATACATTTAATTTAAATATTTCTTTAATTAAATAAATTTGAAAATATCATTTTATATTTTCGTCTTTTCTTTAATTAAAGAATAGAAGAAAATGGCATCGTATTTTGGAACAGACACTGGATATTCAAGTATTGCAAATAATTATTTATACTTGGAAGTTACCGATAGTGATAAAATTTATAATTATGATATCACAACTCAACAATTACGTCAGAATGGTATCCCTGAAAATTTATATGAAAATGGAAGTGTATTAGCAGATGTAACAATGAGAAATAATAATTGTTCATTAAATCTTTTAGATAGTTACACTCCAACACCTGAATCATCAAAATTTACAACTATTTATGATTTAGTTTCACTTTATCCTGAGCTTAGTGAATGTAAGAAATTAGTAGATAGTTCTGGTTTTGCAAGAGACCTTTCACAACACGGAGGTCCACATAAATATACTACTTTTTTTGCATTTACAAATGAAAATGCTGGATTAGCAGCTATATGGTTAAAGAGATTTAATACATTAGGTTATCAAAGAGAATTATTAAAAGCTCATACTTGTAATTTTGTAGCTGAACCAGTTTTATTTAAAGGTAAAAAGACAAAGATTTTTACAAGATCAGAAGGAAATGAACTTTATGTAGATGGTCAAGCTATCCCAATGTATTTTTATAGTGACGCTAAAGAATTAAATGGAGTAACTTATTCTCCTCCTATGTTAAAGGTTAATATTATAGCATTTTTAACTTGTGATAATGGAGCATTATATATTATAGACAGGCCATTTTATCCAAGAATTATTTTGTAAACTGAGGGACTTGTGAATAATGGTTTTGTAAAGTAATTTATATATGATATTTATATAAATTTCTAATTTAAACAAAATTAGGTTTATTAGTAATTAATGACCGAGTATATAAAAGATTTAACAGTAGAAAACTTAATAGTTGATTATGTATTCTTAAAAAAAAATGCTTCCGGTCCTTTTCCTTCTATTAAAGGTGACACTGGTGACCAAGGTTATCAAGGTTATCAAGGAAAAGACGGAGAACAAGGTTATCAAGGCGACCAAGGTGACCAAGGTTTTCCTGGTTTAAGAGGTTTTCAAGGTTTATTAGGACAACAAGGTTATCAAGGAGAACAAGGATTTCCTGGAATAAGAGGCTTTCAAGGATTAGTAGGTTATCAAGGAGAAATAGGTTATCAAGGAGAAATAGGCTATCAAGGAGAAATAGGTTATCAAGGAAAAGATGGTAAAAAAGGTTATCAAGGAATACAAGGAGAAAAAGGATATCAAGGAATACAAGGAGAAAGAGGCGAACAAGGAGATAAAGGTGAACAAGGAAATATTGGATATCAGGGATATCAAGGAAAAGAAGGAGAGAAAGGAGAACAAGGAAAACAAGGAAGAAAAGGAGATAAAGGAGAAAAAGGTTATCAAGGTGATATAGGAGAAAAAGGTTATCAAGGTATTAAAGGAGAAGAGGGATATCAAGGTTTAATAGGTTATCAAGGAGAAAAAGGTTATCAAGGAAAACAAGGAGAAAAAGGAGAGATAGGATATCAAGGAGATAGAGGAAATGATGGAAAAAACGGAGATAAAGGATATCAAGGATTGATAGGAGAAAGAGGATATCAAGGAATAATAGGAAAGAATGGAGAAAGAGGATATCAAGGAAGTATTGGATATCAGGGAAGTCAAGGTCAAATAGGTAGTCAAGGAAATATAGGATATAGAGGTATGCAAGGAGAAATAGGATATCAAGGTTTTAGAGGTTATCAAGGACAACAAGGAGAGATAGGATATGATGGAGACCAAGGAGAAACAGGACCGCAAGGATATCAAGGCAAACAAGGAAATATAGGATATCAAGGTAAACAAGGAATGATAGGATATCAAGGAGAAAAAGGATATCAAGGAATAATAGGCAAACAAGGAGAAAGAGGATATCAAGGAGAACAAGGAAGTCAGGGTCAAAAAGGTTATCAAGGCGAAAAGGGAGATATTGGAAAAAAAGGAGAGATAGGATATCAAGGAAAGGAAGGAGAGAAAGGATATCAGGGGATTAAAGGAGAAAAAGGAGAGAGAGGTTATCAAGGAAAAGAAGGAGAGAAAGGATATCAGGGAATTAAAGGAGAAAAAGGAGTTCAAGGTTATCAAGGAAAAGAAGGAGAAATAGGTTATCAAGGTTTTAGAGGATATCAAGGACTACAAGGAATTAAGGGTTATCAAGGTGAGAAAGGTGAAGTAGGTTATCAAGGAAGTATTGGATATCAAGGTGAGAAAGGCAATCAAGGAGAAGAGGGAATACAAGGTGAGAAAGGTATTAAAGGAGAGAGAGGAGAGAGAGGTGATATAGGAGATAGAGGAGATAGAGGAGAAAGAGGATATCAAGGATATCAAGGAAAAGATGGAGAGAAAGGAGAGAAAGGAATACAAGGAGAACAAGGTATAAAAGGTGATGTAGGAGAGATTGGATATCAAGGAGATAAAGGAGAGAGAGGATATCAAGGAAATATAGGAGAGATAGGAGAGAGGGGATATCAAGGAACATCTGGAGAAAGAGGATATCAAGGAAATATAGGAGAGATAGGAGAGAGGGGATATCAAGGAAAAGAAGGAGAAAGAGGATATCAAGGAATTAGAGGAGAAAAGGGAGATGTTGGTGCACAAGGAATAAAGGGAGAAAGAGGTTATCAAGGAGAAAGAGGATTTATAGGTATTCAAGGAGAAAGAGGTTATCAAGGAGTGCAAGGAAAACAAGGAGAGATAGGTGAGAGAGGTTATCAGGGAATTAAAGGAGAAATAGGATATCAAGGAGTACAAGGAGAGAAGGGAGAAATAGGATATGATGGAGAGCAAGGAGAAATAGGTTATCAAGGATTTCAAGGATTTCAAGGAATAAAAGGAGAGATGGGTTATCAAGGAGAGATAGGAATAAGAGGAGAAAAAGGAGAGAGAGGATTTCAAGGAGAAATAGGAGAAAAAGGTGATATAGGATATAGAGGATATCAAGGAGAAAGGGGAGAGCAAGGATTTCAAGGAAATATAGGATTACAAGGAGTGAGAGGATATCAAGGAGAACAAGGAGTGAAAGGAGAAAGAGGTTTTCAAGGACTGCAAGGAGAGAAGGGAGAGAGAGGATATCAAGGAGTGATAGGAAAGCAAGGAGAAAGAGGTTTAATAGGATATCAAGGAGAAGTAGGAAGAGAAGGAGAAAGGGGTTATCAAGGAGAGATAGGATTGAGAGGAGATAAGGGTTTAAGAGGAGATATTGGACCGCAAGGAGAGGTAGGAGAGAGAGGAAAAGATGGTAGTTTTTCATTAAAAGGAAATATGTTTGGAGATTATTTATATTGGAATGGAGTAGATTGGGTGTTAGGAGGAGATAATATAAGAATAGGAAGAAATGCAGGAAAGAATAATCAAAAATTAAATAGTTTATCTATAGGAAATGGAAGTGGAGAAAATAATCAAGGAAAAGGATGTATATCAATTGGTTTAAATTCAGGACAAAATAATCAAGGTAATTATAGTGTTGCTTTAGGATATAATTCAGGATATAATAATCAATCTCAGTATTGTGTTTCATTAGGAAATAATGCAGGAACAAATAATCAAGGAGTGTTAGGTGTGGCTATAGGAAATTATGCAGGAAATATGAGTCAAAAGAATGAGGCAATCTCTATAGGTAATTATGCAGGACAATCTGAGCAAAATAATGGAGCAATAGCGATAGGAAGTAACGCAGGACAACTTCAACAAGGAAAGATGAGTGTGTCGTTGGGATTTAATGCAGGAAAGAATAATCAGGGGGAATGTGCAGTAGCGATAGGAAGTAATGCAGGAATGAATAATCAAAGTAAAAATAGTATAATAATAAATGCGTCAGATAAAGAGTTAAATGGAAGTAGTCAGGGGTTGTATATAAATCCGATAAGAGGAGTTAATTATTATAATCCGTTAAATTATAATCCAATAACAAAGGAGGTGACGGTGTTAAATCAAGGAGAAATATTAAAACAAAAAGAAATAAAATTAAATTCAGAAGAGATTTATAAATTAATTCCAAAAACATATACAACAAAAGAAAATACAAGTGATCAAATAGGATATTTGATGGAAGATGTATTAAAAACAAATAAAGAGTTTATAAATTATTATAATGGAAATGTGATTGGAATAAATTACAATACTATAATAATAAGTTTAATTGAAGAAGTGAGAAAATTAAGAGAGAAAGTAGTTGTAGAAAAATAATATTATAAAATTATGATTTATAATATTAATTTATTTATTGATTTTAGTGAAAGTAAAGTTAGCTGCAACTTGCATTAACGAAGTATCAACCACATTTCCAGAGAAGATAGAATCAGAAGCTTTAGCAGTATTAGGAGTAGAATCAAAGTTAATGAGATTTCCATACATATCAACAAGACGCACATGAAGGTTATTATATCCAGGAGAAATGACAAGAATAGGAATATTAGAAGTATTAGATAATACTACAAAGTTTGTGTCAGAGTTGACAGAAACACCAGCAATAGGAATTTCAAAAAGAGTTTTAGTTCGTTGGTTAATTGCAGCAAAGTTTTGATTATTAGTAAAATAGTTGTTAGCGATACCGGTGTCAAATTGACCATTATCATCTTCATTATAAACTTCAAGATATATATATCTAAAGTCGTTTATAGTTCTTGTTCCAGATAAGAACGAAGAAGTGATACGTCTGTTAGGGATGACAAGAGAGTTTAATTTAAGATTATAATAAACTTTGTCGTAGATGGTTCCGGGAGAAAATTGGAGTGTATAAAAAGCGTTTCTATTAGTTTGAGTAAAATAGATGTAAGGTCCATAATAAACTCCAGGAGGAAGGTCTTGATTTAATGCTTGCGAAGGATTAGTGATATTCATTTGATACGCACCAGCAGAATAAGTGATGCTGTTAATAGGAATGTAGTTAAGTTCAGTTCCAGTAGCATACATAAGATAATATCCGGTAGAACTGGTGTTAATAGAAGTGAGTCCATAAAGAGCGGTGATAATGATAGGATTAGTAGGAGTTACAGTGTTATTATAAGAGATGATACCAGGAAGTTCAGAAGGAGAGATGCTGCCAGCCCAGTCAGTGTTTTGATAAGAAAGATTTTTACGAGTAATATTTTTAATATCAACAAGTTGATTAAGGATTAGAGTGTCTTTAGAATTTTCAATAAAGTTATGACGAATACTAAAATTTTTATTGAGAGTAGTAGTATCAGCAATTTGAGTGGTAGTTCCAGTATAACTATCAAATAAATTACCTTGAATAAAGAGATGATAATTAACAATAGATTCTGATGTAAAGTTAAAAGAATCTTGAAGAACAATTTTAGAGTAAGAAAGTCCATTGATATCAGTATAAGTAGGATTATATAAATATTGAATAAAAAGCCCGTTATAATTACCGGTAAAATATGTGTTTGTACCTGTAGCTAAAGTTCCATCTTTGTTATAAAGATAAATATAATTATTAGGGACAAGAGAATAAATATTAGGAAAAATTCCAATTCTATTGTTGATTGCAAAACTTTTAATATCAGAAACTTCTACGTTCATATTTGGAGGAAATTCAAATCTATTACTATTTAAATAGACTCCATTTAAGTCATAAGTATAAAATACTAAGGCTTGTTGTAGGACTGGGTCTATATTTGTATATGTAATTTGATTTTCAATATTTGTTGTATCAATTGAACGTAATTCATTTGTATTTGTAAGACCTATTACTTTAATAGTTTTAAGAGAAGTTGATTCGTCGATAGATAAATCATATAATCTTATATAAGAAGATTGTTGATTAGAAAATAATTTACAACTAAATGATAATTTTCCAGCAGGAGTGATAGTTATTAATGCAGATGTTTCAGAACTTGTATTAGTCAAATTTAATATAGAAGTAATAGGGTTAGTATAAGGAGTTACGCCGCTAATTTGAACATCATTTAATAACATAATAGGAGTGCTAAAATGAGTAACAAATGATATTAAATTTTTTGAAGAAATATAATTTAGACGTTCAAAAAATATATCAGAAGTTCCATAAGATGGCATTAACCAAACAAATTGTCCGTTTGTTGTAAGGTCTATTTTACAAATAAATCCATTATAACTTGGAAATGTACTAGTAATTCTATTTTTTAATATAAATTCATTTCCTCTATATGTATCAATAACATATTTCCAACCTCCGATGACATACATAAAATTTAAAGTATTATCAATAATAACATTATTAACATTAATATCTAATCCTCTTGTTGGAACAATGTTATATCCGCCTCCAAATTGGTCAAGCCATTGACTAATTCCTTCTGAATTAATTTTTTCAATAAATGCATTTCCAAGTAAAAGTCCCATAAGATAACCTTGTTCTACTTTTATAAAATCTTGTGTAGGAGAATAATAAGTTGCTGCAAAATCAGGATTAGTCATATCATAAACTTTATAACAACAAGAATTAGGAGTAGTACCTCCTATATTAAATGGAGTTGATATTACTAAAACAGCATAAACTTTTTGATTAAAATTTCCAATCTTTATATCAACACATCTTGCACCAACTACTCCAGTTACATCTATTGGAATAAGATTAGAACCTGGAACACTTGATATATTTGTATAGTCTCTATAAGCAAAATAATTGGTAAAAAGTGTAGAACTATAAGACCCATCAGATATAGGAGTTTGAGTTTGATAACCGTATATTTTTCCAGTTAATGGGTTTTGTGATAGTTTTAAGGGTCCAATGTTATTATTATAATTCCAAGGAGAGTTAGTAAATGGACTAGTAGGTATAATAAGTTGATTGGGTTGATAATTCCATCCTGGAATATAAGCAGTTCCTGTCGGACTTAATGGATTTGTAACATTCCAACAAGCAACATTACTATTTCCTATAGACCTTGAAAAAAGATATATAGATGAATCTGGATATCTAAATATTTCAAAAGATTGATAATGTCCTCCAAAATAATCTTGAACATAACTTGTATTATAAGGAGTAAATGTTCCAATAGGTCCAGTATTTGCATTGGTTATGTCTACTGCATAAACATTGGATAAAAATACTCCACCAGAATAATTATCTTGTAAATATTGAACAAAACACCAATTTGTATTGTCAGGATATTCTTGTTGTTTCATAGCTACCGGTTTCCAAGTTGCAAATGGAACTAAAGGACTTGTTGAAGGTCCTGGTAGTGATGTATTTGCAGTTTGATTTATTACATCATTTACAACATTATAACATTTTAAGACATCACTTTGCAATAAAATGTTACAACTTAAAATATTATTATATACAAATACATTCATATCCATTACAATATTTGGATATAATGCTCCATATGCAATATACTCATAAGTAGAAAGTAAAAAGTTAAAATTTAAATCCATTTTTGTTACAGCTAACCAAAAATGTCTTCCTGCACCAGGACTAGGCGCAGGTTGACCTGTTTTAAAAAATGCAATAAATACATAGATTGAATTATCATATCTAATAGTCTTAAATTTTGCTACATTTTGTAAATTAAATACATAATTATTTAACAGATAAGTATCTGGAGAAGCATTTATTGCAGAAAATGATGCTGCTGCACTTACTATATTAGATATTGTGCTAATATTGTCAATTATTATATTTTGTTGCACTAATGATACAATATTAATAGAATTATCTAATATAACTAAATCTAATGCTGGATATATACTATTTACAGAGTCAATAGTAGATGTATTTGTTTCATTTTTATAATATTGTTGACTTTTTAATGTAGTATCTTGTAACAACGGATTTGTAATATAAAATTTTATTTCTCCAAAACTACCAAAATCTTGTGTAACAAATCCTATTGTAGCTAAACTTGAATCATATTTTCCATATAAATCAGCAGAAATTATATTTGGAAATTGGGTTGTAATTAAAATAGGATTTGTAGGTGTTGATATATTATATACAGTTTTTTTACTATCAAATACATAAGTTGCTCCCAGATAATTTGGAATGATTTGACAAGGATTATACAACGCATTTAAATATGTTAAATTAGTAAAACCAGGATACTGTAATAAAACTGTATTTGTTCCATCTTCAAATCCTACTAATATATAAAGTTGTCCAGATACTTTATACATCTGAGGAATTGGTAAAGCACTTATTGATGAAAAAGTTGAACTTGTAGATCTTGAAACTTCTGTTAATGTTGGTGGAGGACCAGCGGTTAATGTATATAGAATAACTGTAACTTTACTATATAAATCTGCTACCATAACATATAAATTAGAACCATCTAAATACATTGATGGTTTTACATAATTAGTATCACTAATAAGATTTTCGTTAAAATTAAATATAGGATTTGTGCTTAATAATGTCTGAAATCCTCCTGCTATATTTGTTAAATCAATATAACTATATCTTAAACGAACCTGATTAAAAAATGGAGCTGGTCCTGGACTTAATCCAAGATATTCTGGAGTAACACATATCATATAATTTCCATATCGTATTGCATTTGAAAATTTAAAATTAGCATCTCCGTTATCATTTGCGGTTTGAATACCCCATGTAAATATACCTGTAGTAGTATCTATACCACTTAACACAAAATCATATATTAATCCATTAGTTCCTCTTGAAGCTGTCACTATATAATAATTTCCACTATATATTGTTCCAAACGAATTATTTCCAAACATAGGAAACATAGGATAAGCATAATTTGTATTTGGAAAAGGACCTGGCACTGTAACTACTGTATTATTATTAAGTTCTGTTAATACATTAGTTTGACCTGCCCTAGTAAATCTTAATGCTGTTATACTATATGTTCCTCCTACATAAGATATAGAAGGAATACTATAATACATTATAAGATAATCATTAGAAAAAGCATCAATTGGAGCTCCCCAAGTATAAACATTTTCTGAAAAATTATATAATCCAGTTGAATAAGTTAAAGTAGGCTCATATGGATTTATATTAGCAGATACATATAAATTTAACGCTGTGTCTATATTTATATTAAATCTTCCACTTGGCATTGTGCTTTTTAAATCACTATTAGATGTATATATGTGATATCCCCAACTATGACCATTTATAGTATAAACATCTCCTAATAAAGTAAATGCTGTAATTGCTAAAACAGAACCTCCATAAGGAGCAACACTTGTATCTTTTACTGTATAAAAGGTTCCAGGAGTTCCTGACCCAGGGTCTATTTTTACTTGCATTTCAACTGAATCATAATCAAATGCAAAAAATATATTATTATTTACATCAACTTCAAAAGAAGAACGTTGCGTTATATTATTTACACCTAAAGCATAAATAATCCAATTAAACGTATAAGTAGTTCCATCATAGTCCATACATAATAAATATGGAATATTTCCATCTACTGAATTGCATGGAATTGATATGTAAACAGTTGAACCATTATAAACTTCCATATTAGAAAATATTGTATTAGGTTCAGGAATTCCTAATCCGCAAGCTAAAAATTTATTTGTAGAAACTTTTTTAACATTAGTTATAGTACCATTTTTTATACGCAAATCTAATGTCTTAAAATCAGGATCTATCTGTAAAGGCGTAAAAAATGTATCTGATATATTTCCTGACGCTCCTGTTGCTGGAACTCCCAACACTTGTGTTCCTGTTGTATCATCTTTAAATTTTACTGAAAAATCAGTTGGAAAAGGATATTTTTGATCGTCGCGAAATTCACTATCGATTGTCACATAATACGATGGTGTCGTCATCTTTTAATATTAACAATATATTATTTTTAATATTAATTTAATTATTTTTTAACAATCTCTTCTTTATTTCTTTTAAATCCCTCATTTTCATTATATTCACATTCATCAATTATACATTTTTAAAAAAATATATTGATTATTTTAATAATCACTATATATTAAAACATAAATGTCTAATAATCTGACATTTACTTACTATAATAAACAAAAACTTAATAATCCGTTTAACGGAGTTCCTGATCCTGGACCCTTTTTAAGCTTAAATACTCTATATGTTGATTTTATCGTTCTTAACTCCGGAGCCACCGGACCTTTTCCTTCTATTCAAGGTTATCAAGGAAGTACTGGAGCAACCGGCTATCAAGGTTATCAAGGCTTCCAAGGATATCAAGGAGATACAGGATCAACTGGTTATCAAGGTTATCAAGGTTATCAAGGATATCAAGGCTATCAAGGATATCAAGGCTACCAAGGCTTTACTGGTTATCAAGGCGAACAAGGTTATCAAGGCTATCAAGGAACTACTGGTCTTGGATATCAAGGTTATCAAGGTTTCACAGGAGAGAGAGGTGCTCAAGGTAATATAGGTTATCAAGGTTATCAAGGTTATCAAGGTTCTAATGGCCTTGGTTATCAAGGCTATCAAGGCTATCAAGGTTACCAAGGCTATCAAGGTCATACTGGTCTTGGTTATCAAGGTGAAACTGGTTATCAAGGCTATCAAGGTGAAACTGGACCTCAAGGTGAAACTGGTTATCAAGGCTATCAAGGCTATCAAGGATATCAAGGTTATCAAGGTTATCAAGGTTATCAAGGTTATCAAGGTGAAACTGGTGCACCTGGACCAAGAGGATATCAAGGTGTTTTAGGAGCAACTGGCTACCAAGGTTATCAGGGCTACCAAGGTTATCAAGGTTATCAAGGCTATCAAGGTGATACAGGAGCAACTGGCTATCAAGGTTACCAAGGTTATCAAGGATATCAAGGTTACCAAGGTTACCAAGGTTATCAAGGCTACCAAGGTTATCAAGGTGATACAGGAGCAACTGGCTATCAAGGTTATCAAGGTTATCAAGGTTACCAAGGCTATCAAGGCTATCAAGGCTATCAAGGATATCAAGGTTATCAAGGTTATCAAGGTTATCAGGGAGATACAGGAGCAACAGGATATCAAGGATATCAAGGAT